ATCGGTGATCATGATACTCCTTTCGAGAGACTATCGGGTTTATTTTGATGTCTGCATGACCTGTTTGATGATATCTAACACCCCAGCGATATCACCATCGGCCACACACTTGAATTTTGCTTGCTGCTCGCACAGCCCCAGTAAGGTATGCTCATTGAGAACGATGGAAGAAGGTATCTGAGTGAGGGTGGCGTCAGCCAGTATCTCCTTAGAGGCTTTACTGTCCTTTAGAGACAGCTTCCATACATGTTGGGGATAGTTGCGCTCAAAATAAGTCAGAGACTGAGCCATCGCACTGGACTTGAATGTCTCTATGCACACATGAGAGCCGTCTTCCAAAGACCTGGCTGTGGCGTGGACATCCTCGTACATGGCCTCAACATCATCGCTCTTACAGATGATCGTCTTAAAGACAGCGGCTGTTTTATTCACCACCCTCTGAGCGATATAAGAGTCGTCTTCTAAGATCTTGACTCGGATATAGCCCTTGGGTTGCTCCTGACCATGCTCTAGGCGATCGAAACTGCCCTGAGCGATGATATTGCCCTGAGTGCGTGCAGTGTGCTCATGGCCAATGAATATCAACTTAGCGCGCTTGCTGTACTCCTCGGACTTGTGAGTGCCCGCGTGATGCGCAATGATGGGGTTTTGAAAATCAAAAGTCCCATGCATGACAGCCAAATCGAATCGATTCAGACCTCTGGAGTGCATGAGTTCATCGACTTGCTCCAGCGTAGACTGAGCAGGTCCCCACTCATCGGGGACATAGAGCACTTGCAAAGTGCGATTGGTGAACACCAAAGCCTCTACACTGAGCGTATCGAAGTACTCGATATCGGCCCTCACACCTACGGCATGATAAATATCATCTCGCTTGGTGATGAAGTGCCTACTCTGAGCGCGATCGTGAGAGGGAGTGCCCTCCAACACCCGCACACACACCTTGTGCTTGATGCTCAACAAGATCAGATGCTGCATCCATGACATCACCGATGTGCAGTGAGGTCTAGATAGGGCGATGTTGTTGTCAAACACGTCTCCTGCTAGGAACAGCACATCCAAGTCTTTAAACACCCGATCGTTGGTCAAATAGGTGTTTAAGTTTCGAATGATCAAGTCCGTGGGTGTGCGCTTACTCTCCAGGTGGATATCAGATACACAAGCCACGTGGATATACCCATCATGCTTGGGCTGTCGGCTATACTCAGTACTCATATTCGAGGTCATCGGGATCGCTGCCAGTCGGTGCTGCCGCAGTATCTACATCGATGCCGTAGCGCTTTAGAAATGTTGCCCATTGCTTTTCTTGCTGGCTTTTATCACCCTGCTTATACATCTGCTTTAGGCGCTGAGTCAGAGCAGCGTACATGTAATTCTCCCCCATGGGCATAGAGCCTTTGGTGGAAAGCTCGAGTTCATGGTGGATACCCACACGACGAGTGACGATGGGTACATACGCATCGACACTCACTACTGGAGGTACACGAGCGATGATCTGCCCAGCTGCATCGATCAGATCGACTGGGCGATCGAGTTCTCCTGCGATGGTGCCCCATGCATCGATCACTTCTTTGGTGACTGCCACCTTACCACTGAAGTAAGGTAAGAAGAACTTGATGAAGTTGGCCTCTGTGAGTGTGCGCACATTGACATACTTATTATCTTTGATGACTTCGAGCAACCCACTGTTGCGCTTATCCAAATTACGGCGATTGATATCGCGGATGGTATCGGCCATGTCTACCCTCATGTTTAGAGTCAAAAAGAAACATCACCTGACCTGAGGGAGTGTATCTCCTCAGGTCAGGTGCTATGTCATTTGCTCACAGTTTGCTTTTTCACTCTCCTCGATCCTACTGGAGCTGATCCACCACCTTGGTGAATTTCATCAGTCGTGGATCGTACACATACGACACCATGTCGGTGTAGCCAGTGTCGCTGAACTCAATCACAATAAAGACAGTAGCTTGACTGTCGGCTACTGTATCAGCATTGGTGGTGACTGAGACAGTCACACTGCTGAAGTATGGACTCATCAGTGTCTTGATGGAGTCAGCCATCGTATCCACAGCAGCGCTGGGCTTGTAGGAGCTCACAGCCAAGTCATACTGAGCAGACTTGATCACATCACGATGCAGTGCATCTTGGTCTCGCAGACTCGTGAAGTAATACGACAGCAGTCGATCGAGCTTGCTGGTGGGGTCATTGATCCATCCAGCAGTGCTCATCGATGGGACAGGTACATTGCGCATAACTCACTCTCAGTAAAAGACAGATCACTGTATTTAGATCTGCGCATTAGTGGGACTGGTGGGGTCGTACTGACCCTGCAGTAGGGCCTCTGCGTTGTCCCACACAGTGAGTACAGTCATATACTCAGCCATACTGAGCTTGGGAATATCTTCATCGGCGATGTGAGATACCGTGCCATCTTCCATGACCAGACCATCAGCGATTTGCTGGTGATAGGGATTGCTCCACAGTGGCATATCGATACAGGGATCGACGTATGTTTGATAGTATCCCTCGATTTGCTGAGAGGTGTACTTCTCATGCACAGCGGGGCACGCCATGATGTACTGCTGCATGAGCAGACTGGCGTTTTGGAAGTCGTCGATGTCTTGCAGCGGCAAGATGGTGCTGTTGCTGGCATAGCCAGACCCTAGATTCTCCATGACTAGGCGTTGCTTGCGCAGCTGAGCCTCTAGTCCGTAATTGGCCTCCATCGCAGCGCGTGCTTGTTGCAGGAATTGCTGCTGCACGGGATCGGTGATGGTGGAGATGTGTGCAAACTGGCTACGTAGATAATCCACATTGCTTTGCAGCATCGTGGGAAATAACAATGCATCGGCTAGTTCATCTGCAGGATTCATTTTTGAGATTCTCCTTTTCTCGCTCGTATGTGTGTGTGGGATAGATCAATCGTACAGAGCTTGCAAGAACTTCTCTTGCTCTGGTGTGCGATTGCGATCGGCATCGCGCCACCACTTAAAGACCGTGTACAGGAACGGTCGAGGCAGTGCGATCTGATTGCCGATCTTATTGACCTTATTGAGATCGGCCACAGAGTGATGCGGTCTGAGCCCAGCAGCCAGCCTGGCTTGGTACTTATCGAGCACTACACCTGTCATCTGGTCGCCGTCATAGTCGGCATTGAATGCAGCCACGTTGGTCGCTGGATGGCTGATGGTGTAGTCATCGATATCGGATTTGATCTGAGTGACCATCATCAGCTCACACGAGCCTCGATGCAGTGAGGGGTTTCGATTCCAGTAGAAAGGGATCTCACCGCCGTAGTCAGCCAAGATGGTATCGAAGATCTCCCGAATCAGCGGATCGTAGTGAAAGTGAGCACGGCTGATGCGCTCATGGATCTCGTTTTCCTGATAACCTCTGCGAAACAACTCGTTGGAGATGTGCAGATAGAACGTCACCAGACTGCGCCCCCACGGCAGATGCAACTCGTTGTACTTATGCGGCTTAGTCAGTGCGGTGATCACCGCTCGCATGGACATGTGCGTGCGAAAGCCATAGACTTGTCTGCGAAACGCGCCGCCCTTTTTCACCAAAGCCGTCGAGATGTAACTTGAATAGTATTCACTCAACTTCAGCAGTATCTTAGCCACTCGGTTCTCGCGCAGGCGCTGAGATTGATTCACAAACAGTGAAGTATCTATGCCTGTGACCATGTTGATGGCATCTTTGGCTGCCACGACGATGGGGTCGATGTATGTGCCTGTGGCCGTACTCTCGATGATCATCATGGACTTATTGGGCACTGCGATATATTGAGTGCGTACGGTATTGGCATCTTGGAGCATCAGCTCAGCCAGATCATCGATGGTCTGGTCGGCTTTCTCCAGGATATAGTTGGGATTGCGCTCACGCTTGCGCAACACGCCCCGATAGCGAAATAAAAACGTACGGATGGCTTGGATACACAACTCGAAGTTCTCGAAGAAGAAGTTGTATCCCCGTGAGACCCCCATCTCTTCGAAAGCCCTCAAGTTCAAATCCGCTACGTTCCTCGGATTATACGTGGTATCGATGAGCCACTGTACGATCTTGAATGTCTTGATCTTAAAGGTCGTCTGCATCAGAGTCAGTGCGTGTGGATTAATCAGTCCACTGACCTTCAAGGGAGTGCGGATCCACACCTTGGGCGTGAGGTCCTCACTGAGCAGATCCGTGACTTTGGTGTTACATTGCTCACACACCACGTCCATATAGACCACACCTTTGTACTTCCCGCACCCACAAGTGGGCACTACATCAAAGCTATCATCGTGAGCAAAGGTGATGCTGGTGAGTTTAGCTCCAGCTTCTCGATCGGATTCATTGGTCGTTGGGATGTCATTGAGGAAGATGACAGGTTCTTTGATGTGGTTGAAGATGTCACGCTCTTGATTGATCTGTACGATGCCGATTCCCATAGTAAGGGTACTCCTTTTGTTGATGACACTTACACAGCACTGCAAATAGATAATATATGTTTGAAACTTTCTGCAGTGACCACACCCATTGTATCTTATTGAGCTAGACTCTATTTTTTCAAACGTGACAAAAAAAAAAGAATAGTGAGTGTATGAGGGTCATCCCCTCATACACTCACTGTGCTATGACTAGTCACATCCGTGAAGATGTGACTGCGTCCCTTTTCAAATCACCTTACCAGCTCACGCCGCCCTGGTAGCTCGCAGCGCGCTGCTGCATACCACCACTCACGCCCACGACCGACAGGTCAAATGCCTGAGTGAACGACGGACGCATCTGGACATTGGTCATCGGGTTGGTGATATTGACGTTGAGCTTGATGGTGCAAGCCTGCACAGCTTGGCTCAGCGCGTCGATGAACTCACGAGTGAAGGTCACCAGACGCTCGACGTCATGGATCTCGATGGGGTAGCCGCCCGTGAGTTGATGAAGCAGCGCTTGCGTCTTGGCCAGACGTACGCGAGCCGGACCACTGGAGGTCATCTTGGTCTCGGTGTAGGCGCTCAAAGCACCTGCGCCTTGATCACCAGCTCGGCACATGAAGCCCACCACGTTGTCGATCTTGCCAGTGCTGTTCAGGCGCTGCTCGTTGTCGAGCCACGTGCCCACGGCCATGACATCGTCATTGCCGTTATCAGGACTGCCATTGACCACCACCGTGCGAGTGCCACGGAAGAATGTACCGAAGTGGCCTCCCGTCAGACGGTTGGCTGAGGCGATGATTTCCGCATTCGCATCAGCGTTACCGCGAGATGCAGCAACGAAGACCTCTTGCCCGATGGCCGTGATGGAGTAGCGCGGGATCGCCATCGAGTACACCATCGTCGGCTGGAACAGCTCACCGATGAGCTTGTACATGTCTTCGATGGTGACGTCTGCCGCCGTCGTATCCAGGGTCTTACCCGCGATAGACGGATCGCTCAGCAGCGCGCCGACGTTGAGCAGGGGGTGACGTCCCAGATACTGAGCAGCCCAAGCTTGTTGGTTACCCAGGCAAGTGGCTGCGGCCAGTCCCAGCAGATGCGACTCGATCGAGTTGCCTGCGTTGTTGCGACCTTGGCGCAAGATAGCGCGAGGGATATAGTGGGCAATCGGCGCACCTTGCACACCACCGCGAGGGCCCGGTGCCCAAGCTGCATCGACAAAGGCGTTGACCTCGACGATGGTGCGCTGAGCGGTGTCGTTGATGCGGTTCTTGCCACCGGCGGCTTGCTGCCCACCCGAGACCGTGATGGTGTGGGTGAAAAAGCGCGGCAGGCCATCCAGTCCGATCTCTTCACGCACTGCGGTGCTGGCGTTCACAGCCAGGAAGGATGCTGCACCATAGCGCGACAGATCCAGATCTTCGACTTGGTTGGCGCAGCGATAGATGATGGTGGCGGCTTGCACCACGTATGCAGCCATCGTCTCCTCGGTGATTTGCAGCACCCGCGGAGCCACCAGGTAGTTCAGAGTGAGAGCCTCACCCTTACCGAACATGTTGCCCAGGGTCTGACTGACGGTGATGGAGAACTGGCTATCGATGGAGTCCGCCGGAGTCACCGGCACGGAGATGACGCCATTGGGCACCGTCTCGTTGACCCAGGGCAGCGGGTTGTTCGAAGCCGCCAGCAAGATGACCACCGCGGCGCGCGAGATCTTGTCGACGATGGCCACGCTGCTGAAGTATAGTTGAGTCTGAGCGCGGTCGAGCCCGACCACAGCCAGATCCATCATCGGGATCTGGGGCTTGATGGCATTGATGCACTTGGTGATGGCATCGACTGCGACTTGGGTGGAACCCGAGACAGTACCCAGGCTGAGGATGGCGCCCGGCAGAGTCGTGGAGAACGAACGAGCGGTGTTCGAAGGGGTATTCATGGTCATGACCTTTCGCTGTAGAACAGGGGAAAAACAAACACTTAGAGGAAACACTTTTTCTGACGTCAGAGCAAGTAAGCTCGACCATCCCGTTTAAAGGACAGTTGTGATCTTGCTCACTATGATGATATGGGACTGTAATTTTTTAGATTACGTCATCTCCTATGGGTGAGGGGTGAGAAGGTGGTCATACTGTTCTTTGGAGTAATGGTACAAGAGCATGGTTTGTCCAGTTCAGAGGTGTTCACCACTCGCGATAGCTGATTCCGTATTGATCGAGCAGACTCAGGTGCGTGCGTCGATTTTCACCCCAGTGGTTCGCATCGATCCAGCAAGTGTACTTGTCATGAATCAGTCCGTGAAAGCTGCGCACCTCCCCATTGGGAAAGGTGACTTCATGATTGATATCCACCCATTCATCCTCCATACCAGCCTCATGGATCTGGTGTGTGGTCGTGACTGTACATCCGGCTTTCACCATGTCTTCGATGGTGATGTAGGCTTGAATTCCCATCATCTACTCTCCTGTTGATTGACTGAATCACTCTACACATGTAGGTGTCCAAGTAGATGATATAGGAGTGTACATTTCTGCAATACACCCGACATAACTACCTGACGTATGTGGTGTTTACGTCAGAAGCCCATATAGGCCCTGACGGCATACTCGGCTGTGACACCTCGTCTACATAAGATATATACATACTACCACTGTGACATGAATTGAGTAGCAAGGCCCCAAGAGCATACAAGGTTTAAACAGTCATGATCAATCTGTTCGAAAGCGTCAGCCCTGTGGCTGTAGCCATCCTCAAGCCCAGTCTCTGGGATTTAGTCAGTGGAAACATCCAGCACAACGTACGCACGGTACAAGCCTGGCAACGTCATCAGGTCAAGCCAGTCAAAGCCACTCATCCGTTTATCAGACTACTCAGTGAGCTGAATCTGGATGCACAAGCCCCGCTGCAAGCGTACATCACTAACATCAAACCTACCCTACTGAGGTATGCTGCTCAACTCGGGTGGAGCACCTCGGTGAGTTTTGGGCACACCAGCGCAGCTCACTTCTACGATCACCACATCACTGAGCTGTATATCGGCTACATCGGCAGCTTCGATGAACTCGATGCAGCCGAGCACTGGCAAGACCTCGACAGCACCACTGTGCTGACTCATCCTAAATCCGACATCTCTATCCCCATCCTCGATGGCAGAGACCACTCCAGTCAGTCGGGTATGGCAGTCATCGCAGTCGATTTGCTGAAACTGGCGATTCAGTATCACTGCTACTTGCAGATGCTCACAGTCGATCACAATCAAGACGCTACGGGTAAGCAGATCTTTCTATCTAGGTACGTCTTACCAAACATGATCCCCAGTCACATGGAGATCGCCCTGCTCAATCGCCTGTTTGATAAGTCCGATGGATCTATCTCCCACTATGAGATACTGAACCCGCCCCCGATGGCTCTGGTGGACTGTGAAGCCCAACTCGATCGAGTGCTCAGTCGCATCCTGTATAACCTCTCCAAGGTCAATGGGGAATACCATCACCTGCTGAGCAACATCCCCAGCCTATACTCACCCACGATGCATCACGCATTGATCTTACCTGAGATGCTCTACACCCAGCAGGTGATGTGGTCACTCGTACTCTCGCGTCTAGATCAATTCTATAAGCTCACCGAGCTGCGCCCTGAGGATGTAAAGATCTCCACCAACAAAATGAACCTCGCGGACTTTAAACGCAGTCTGACTCAGTATCATGTACCTGCTACTCTAGAGAGTAAACTCTATGGAGATCAACTCATCTCCACTCAGCTAAAGATCGCCGATCTACTGGCTATGTTGACAGAGTAAAACTAAAAGAACATACACTCATCCACCTCCCCTATGACAGGGAGGTGGATGAGTGCTATGATGCATCAAGTGGATTCTTGTAACAAGTCACTGGCCAGACGCCTGAGATCCTTCTGGTGGATATACACCCCCAGAGTCTCTAGGATCAGATAGAAGGATTTGCACAACTGAGAGGCGATCTTTCTGACATCGACCACACAGGCAATTTCCTTGGGCACTCCTGCCTTATCTAACACTTCCTCAGGAGCATAGAAGGTCAAGTATGATGTCTTGTTCTTCTTGAGGAGGTATGCTCGCAGTCTCTCAGCCAGAGCTTTGTCCTCCATCTCATCGAGCCACTTCTTGATCGACTGCGCGTTCTTCAGTGTCAGTGAGATCTTCGAAGTCTTATATGGAGGCGGTTTGATCACCCCATAGCTGCCCTGGAATGTCTGTTCCCAGAACAAATGGTTTTGGAACGGCGAATCCTCAGGATCGGCACTATAAGCTTCATCTGAATTGATGTTCAGCGACTTCAGATAGTGAGTCTCACCCTTGAGCACTGAGGCCATGATGCGCTGCTCGACAGCGGCGACCTCGCGGATATAGTCCAGCAGACGGATCTTCTTACCCGCTCGGACTGTCTCCATGATGCGCTCGATCATGTCACTGGTTTGCTCATTGATATCGGCTGGGTTGTTGCTGTTTTTGAGCATCACCCCCTTGATCTCGAGTTCATTGTGCTCGAACACAGCGCCTTCTTGACAGGCAATCGATGCAAAGTATGTTTTCGCCACCCCTGTGGGCACAAACACATCAAATCGGAATTCACTCTTCATCTGAATACGAAAGAGCTTATCTCTTTCCACTCCGATGTTCGCACTCATCATCGCCAGCAAGTGGGTGATTGCGCTGCTGGCCAGAAATGTCATGCCTGCTTGGATAGCAATCCCCTCAGGCGTAAAGTACTCACCCCCTGTATACCAAGAGATCCAGTCTTGCACCGTAAAGATCGTCGAGTCGGTATCGGAAGTGACTGCAGACCTGCGAGTGGAGTGAGGAAACTGCCCCACATTGGTGGGCATGTTTGGACTCACCATGATGACTTTGATAAAGTCAGCGTACTTCATCACCACCTGAGCGATGTTGTTCAGTGTGGCTGCGATGGTGGATAGCTCTGTATGACTCATCTTGTCATACTCCTTACCACGCCCCTTGACGCAGTCAGAGCAGATTTGATGAGCCAAGTTGATGTGACTATCCATAGCGGACTTGATGATATCGAGAGCACCCGGTAGATCATCGCAATCACAGCGCTTACACAGCTGAGCGAGAAACACCTTCATGAAATCCGGATTGAGTATCCTCACCTGGTGTAGATCACCCGTGTAGACAAATGCAGCACGCTGCAGTCCATTTAACTTCTGCACCAGTGTGCGGATTTGCTCTAACCACAGACTCGACTTCCAGTACAGATCTGTAGAGTAGGTGATACAGCTCATCACTTCATCCACAGTAGGGACGCGTAGAGCGTACTTATCCACCACAGCACTCAATGCCACGTAGTCAGTGTGCCCGATGATCGAGATGATGTTATTGATCACCAGATCGTGGCGATAGTAGTGGCGATTGCCACTGAGGAGCTTCTCGTTGTTAGCATTGCCGTAGCCGCTGGTGATGCGGCACGTGCTCGTCAGTGAGCTGTGAGACGTCTTATTCGCTAAAGGAGTACCTGTGGAGTTAGCAGCCCCGCTCAGTGAGTTGTTACTGCGCTTGCGCTGCGTTTGTTCGTTCTTGTAGAAGTTCGCATGGAAGGTATCGCCCTGAGCACGGGCTTTGAACATAGCCTTCTTAGCCACACTGCGCAGTCGGATCTTCTCATCCACGTCGATGGATAAGATAGAGCGCTTTCTCTTAGCAGGCATGTAGGTAGTAAACGTAGGGGCGATGATGTCTTCGCTTTTAATCGACTCACCGATGTACCTCAGTGCGCTCGACACCTTGCGCTCACGATCCCTACTCTCACCGCGCTCAAAGTACTCCACCTTCGGATCTTTGAACTCAAACTCACCACCCTTAGCGAGCATGCGCTCCACAGCCTGAGTGCAAGAGGCCTCATCATCCCCGCTGATGAGCATCAGGTACCTCACCGCATCTGCCTTGTAGTCACCCAGCGGGTTGATGCACCTGCGATACTGATCCACAGGCAGCACGAATGGATCTACGAATTTTGTCATGTTTAATCTTCCTTCACACACATCGCTTATATCGAAACACCTCATGGATCGACTCTATTTTTAAAGATAGAGAGCATAAAAAAGACCACGAGGACCGAAGTCCCCGTGGTATTAATAGCGAAAGGAAGAAAAGCATGAAAACGCCGACCATCCCCTAAGGGCCTTCAGCAACCAACCACCCTTGCCCGAATGTTTGGCCATACTATTAAGTAATAAAAAATAAATAAAGACACAGCTCTACAGTGCTGAGTATATACTCAGCACTGTAGAGAGTGTAAACATTTTTTCTGTTATCACACTGAGGTGATATATACCGTACCAAAGCCGTTGGCAGTGAGTAGCTCTCGGAGCAAAGGGATAGATCCCGCAGAGGCATTGGGGATCATGATGGAGATGGTCTTTCGCTCGATCAACTCAGGCTCTCGTGCAAGCCACTCCTTACAGATGACTCGGGTATCTACCGCAGTCTTGATGCGATAAAATTCCAGATCAGCCACGTTCATTGCAGTGCCTGCTGGCAGATCGGGCAATACAGCCTGATGGGTAAATGCCAGATCACTTTGCAGTGCGCGAGCGGTATCCCAGCCCAGGACTGCCAGCAGTGTGGCGTCGTACGATGCACCCAAGATCGCAGGCGATCTCATGGTGAATGTGTATTCAGAATTGATGGCCAGACTCATGATGTCACCTTTGGTTTAGACTCTCTACAGCACATGTGCTCTGTGTGATGTCAGTCATCGATACTGACATCGAAATCCGCTTCTATGGTCATCACGCCCAGGTAGTTGATATGAGCGCAGGCTAGGCGAGTATGACCTCCACACTCGATGAGTGAGGCCAATTTACAAGTCAGTCGATACACCAGAGTGAAGACATCGATGGCTTGCCAGCGATCACAACAAGGCATCTGCTCTAGGATATATGCCATCAGACTGACTTGTAGAGCATGCGCATCACTGCGGTGCTTTCTCAGCAGCTCCAAGTACTTGGAGAAACTCTCCTGACTCAGAGCATCGAATGCATACTCCAGTAAGATAGACTGAGTCTGATCATCGTAGCAGTCCAAGCTCAGTAGATATGATCGAGACCTGCAAAGAGATGGTGAAATTGTTTTCATTGGCTGTGGTCCCTACGATGACATATCGGCCGATAAATTTGTTCAGCCGATGAGTCATGTTACGTATAAAATTATCCAACTCCACGGACGGTGGAATGACCTTCTCCTCTAAGCTCAATTCCTCCAGGTCCCTCAGTCGTGGGCAAGCGTCTAAGCAGTGCGCTACGATCAGAGAGATATCCACCCCCTTGAGCACACTGTTCAAACTGTGGTACAGGATGGATTCAATATCGACCAAGTCGATGCGGGCATCGAGCAGCCTGTCGCACCACTCAATGTACTCACCATGGCTGTAGGCCAGGGTAAGATCGACTCGGTGTAGGGGTAGGTGCATCGGTGTTCTCCTGAGAGTGGAAATAGGCCTGGATCACGATTCGATCCCGATACCCGCTGGGCTCTAGGCAAGGTAGCTCTAAGCTCTTGTACGAGCGAGGGATACTCTCTCTCAAGACCGTGTAGATATATCGCGCCAGGGCCTCATACGCTCTCCACAGAGTGCCTGTGACGATGGCTTTTTCCAGCATGTCGGATCGACTATCGATGAAGCACACCCCCAATGCCTCATCGATGCAGACGCACTTGTTCGTGAGCTCATCGACAAATGTGTCGAAGTGATCGTATTGCAAATACCAATCCCCCTCATTGTAGCTCTGACAAGTCACCACCAGCAGCTCCACGATGTAGGGGAATAGATCATCACTCATGGTCATGATATCGCCCAAGCACATCTCGAAGTTGTGGCGATGTACATCTAGGAGTCCACTGTGCACTGCGTAGTGTCTAGTGATCATGCACTCACCCACTTGGTGAACGTTTCACTGGACATGTTGATGTAGACATACCCCAATCGGGTCACCCCCACCTCGCCGGTCTTCACATGAGTGAGTCCATCTTCGTAGGGATTAAAGCCTGGCAATCTCGCCCTCACATTGGTGATGATTCCCTCGAAAATCTCAGCAGCATCGTCTCGGTAGATGAAACCTTCTCCGAAATTGTCACAGATATAGCTCATCAGCAGATCTCTAGGGTCGAAATCAGTGGCGTTGCCTCGACAGACCAAACAACGCACGAACCAGGCCAACGCCTGAGCGCTGTCCTGGCCGTGTGTACAGTGTATCCTCAACTGATCCTGATAGTGACTCATATCGAAAGCGATGGTCACTCGACTAGACATAACTCACCTCCAATGCGATGCGATCGTTACTAAACAAACCGATGTACCTCAGCTGCCTGACTCGATCTATGTCTATAGGGATCGACTCCTGCAGAGACCGACTCAGCCTGGTGTGCAGCATATCCACCAACGCACTCAAAGGGAAGTTGGTGTATCCTGCATCGGCTAGAGTCTCATAGACAAAGCGCGTGTAATCACCCGCTACAGTACCAGGGGCGATCATCAGGCACAAGAAGTCTTTGACGAATGAGAGTAGTCCTCCCACCATCGCGTCTTCTTGTGCATCGTCGTCGGCTATGACCTCATTGAGCCTTAAGCTCTGGGTGAGCAAGAGGATACTGGAGTACACCTGCACACCCACGATCATCGTAGAGATCACTCCTGTAGTTGAGCTTGTAGTTGCAGCTGATGAGTTTCCCATGCGATAGCTCTCCAATCTGTTTTTTGCTCAATGAACAACTCAGCACCCTTGAAATTCACCGTGTAGATGTTATCCACGTGAGGGCCTACAAAGTCCAAGATGCGCTCGTAGACAGGTCGAGTGTGGCGACGAATCATCCCGATGACCCGCTCACCGATGTACTCACCGATGTTGACCGCTCCACTGCGAGACCATTTGGTTAATTTATCCAGATCCAGTCGAAGGACATCGCTTTGTCTGGCTACTGCTTCGAGCTGATCGACAGCCAGTAGTGTATCCCATACATCACCATTGTCGTCATATGCCCCATGACTGGTGATGTCTTGGATATACTCTCTACCGCAAGCCAGTATAGCGTACATGCCCCGGTAGGGTAGTGTCGGTATGGGGCTCCACATACGCCCAGGCGATTTAAGCATCTGGGGGGATACTATGGGTGTGCTGGGGTAGGAGAGCTGGCGATAGATTGATACAGCATCGGCTGGGAGATGGTCGATATGCTCCAGAGGCTTGACTTGCCCGGAGTCGGTCACGTAGACATACTGCTCACCTCGCACGATCACGGGGTTGAGTATCCCCTCATAGTACAGACCCTCAGGGGCTGGGGTGAGGAAGTGACCACACCTCATCTCGATGAGCTCGGCGATGGCATCGACGTTGATACACATCGACTTGTAGGTCTTCAACAGGTTGTTCATCTTCTTTGCGTCCTCGTTCGTTGGTAATTTTGATCACCGGTAGAGCTTTGTTATACAAACCCCTACCCCAGGATACATGATCACTTCGCACCAGATGGACGTATACGGTGATTTTTTATCATCGTCCATACCTAGATATACCTGTGTCATTTTAAATGGCTCCTATCAAATCGCCCCCGACCCGGCGGGCATGATCTGATAGGTTAATTCAGCCTGAAGTGATTCTCGTTAAGATAATGTAGGTCTTTAAATAGTTGGAGAATGTACACATGGATGCAATCCGTAAGGCCATTGCCGATGTACGAGCCCGTATCCCTAAAGCGCTGCTTGAGAAAGCATTCATCAATCGCTTCCAGGGATGGAACTCGCCCATTGATAACAACATCGATGCTCAGATCGAAAACCTCGTCGTCAAACAACGTGTCATGCCCGACTGTGATCTCCTGGGCGGCACACAAGTGGTCATCCCCCTCAGAGGCCTAGAGACATCTTACCCTGATGCGTACACCACAGTCATCCGAATCCCCAAGACCCTCACGCAAGGCAGGTCCATCACCTCAGTGGTGACGGTGGGCTTCATCAGCCCATCGTCACTGGGTGCTATGGCCTACGCAAATGGGGTCAGTGGCACCGCGATCTCCACCTACCCGACGCGCTCGACAGCCGTAGGTAACGCCATGAATGCGCTCATGAATGCATTCGATCGCATCCCGATCACCTCTACAGCCGGGGTGGAGCTCATCGCTGAGAACGTGATCGCCGTACGCGATAACCTGGCAGTCATCGGTGATAGCTTTTTGATGTGTGTGCTGTCTAACCAGGACAACATGGGCAACATCAACCCCCGCAGCATCCCAGCATTTTCAGAACTCGTGCTGCTAGCGACCAAAGCCTACATCTATAATACACTGGTCGTAGAGATGGATATGGCAGAGCTCGAAGGTGGCTTTCAAATCGGTGTGTTCAAATCCATCTTGGATACCTACTCCGATGCAGACGCCGCATACGTAGACTATCGAGATCACAAGTGGAAGAAGATCGCACTGATGAACGACAAGGTGCGCTGGCGCAACATCGTACGCATGAGTGTGGGCGGTAATCGCTAAGGACCATCCCCACCAACCAAACAAAAGGAAAAAGACCCCATGCAACAGCAATCCCAAGGTATACAAGAGCTCATCGTACAAGTCAGTCAAGGAGCTCTGGTAGTCGATGGTGGCTTATCCAAGCTGTGTACAGACGCACTGATCGAGCTCTACCCCCAGGAGCAAGATCAATCTCTGAGCATCACCCTGGAGTCCTACGAGGTCGATTTGGTCAACACTCTCGGAGTCTGGGATGGGCTCAGAGCAGCCAACAAAATCCCCAGTGATCCTCAAGAGCGCATCAACTACCTCTACGCGGCCAGGCAAGGTGACGTGACAATGTCCGATGTCCTAAGATTCGCATCCGCTTTGGATGCGATGGAGGATGCTCAAGCCACGTTGTATATGGCCGACGATGAGATCGGCCCTAACGTGATGGCCGCTGAGATGCTCAAGCTCGCCAAGAGCCGAGGTGTCAAAGTCATACACAATCTGCAAGAGCTCACTGAGCACTATCGTGGGGCAAAGTGATGTCATCGATTCGTGAGATCTACGAGGAAGAGAGTCCTAATCTCAGAGTCGATAAAGCATTCGCTGCACGACTGGCTGCCATGGAGTCGGGATTCGTCAATAAGTATCCCGACCATATTGAGTTCTTTGGCGGCAACCTCACTGGTGTACAGGTGGTGAGATTCACCACTGATGATTTTGATCGATTATACACAGACATCATCGATGCCGATGAGAGTCGATTGACCAGCCGTGTGCATAACTTGCCCGATATCAATCCAGAGTTTGCTGTCTCCAGTGATATCTTCGCCATCTCCTGCATCTGGGTGATGTACAAGATCGTGCAGTCTAAGTACCTCGATGACAAACAAAAGCATGGCGCTTTGATGTCCATCACGCTGTACCTGAACTACCGATACCTCACCAGCACACTGTTCAAGTATTTCAAGTACCCAGCAGATCCAGATGTAGCTCGTGCGACCTATGCACGTCTATCGTATCGCTTCGGTCTGAAAGCCGCTGGTAGCTGGAGTGCTCTGCTGAGGATACGCTCAGAGGCCATCATCGACCCTAAAGGCATCCTCTATCCGAAGTTCTCCAAGCTCGAGCACGACTACGATGTGGTGCTCATGCTCAACAGCATCAAAGGTGCGATCAACGACATCATCAAGAACATCTATGATGTCTTTATCACCACTCACCAGCAGGGCACTCGCATCTCCTCGAGCACAGCCATGGTGGAGATCGATGGAGAGGTGATTCTAAAAGATCGCACTCGCGGTCAAGCCAACTACGCCCACTACATCCACACGATCTTGCCAGACCCGGCTTCATTTGTGAAGCAGGAGTTACTCGATAACATCTGCAGAGTCGTACCTACTGCACCACCTAAGCAAGTCGAAGCGATGGTCAAGTGGGTGAGTGTGAACTATGTCCACATCAAAAATGGCTCTCTGGATAAGCTGATCGATTTGATACTGGAGCACGCATTCGCCTACCTCAGTGAGAATAAGGGGCTGCTTAAGAACAATCCCGATGTCATCGAGGTGATGTCTAAGATGCGAGGCACCTACACCAACTCCAGGCAGAGCTCACCGCTGCTCAACCAGATCAAAACCGATACGGAGAAACTCATCTCCAGTGCACTGGGCATCAAGGGGAAGACACTCGTGGCCAGTGTACGCACTGCATTTTGCCTTTACGTGATACTGCGTACGTTCACGATGGGCTACTACAAATCTCAATAACCAACTCCGGGGTAGAGTGTAATCGTGGATACGGACTGGACATTTCTCAATGAAAAATACCCCACTGGCCCTCCGGCGCATAAGTGGGGTAAGAGCTATCGCTATGTAGCACACCTCAAACACGGAGGCCGTCTGGTCATCCACTGTAGGGCTCTAGCATATACGGGCGTACACAACTACATCACGACCAAGCTGGGCATACGCAGTAGACTCTACAAGGTCTGGTGTACATTCGAAGCCAAAGAGGGCTATAAGCTCGCTGAGGTGTTCAAGCACCCTCGTTATGTGAAGTTAAGAACACCACCGCTGCTCAGTCGCACCAAATCCGCTAAGCGAGCAGTGGCACTGTATCTGGATATAGTCTATGAGGAGATCGTATTCTCCAACAAAGTACGCTCCATGTGGGGGGCTACACTGCGCTAAGGATATCATGTGACCTACACTACAGGGGAGCGTATCCCCTGTAGTGTAGGCTGTATTTGACGCATAAGGAAGAAGACGAGATCATGATCTTATTTTTAGAAGACTGGAAACGCCACCCTAGGGCAGTGCTCGATATGCAAACGAAAAACACTTCGTTCATCGAGATGGCCTATAAACTCAAGTCGGTGGTGAAGAATCACCACTTCATGCTGGCGCTGCATAACCCCGATCTCTTGGGGGTGGACCCTCACAGTGAAGAGCTGACTGCGGATCAAAAAGCAGCTATCTTGATCGAGTGTAGGCAAAACTTCTGGTATATCGTACGTAATGTGCTGCGAGCTCCTGCTCAGTCGGGTGACTATGGATCACCCATCATCGCTAATCGTGCTAACCTAGCACTGTGGTGGCTGTTCTTCAACCACATCACCACCATCTTAACTCAACCGCGACAGACCGGTAAGTCATTTAACACCGATGCACTGATGGTGGCGCTAAAGGGCTTCATCTGCAGAAACACCAAGATTAATTTGCTGACCAAAGATGATGGCCTGCGCACTGAGAACCTGATTCGATTAAAGGACATCTACTCAGAACTACCCCCCTATCTAAATTTCAAGACTCCCGATGATACTAATAGCAACGAGGCCATCACGATCAATGCCTTAGGCAATCGCTATAACGGACGAGTACCTTCTGCCTCCGTAGTGGGTGCTAACCGAGTCGGTCGTGGTGTGAGTACTGGCATCTTGCACATCGATGAGGCCCCCTTCCAGCCCAACATCGATATCGCCATGGAAGCCATCACCGGCTCTATGGGTGCTGTGATCGAATCGGCTCAGCGCAATAACGAGCCGTATGGTCTGATCCTGACTACCACTGCGGGTAAACTCGACGATAAGAGTGGGCGCTATGTGCACGAGTACGTCAGCGACAGCGCCCCGTGGACCGATTTGTTCTACGATGCTCAAGATGAGTTCGATTTGGGTAAGATGATTCGAGGCTATTCCAAGAAGGGATACTTGAGAGTCTACGCGGCGTTCAACCACAGGCAGCTCGGTAAGTCCGACGAGTGGCTGATGTCCCAGCTCGAGCGCAATAACTCCAGCCCAGATGCGGCTAACCGAGATTACTTCAACGTCTGGACAGCCGGTAACTCAGGCAACCCACTGCCCTCGGATATCCTCAACACCATCTCCAAGTCCATGACTCCAGAGACATGCACGAAGATCATGGGAGTGGGTAAATACATGGTGAGGTGGTATATCCCCGAGAGCGACATCGAGCACTACCTCAGTACGAGTAATTGTGTCTTGGCACTGGACTCCTCCGATGCAGTGGGCAACGATGGTATCGGCCTGCTCCTCACCGATAGTCGCACTGGAGCTACAGTAGCCGCTACCGATATCTATTTAACTAACCTGCACTCATTTGCTCAGTTCATCGGGGAATTCATGGTGCGATATCGCACAGTGGTGCTCATGCCTGAGCGCAGATCCTCTGCAGTGTCCATCATTGACTATCTGCTGCTTTACCTACCCGAGATGGGGATCGATCCATTTACCCGCATCTTCAATTGGGTGGTCAATGACCCGATGGAATACCCCCTCTTAGCCACTGAGATCAAACTGCCCCTGAGGCGCAGAGCCAGCGATGTCTACATCAAGGCCAAGCAAGCCAAAGTGTTTGGTTTTTCTACATCTGGCTCAGGTCAGACCAGTCGAGACTCTCTGTACTCGACCACGCTGATGAGTTCTCTCAAGCGCTGCGCCGATCGCATCTTGGATCGCACACTCATTGAGCAGTTCTTAGCCTTGACGACTCGAAACAATCGCATCGATCACTCCACCAGTGGACACGATGACTTGATCATTCCGTTCTTGATGACTCACTGGCTACTGGCCAATGGTAAGAATCTGTCTCACTACGGCATCGATGTCACCAACGTCTTTGTCGATGAGCGTGAGAAGACTCAAATCGAGCCAGAAAATCTACTGTTCAATAGAGAACAAAATGAGATCCGTCATCGCCTCAGTGAGCTCTATGAGACACTGCAATCAGAACGCGATCCCATGGTGATCGCTCGACTGGAGAATCAGTTCAGGACGCTATCGAGTCGCATCGTGCTACATGACAATGAGACTCTCGCACTGGACGCTATCTTGCAAGATCTGCAGAAAAAACGCAAGCTCAAGCGCTTCATGAATGAGTAAAAGACACAGCTCCCTCCTACTACAGGCACTATACCTGTAGTAGGAGGGAGCTGTACTATCTACATATTAAACGATGATTGCACCTTGAGAATTTACAAACCACAGTGGCAGACCTGCCACGCTCAGCTGCAGCATCTCCTGCCCCAGCTGTCGCATGAAGCGCACGTACACCGTAGCACCATTGGTCAAATTGCGATTGATGGTCAGTGCCTGATTCCACTGACTGATCGCATAGATGGTCTCGACGGTGTCGATCATCAAAGCGAAGTGAGTAGGTGCAGGCGCTGTAGACTCTGTGCTTGTATTATACAGGGGCTTAGTCTGGTAGTACAGCTTATCCAACCAGGCTGTCTGAGTAGCCTGAGCAAAGTCCACCCGCACTTCATACCGGGCTGTGTTGATGAACTTAGCACTGGCGTATACACCTTCGCCATAGCGGGGGTTTTGATTCGCAGTAAAGCCAATCATCCATGGCGTCAGTCGCTCAGTGCCCTGACGAGCCAGCACGATCTCCACAGTCTGAGTGTGGATATAGGGCTGGTAGATGCCGTTGACGGCACTCATGTTCACGCTCACACTGAGTGTTTGCACCTGACCATATGCAATCGGGTTGTACGGTGCATAGTCAGCATTGATGATCACATGGGAGGTGACATCATACCAGATGTTGCGAGACAGGTTCAGCAAGAACCAGCGCAGTCTCCAGCCGTTGACAAAGTCCACCCAGACTGGATATGGATAGAGTTTGACCCCGTAAGTCCCATCAGCGGACAGGGTCTTGATGCGATAGGCCTTGGTGATGGATTTTCCATCAGCAGCCGCAGAGACGATACTGCGCTCGGTGGAGTCAAGCGTGTACTTGAGTACGGGGTAGAGAATCTGACCACTCTGCGTGCTGACGTATTCATCGAGTCCATAGAGGGTGAACTTCACCCCATCGGCCGGATAACGTACGCTATCTCCATTGGAGTAATGCACGACCCCCACCATATCCAGACTGGCCACTGGTAGGTTATACGGTACCTCGATCAGTCCCTGATCGGTCGTAGACAGGAATGGGCTCTCTAAGGTGATGCCGACGATGGATTTCGTGGGAGCTCCCACGGGCTTGATGTAGCTGGTATTTTCCACCAGGAGCTGTCGATAGCTCACCACAGAGCTATTGGCTGCATAGACTACAGCTGTGACCAGCTCGTTGTTTTGTAAGTTGGCTGTGGTGTAGCCCTCGGCCACACTCTTGATGGCGATGTTACTCAAGTTCTCCATAGCCAGAGTACTCAAGCCCAGCGTGTCACCCGTGTAATTCCCACTGGCGTCATAGGTCTGGCTGATGACTTGGCCACTCGATGAGATGTCTGAGCCACGATAGATCTTCACCCCGGTGGCGTTGACCACACCGATGCGACAGCGCTCATCGACCAAGATGCGATGGGGCTGCACGCTCTTATCGATGAGCATTCGATAGGTGTCGCTGTACCGGGGTACACTCACACTGAGCAGGAGGTCCACATCGGGCATATCGCCAGACAGTGCTCCTTGGAGCTCCTCGTGCAGAGTAGGCACCAGTGTCGTGGGGTTGATATCGGTGACGATCTGACGGGTGATCTGAGCTCCTGCGATGGTGACCACCACATCGCCGATCTTGGGGACGTGTTTATTAGCACCGACTCCCCCGAGGTAGATGTCGTTGATGTTCCACTCTTGCCACAGGGCACTGGGGTTGTAGATGGGCTGCACATTATCGGTGCCGACCACACCTCCCACGTTGATGGGATTGAGCATATATACTCCTTCTTTAAGAGATCTGTACGTGATTGGACAATGTCACAAGATCTCCGGCCAGCAGACGGATGACCCGATTGACGAATGCGTATTGCCAGATGTTGACTGTGAGTACCGTGCTCAAGTGAGTGGGGTGGATATCCACCAATCCAGCAGTGAGTCTGTTGTTCGGATGGATGGGATCCAGTGCATACAAGTAGATGTATGGGGAGATCAGATCGAGCACTTGATTGTCACTGTACTGGGAGGTCATGATTGAGTTATCGATGACCTTGTTGACCACAGCGTTGAGCACCTTGGAGATCAGTGGACTGTACAGGAGATGATTGGCTTGCTTAGTGCCTACTGGTGGAGTAGGCGCTGCAGGCAAATGGACGCTGAGGTATTGGGAGATTTCTCTATCCAGAGCAGCCGAGCGATCCTTTAGCTTGAGTGTATCACTCAAGATCAGATCACTCAGTCGGATATAGATGTCTTTGGTGATATAGGGTTTACCATTGAGTGCGCTGTTGGGCACGTAGACTGCAGAGCTGTCTTCTTGGTAGGTGACATCGTCGCGTGTGCGCATACCCCCGCCGATGTAGATGGTGGTGGGTTTGTCATCTCGGGTGTCGAACTCGTTGTCGATGGATAACACCCCATCGACAACGAAGCCGTATTCACTGCTGTCTCTGAAATCCATATCGACATTGCAGACACCTTTCATGCGGACGACTACATGCTGATCTCCTGCGGTGGAGATGTACTGCTTGGCACAGATCGCCACCGCGTTGTCTTTGATGTGATAGTCTAGATTGCGGATGAGATATCGACCATTGAGCCAGATGTCGAGCTCACCTGGGGGGACTTCCAACTCTTTAGAGATGAGCTGTCCATCTACTACCACCTTGTGAGTCAGATTAAACGCCAGCAATCCATCTGTGATTGGTAGCGTATAGTCATTGATCACCACACCTCGAGTGCTGCGGATCAAAGTGTTATACATGGCACTTACTCCATTCCAGGTCATGGATGATCCAGTGATGGAGATGCGCGGATCACTCTGATCGAGCTGCCTCCACAGATGTTCCTGGGGATTGCTGGAAGCCTCGCGGATGAAGTACCGATAATCCCGATCACTGCGCAGTGTCAAGCCCGATACATTCAAGTACTCCTCAAATCGATCGGTGTACGCCTCTCGTACAAATTCCACATATCGCACTGAGTTGTCAACTTGTAGCGTCGTCACACCACTGTGATTGTGGTAGCTCAGCAAATACCCGTCTGCATCGTACCAGTATGAGGAGCATTCATCTTGATAGGCCGAAGGGATGTTAACGACAGTAGATCCACCCAGCAGCTTCTGAGAGGGCTTGGCCACATCGTTGGCTATCGCATTGTATCCGAGTGCATCGATCACCATAGCGTGTGTGATGTCTCGATAATCACTGGACATGATCTTAGCGTAGCTTCCGCTCTCTAGCGCATCTGCACTCCACGTAGAGACGGTGGAGTCCACGCCCTGCATGGCCTTTAAGATCTTATCATCGCTGAGGCGATAGAGCTCTTTGATGCGAGTGTGCTGATCTACCAGTGCACGCTCATAGCCACTCTTGCGAGCATACAGTCCAATCTTGGTGTTACTCGCGCTCCAACCAGAGCTAAAGCTCTGTAAGATAGAGCCGATCACATCCTCACGCAGGGCAAAGTCCTGATGGGTCAAGTTCCTCAGAGTCCATGTGGCATTTCTCGGGATCTGGATACCCACTGCACCATTTCTCATGACCAGCACCACATCGTCTTGGTAGATGATGCTGCTTTGATGTTCAGTCATATGCAAGATGTATTTACCTCGATTGTCCTGACTGGAGGTGAATGAGGGCAGATCTGCGATATAGCCCAGATCCTCGTATGTGGTCAGTGAGGCATCATAGACCCATTCGATCTGATCGCCTATACCGACATTGACCAGAGTCAGGCTAGGTACTTCGAAACCATTCTTGAAGAATAGACTCTTACCGAGTTTACTGGCATACGTGCTGATCTTGTTTTGCAAGGCTACGATGTCGTTGATGGTCTTGACCACCATACCTTCGACATAGACGGGATTGGTGATGTTCTGCTGAGCAGCTGTTTGATCCACGACCCAGCGAGTGCTGTTGTAATAGCTGTTCTTGTAGATTCTGATGTACAGATCATCGACTGGCAGACTCAACAGTCGATCATTGCCCATCACGCCCAGGATATTCAACTCCTGCACAGCCACCAGCAGCATGCGCTCTGTCGTGTAGGTGAAGTAACAATGACTCAATGGGATACGCACACCCAGTGCATTGTAGATATCTACGACTCGCCTGGTCTGAATGGCGCAGTCGCTGAACTTCACCCAGTGCTGAGGAAAGTTTATCATCGACAACAGATCCGGGTATGCTGCGCTCAGGCTGAACAAGTGAAAGCGAGTACCTATCACTGGGGGATTGATCGCAGTGGTCATCACCTCAGTGCGAGAGGAAAAACCCAGATAGCCAGTCTGCCTCTTCATCTTAAAGATATACTGTCCATCTTGAGCTGGAGTGCACCAGATATTTCGGATGGCTTGTGTGACGAAGTAGCTCATATAAGCTCGTACCTCTTGAAAGCGTTGCAAAATGACCCGAGTCAGACAGCCTCTATATAGAGCGCTGTCTGACTCTTATGTCTGCGACTTGGTTAGCGTGAGTAGGGCTCACCTGAGATGGCTTTGCTGACCTCTTCAGGATTGACCAGTGCATCGATGGCTCTGATGAAGCGCTCGCCTTCACCGGAGCGATCTTGCTGCTGCACGAGTTTAGCCAGAGGAGAGCGCATCGAAGTCGCATCACTCAGGCAGTGATAGCAAATAGCCAGCCACGTCGGAGGATGCTCTAAAGAGATGGCCATATTCTCTCTGCCATTGGGGCCAAACCAATTCCCACAAGTGATCTGCAGCAGCATAGCTGTGTTGAAATCCTTCAAGCGGATGTTGCCCACAAAGTCCTTGAGTCGATGGCAGAACTCCTCAATGGAATCAATAGCACCTAAGTCTTTGATGCGATCGAAGACCTTGGCAGTGGGCAAGTGAGTGGCTCGAGCGATCTTCACTGCCGTCTTCATCAAGTCGGTCTCATCGGCTACAGGTGCATCCTCGTACAGCCCCAGATAGAAGTAGCCTGCCAAGATGGCGATATTGACCTGATCGGCAGGCTCTAGATTATAGCGCCGAGTGATGGTCTGAGAGATCATCGCACTATAAGCTGACATAGGGATGGTGCTCAGATCTTGCAGTAGCTTAGGACCTTCTTCGATCCAGATACCATTAAGATATGCACGAGTCAGTGCCCAGCTCACCTCAGAGCCAGAGCGATACTTAAATGCCCCAGTGGCTTTATCGGTAGAGCCAAATTGCCTGACATCGAGCACCATCGCAGAGTTGTCATCGCGCTGCGTATAAATCACCACAGGGTGGTTGAACACAGGGCAGGTCTTGCTGTGTAGACCCGTGTCCATCAACAGCCACAGGTTGGTGACTTTACCCGTGGTATGGCATTCGTTGTTCTGCAGCTTGAGCTCATAACTTGCCATAGCCAACTGCAGTGTGCTGAGGATGGTTTTCAAGTTGTAAGGTGCACTGGACGTATCGTAGGCGGTATCGAAGATCATTTTGAGGTGTGCTCCATGTAAGTGGACTCTGGCCACAGATCGGTTGAGTGGGTGATCATAAGATCCGTCGGGTGTAGTGCATATATAAATAGAGATCCTGTGACTGTCAGATCAATGAGGTATCTATATATGGCACTGTGATAAAATACATCAATCGATTGATAGGGTTCTGCATGTGCTCATACGGGCGGTAATCATAATGATCCCCTTCATCTTTAAGAGGCTTTTTCTGAGCAATCAGTTCGTTTGAGACACTATTTTTCTCACATTCCAGTCCCCGAAACAAGGAGTCCTTCATGGCATCTACTCGTATCGTCAACGCCGCGCCGATGGTCATCGCGCGCGGTATCCAAGACCTGAGCACTCGCACGCCCGTGGTCGATGAAGTGGGTCTGCCTACCCACCTGGCCAAGGTCTACATCTACGCTGCATGGGGCCCCACCGACGCTCAACTCGTCGCGGGCGCCATGCGCACCAATATCTTTGGCCTGGACACGTTTGATCTGCGCAGCGAGTATGCGAATCACCAGACCGTGCTGAGCAACACCCTCTCGGCAGCTGGCAGTGCCCAGATGATCGAGCGCATCTTGCCTGCTGATGTGGGGCCTCGCTCTAACTTGCTGCTCAGCTTGGACATCGTGGCCAGCCGTCTGCCCGTGTATCAGCGCAACTCCGATGGCACCTATGCCCGTGACGCCATCACCGGCTTGCCTGTGCAAGCGACCACCGGTGGTGCTCCTCAATGGACTCAAGGTCATCTGGCCAAGTGGAGCCTGTCTAACGTCTCTGCCCTGAGCGATGAAGCCAATTTCGGTCAAGTGAGCTCTGGTGCTGGTACTCTGCTGAGCCTGGACGCCACGCCCGTGCAAGGTACCAAGTACCCGATCGCTGAGATCCGCGCTTCGTGCTACGGTAAGCGTGGCAACGATGCTGCACTGCGCCTGTGGGCGCCCACTGCCCTGTCGAACAACGCAATCAACTCCACCCTCATGGAGAAGGTGGGGGCTTACCCGTTCCGTCTGGCTGTGGCGCGTCGTGCCACCTCCAAGGATACGGCCAAGATTGTATCGACTCAAGGCGGCGATCAGTTTGTGGAATTCGTGCTCAAGCCAGGCGCGATTGACCCCACCACCAACGTCGAAGTGAGCCTGGGTAAGGTCTTCCCGGATTCGTATCGTAACATCGATAATGCCGCAGCTCCGATTAACTTCGGTGACTTCGGGGAGATGCATCTGTACACGGCCAACATCGAGCAGATCCTGCAAACGGTCTTTGCCGATGAGAGTGCGGCTGTGGCTGTGAGCTCCGAGCTCAAGGTAGCGGGCGCCACCAAGTACTTGGTCAACCTGCTCAGCGGCACTTACAGCACGGGTGAGCCCTATCACACCTTCCAGATCGATACCGCGTCGGCTGGCTCTATCTGGCCCAGCGAGAGCACCAACCTCTACGCAGCCGGTGGCTCTGACGGTACGATGAATGATACGGCTTTTGCCACTGCAGTGAGTGCTGCTGTGGCCGCCTACGCCGACCCCAATCACAAGTATCAAGACGATGCGATGTATCCCGAGTCGTTCCTCTACGACACGGGCTTCCCGCTGACGACCAAGCGTGCTCTGTGCCAATTCATCTCTGAGCGCAAGGACACGGCCGTGGTGCTGTCGACTTATACGGTCGGCGGACCTGAGCTTACTCGCTCTCAGGAGAGCTCGATTGCAGCTGTGCTGCTGGGCTATCTGCAGATGTATCCGGAGAGTGACTACTTCGGCACGAGCATCCGCCGTGGTGCAATCGTCGGTCGCTACGGTGAGCTCATTGGCTCTGCCTACAAGGGTAAGTTGCCCCTGACCATCGAAGTCGCCTCTATGGCTGCGAAGATGATGGGCGCTGGCAACGGTGTGTGGAAGTCCACTGCCCTGATGGACAGCTGGCCCAACACCCGTGTGACGATGTTTAAGAACATCAACAGCACGTTCATGCCCGCTCACATCCGCAACACCGACTGGGCTCTGGGGCTGAACTGGGTGCAAGCGTACGACACGCAAAACACCTTCTTCCCGGCCATCCACACGGTGTGTGATGATGACACCTCTATCTTCACCTCCTTCCTGACCATGGCTTGTGCTGTAGAGCTGCAGAAGGTGGGTCAGCGTGTGTGGCGTGAATTCACGGGCAAGACCAGTCTGACCGATGCCCAGTTCATCGAACGGGTGAATCAGCGCGTGCAAGAACGCACGATCGGACGCTTCTGTGATCTCTACAAGATCATCCCGGAGTGCCAGATCACCAACGCCGATGCACAGCGTGGCTACAGCTGGTCGCTTCCGATCACCCTGTATGCCAACAACATGAAGACGGTCATGACCCTGGATGTGCGCGGTCGTCGCATGAGCGATCTGGCTGCCTAAGCACTGAGATGAGTGCTGTAGAGTTACAGCACTCATCCACACCCTCACCACACGACTTTACTCATCGAAAGGAGAGTCTATATGGCTCGTCTACCCAACGCTCTGATGACCGACAAGGCCTATGCCTATGGTCGACAAGAACCCATCCTGGATCCACGCTTCGGTGGCCAGCATGGCACCGCTGTGGATCTGTCGCAACTGGTCAGCTCGACCAAGTATCGGCGCAATCACACTCGCCACATGGTCATGGAAGCCCCTCTGGGGTTTTCGCAACTGCCCAACAGTGAGTTTTATCTGGCGGCACTGAAGTCCCTCGTGGAGCTGCATGCCATCTCCTGGGAAGGCTTCAACAGCGGCCTGACTGTGGCTACCACTGAGTCCACCGTCGGTGGGGCTGGTGAGATCCTGGAGACGCCCACCAACGTCACCCGTGAGCGCACCAATCCGCAGTGCACAGTGGTCGATCTGTATGGTCGTCCTTTCCAGAACATGCTGCACGACTGGATCACCTATCTGATCATGGATCCGGAGACCAAGACTCCGATGATCAACACGGTCAGCGGTGTACCAGTGGGCCCCATGACGCTGGATATGTACTCCATGACCATCCTGAGCTGGGAGCCCGATCCGACCAACACCCAGGTCTCCAAAGCCTGGCTGACCGCTGGTATGTATCCAAAGGGCACCAATGATATCCTGGGCAAGCGTGACCTCACCAACGGGATGGAACATCTGGAGATCTCGATCCAATGGACCGGCGTGACTCAGACTGGTCGTGGTGTGGAGCTGCTGGCTCAGACCGTGATGAACAACATCTCCCAGCTCAACGCCAACCCGATGATGCGCAGTGCCTTCTTGAAGGGTATCCAAGCCGATATGGTCCAGCCTGACATGAATGGCCTGGCCAGCTCGACGGCGTCTCTGGCGGCTCAAGCCGTCATCGCTTCGTGATATTCTGAAAAAAAAAATAGATAGATGATCACCACCACACTGAGGAGTGATCCTCAGTGTGGTGGTGTATGCTCTGTTTGTCGACTGATCTTTCGATCAGCTGTTGTTGCCCTCGGGGGCTCCCCACACCGCAGCAGCTGCGGATTGCAGCTCCTTGCGAACGGCACGCACTTCCTTGAGCTTGTCCACGACTCGCACAGTGGTGTGACCATGCACGGTACGGGCTTCGCCACCGGGGGGAGTGAAGGAGTGTTCCTTCTTGTAGACCACCTCCAGGCTCTTGTGGCCGATCTCGGCAGCACCTTCGACCACTCCACTCTCACTGGCGCCGTTGACGATCAGGTCGTGCGCGGCGCTGCCGATGGCCAGAGTAGCTGCAGCCGCGTAGCGTCCGGTGTAGTTCTCGACGTGGTCGAGTGTCTGGCGACTCAGCCCCTCGTTGTTGCCGTGGACGTAGTACTGTTCGCCGTCGATGTTCAGCTTGCCGTCGACTTCCTTGACCTCGTCGCGCAGCTTGGCGGAGATGTCGGCCACGCTCACGTGACCTTCAGCGGTTTTCGTCTTGCTCATTGGGATTTTCCTTTCGTTGGTATTCAAATGTACGTGTGTATGCACTTTGATGTCCAGCCAGTTCCGTTTGTTTCTATACGAGAGCTGGTTTTGGTAAGCGAAAAACTCCAGTCATCTAGGAGTTGTAGTGGGTATAAGATCCCTTCCCGGACCGGAGGAGGGTATTTCCACTTACTGTGACATCAAGGTAGCTCTTCGATCAGCCCGAATCGTGTTTCATACACTCTCCTTGTGTGAGGTTTGAGTCTCGTAGATTTAGCCATCTACTACATACGACCAGTGGGTATTTTCTTACAATCCCCACTGGTGTGCGATCAGCATGCCAGCGCAGGCTGAGCAAAACGCGATGAACGGAAGGATCTTCCGGTAGATGTCCACCAGGTTCAGCTGATCGACACCGACGCAGCAGTGGTACTTTTGGATCAGCACACTCCCGATGTACATCGTGAACAAGAAGGTGATCACACCGATCATCGCGATCGAGAAGTGATCCAGTGACCAATTGAAAACAGATGAGAACATGATTGACCTCGCAATGGAAGTTGAAGATTCAGCGGTGTATTGGGTTTCGCTATCCCAATTCGTAGTGATGATATATGCTTGTATATTTCTGCAATACGCCCTATACAGGCGCATGGACATGGTATAGAGACGTTTAATTTGACTGGGGGTATACTACCCCTACCTCACCATCCATCGAGCCACATACCCCCTTTTATAAAGAGGCAGTCCCCATGAGCAACAACACCATCTCGTTTACCTGCACCACCCTCCCCGTCAATAAGAAGGGGGAACTCCCCGTCGATGCTGACGGCTACTACACTCACCCCGTCGGTGCACTCGATGCAGTCAATAGCGTGGGTGAGTACTACACTGCTGATAAAGCAGCACGGGACCTGTTCGAATCGAATAGCCTGTTCATGCGCCGTGTCAAGGCCAGTACTCTGTCGGGTGAATGCGGGCATCCCAAACCTCTGCCTGGGCAGTCGATGGAGTCGTATACGGAGCGATTTATGATGATCGAGGAGACTCGCATCTCTCACCACTTCGCTGAGCTCTGGTTAGACTTCGATGGCGTTAAAAAGCCCGATGGCAGTCCCCAGATAACCATCATGGCCAAGGTCAAGCCAGAAGGCCCCTACCAGCAAGCGCTCGAGAGTGCACTGAAGAATCCTCGCATGAACACGTGCTTTAGTCTGCGTGGTGCTACTGAGGATGTCAATATCGCAGGTGTGTGGAATCGCACCATCAAGCATGTGGTCACGTTTGATTGGGTGCAGCACAGCGGTATTGAATTCGCTAAGAAGTACTACTCTCCCACTCTGGAGAGTGATCGAGAGATCCAAGCGATGCAATTGAAGCCCGCGCACTTCAAGGGTGTGCTCAAGCCCGCTGTGCGCAATATCGCTACGGAGAGCATTCGCTCTCAAGGCATCGAGCTCTTCCAAGCTCTGGGGTGGCAGTTCACTGAGGACAATAAGCCTGAGTGGGCTCGTTGGTAAACAATAGAGAAAAAAGAAACAGATCCCCCTACACCACGGATACTACTCCGTGGTGTAGGGGACTGTTATGCCTTGACTAGATCAGTCAATCGATTCCAATGTATAATCCAGTCCAGCCAAGTCCTGCGGCGCCAAGATGAGTTGGGCAGGCGCAGGCGGTGCCTTAGAGAAATACTCGATGGCACTGGCCGCAGGTCGTCCGTAGATCAGACACATGCCTTTGATCAGGAAGACTCGAATCACCTCGATGACCAGCGTATTTTCCGGGGTGGATTTACTCACCCACAGCAAGCGCTTGGATACGAGGTAGTATTCATAATCAAAAGGAGGGATCGGCTTAGGTGAAGTCCACTGCACCTCGTTGATGAACTGATTGTAGTGTCCGATCAGCTCAGCCAGCTGCATGGCTTGCTCAGTGGAGAGCTTACCTTCCTCGCCTAGACTGGATAGGTGAGCGACTTGCTCGAGCAGCACCTTCAGGGGGTTGAAGATGTTTAGGATTTCTTGAGTGACCTGAAGCTCTTTTTCCTCATCGGTGAGCTCACGCTCGGGCGGCTCAGGGACTTCAGTGGCTTGCACGTCGATGACTTGCAGCTGCGGCTTGTCATCTGGGGCGTGATGATCTCGCATAGACTGATGCACTTCCTCCAGTGCATCTGTGAGATCGTTGTAGTTGATGTTACCATCGCTCTGGAGGAGAGTTTCATTTGTGCTCATGACTGACCTTTCGTTTAGGGAGTGTTTCTTGATCAATGAGTTGCGCTTCAGATCGCAACGACCTTGGTGAGCCAGTCCGGATACTCGTCGTTCGTGCACACCACTGCTGAACTCGCATTGCGATTGGAGAAGATGAGATTGATCTGAGTGCCCTCAGCACCTTGGGGTTGGATGATATACTGAGTGCAATGGTTTTGTGTCCTCAACGGATGGGATTTGATATGTTCGATCATCTCTCCACCTTGCTCGGAGGGCGGTTTACGGCAATTGGCTGCCACGTAGTAGAATCCATCATCGAAAAGCTTACAGATTGCTTCTCGAGTGTTCACGCCGGGGATGCGCGTTGAGTTTTTATCCAGATCGATGTACTCCAACCAAATCCAGTATGAATGGATCTCATTTCCATCACCATAAGTCACATCGAAGATATAACTGAAATCAACGATACCATCGGCCACAGTGGACATTTTGATGGCATGCTCGATCTGCTCGGGGGTGATGTGTTGCGTGGTCATGACTATGTTTCCTTTACTTTGAAGTGAAGTTGCTTACGTGGGGAGGGTCGGAGCCCTCTCGACCTCTAAGCCCAATCTCTCGAGGATGTCGTTGACATACGTGTCGAAGTCAAGGATATCCCCTTGAGGATTGCGGGCGACCCAGCGTCCATTAAATCTATTCCCGCCGGGAGTCCTGGTTATCCACTACCGTGCAATGGTGATTTCGTCATTGAAATAACAGTCACCATCTTCTTTGACGATTTTCTTGGTCATGATTCTTTTCTCCTGTCTTTCGTGTGAATGATCAACGAGTGTGGATATCAATATCCGCACTCACCTATTACCTCACCACCACCAGCTCCCCATGAAGTCGCTGTAGAGTTTGTTGGAGATGGATTGGTATTCTTCCATCCTGCGCAGACGGGATTTCTCCACTGCTCGAATTTGACGCTTTGCAATCTTTCGCAGGCTCTTAGGAGGATTCCTGCGAAGGTATGACTTGTTGGACCTGCTCATATACGCTCCGGAAGTTACGTATATGAGAACGGGTGACGTGAGACATGTGCATGATCAATCTCCTTGTTTGACCCAGATGTTGGTATATTCTCTTTCCCATTCGGGCCCTATTTGTGAGCAAGGAAGTCTTTCTTTTCAACCTCACTATATCGCGGATGTGAAGTCTCCATCTTTGAATCTTGTCTGACTTTGGTCAACGGTGTGTGGACATAGGACTCACCACTTGGCACTGTATGGTTGTGGTCGGTAGAGAAATACATCTGCACCAGCTTACCAATCAACGCCCGCGTGTAGGGGTCATCCATAGGCTTAGAACACCATTGCGCGAGCTTGATGGCACGCACCAGCTCCTCAGCAACAAGACTGGGCGAGTAGTCTCCCTCAAGGATCGTCAATTTCGGATCCACAGCTTGCACACTGGGGGGAGTAGGACAGACGGGTCGAGACTTCAGCTTGAACTCCCGACCGATGAGGGTTTCATTGACCGCGTTCATGAAGGTGACGGTCCAGGGAATGTCAGTTCCGTTCACCAGCGCACGCTCCAGGATCTTATCCAGGCTGTCAGTATTGCACACCCAAATCAGCATCATGAGACTAGCGCCCGATTGGGTCAGGGCACAACTGAATTGGTGAGAGAGCGAAGCGCGTTCGTTATTGATGCACGTCATTAATACGGTATGCACTGCCCGCACCAGTCTCGCGTTGGTCGGTTGGGAATAGTAGGTGGCGTTCGCACTGAGGGTCTCTTGTCCCATCCCCCAGTGAATGCCCAGCAGGCTGCAGACCCCGATGAAACTGGTGTTACCACTGTGAGTAGACATGATGGAAGTTCCTGCATGATGAATGATTTACTCGAAATTGCCGCGAGCCCAATGCTTCGGCGCTTTGTGGTCGATGTAATTCAGAGCAGCTCGTTTGGCCGCCGTCTTCAAGATGCGCAACGCGCCAGTGGGGTAGTCATCGACATTTGATCCCCATTTCAAGTCTGTTGGGACTGCAGACCCCTTATTCTTCATCTCTTCGATGACGATCTTGGCCTCCTCTTCCCAAAGACCGCGTTGTCTCAGGAAGAAGGTGATCTCTTTCTCAATAGTAGTCATGTTTGATTCTCCGGTAGGTTTGTACGTTGATAAACTAAATCTGCACTTTTATGCGACGCGATTAATCTCTAGTCGACAGAGTGTTGAATGCAGCGGCTCTAATTTATGATGTGCGATTGTAGTATTTTGCAATCGTGAGGGTGGGGAGAAAAAGATAGATGCACATAGACCCCAGTGCGACGATGCACTGGGGTCTATGTGTGACACTTTAGTTACGGATCTTATTCAACTTCAATCCGCATTGTTCCAAAACCAGTCCGATCAACTCCCTCGCACCTTCATAAACGCACGGTTTCAGATCCGTTTGACCTTCTTTGATCGTGTATCCGTGTTTCATGAGAATCTCTCGAATCAGGGAGTCTGGCACGACCACCCCATCGGTTTGGATCTTGTGAAAACTACTGGCCACGAATCTGGGACGATCAGTCGCAGTCGGCTGAGGAACTGCACCTTGACCACCGCCAGCCTCCCCGATCACCGCGAGAACCTGACCACCATCGCTAGGAATGGTGAAACGATAAATGTTAATGGTCTCCTTCTGAGCACCATCCTTGTCATGAGACGTATCTTTGGAACTCGACGTGTCCACAGATTTCTCTTGGACTGCCTTTTGAGCCGCCTCTCGCAACCGGTCATCAAGATCACGCCTGGATTTCTTATTGTACTCCAGAGCCTCTCTGGTCATATCGACCATATTTCCACATCGCTGACTATCACACCCACCAGCCGTAAGCATTTCTTGTTGTGTGCGCAGGCAACCCGAGCAAACTCGCACCATTTGATTTTCTTCAGTGGTGGGGGTGGTGTCGGTATTCGGTTTGACTGACGAGAACTTGGTGTAACAGCTTTCAATCAGCTTACGAGCAGCTTGTACAAATACACCAGCAACCAGCTCTCGGTTACCTTCGATCAGGTGCATGCCGCTGTCATTGAGGATATCCAAGATGACATTGTCGGAAAATGCCCTCAGCTCAGGTTGCTTATCCGTGATTAAAGTGCGCGCAGTAGCAAAGTTGGCTTTCATCATAGACAGCTCATGGGAATGAAAATCCGACCTTTGAATCCCGCGCCATTCGGGAACTTGCTGAGCAGGAGTGGAGCTTTGCGACGAGGGATCCTTACATTGGCAGGATCCACATTGGCCGGAGCAGGTCTTTTTCTGAGACTTAAGATCTTTGTCATTTACGTGGTCTTTTGCAGCCTGTTCGGAATGCATGACTCGCACAATCACATGCACTCCAGCGCCATTGATCGGATCGATGGCCATTAGTTCAAATGTAGGTGCTGTGCCGTATGTCAGTGGTCCGCTGTATTCGGAGTAACCATGATTGTGCAGTAGCACGGAAATCCTCGAAGTCATGCGTGTGCACCAATCTGGTATCGTGATGTCATTTCGCAGTCTAAGGTGCACATTCAGCTCGTATACAGTCAGATTATCATTATACGTCTTGGACAGCGACTGGATTCGTCCTACAGCAATCTTCGTTCCACCTTCGATGGTGTCGATGATCTTTTGTTCGAGTGTGTGGGTAGTCATGATCTTTGGTTCCTTTTTCGCTTGTTAGGGTCAGTTGGACAGGCTCTCGTAAAAGCCTACAGTTTCCTCTTCACTTCGACCTATGCGGTAGTCGAAGTCTTGCACTCCAGTGGCCACCACTGCCAGTGTACCATACCCGCATCTGCGGTATGCCCACTTGGTGAACGTATGGACTTCTGGATCCTTTTCGTCAGGTCTGCAAAATGCCAGACAGGCACTCACTGGTTTTTCATTCACATAAGTGATAGCCACTCGACTATCTGCGGTCTGCTCATCTCCATTCAAGATGGATGTACACACGTTGCCCATTATCCATCCAGGCATGCAGAGTCGATGATCCAAGATCACCTGAGCGCCTATATGTACAGTGCTGCCTCTATACAAAACAGTCTCCACCACCGGCAGTACGCTGCGCGCAACAGCTTGGCAGTGGAGAAGAGATTTGCGGATAAGAGATAACTCGTCCATGATAGGTCACACCTCCTGCACCATGACACTCAGATCGATATGCCCGACTCCATCTCTGGTATCGGAGTAGTCGATCATGCATATGGGGACAGAGCAGGCTCTGCGTCCATGGGGTTTGACTTCCCATACCGCATATTTCTTTCGGGGGACACCCGGACTGGCAGCTAACGCCAAACGGTAGTACAATTCATCTTTATCTACCGCATCTTCCACCCAAGGTAGCGCAACCAGATCCAAATCTCGGCATAGCGATCCATGAGGTAAGATACAGTAACCACATTCACGACCTGCTTTTATCAGTGCGTCCAGTCGGTGAATGTAGAACTGTTGCAATTCATACTCAGATGAGGCTGTGAACCAGTCACCGATGTCAGTGGCGTCGAGCTTCTTCTTAAATGCATTGTAAGCGTTTGTGAACATGGTGGTTTTCCATGTAGGTGTGGAGTGCCTTATTGTGAGCGGCTGACACGGTATCAGTTTTCCAGATAGTTCATGTGCAGCTCATGAGCTACTGCGTGTACACTTCGACTGTGTCGAAAGTCCTCGATCACTTTCATCAGCGCAGCATCGAAGTATTCATCGAAGAGTTGCACCTGAGCTTCGAACTCTATCGAGATCACCACGCTCTTTGGCTGGAATATCATGTCGAGCTTCTTGATGAAGCTGTTGGGTAGACGGTAGATGGAGTTCAGAATAGTCATCACCGACAGTGCAGGTACTGGGCCTTTTGCATCTTGCTCGACATCCGTAGAGATGATGATGGATTGCGCATCACAGTGGGTGATGAAAAAGCCCATGCCGATCATGCTCTTGCGAAATACTGACTGCTTCCAGGTTCGTTCGATGTCATTCATGTTGATCCCCTTTGGGTGAGTTGAAAAATACTCGTAACAGTATCCAAGTGGATAATATGTACCCATATTAAATTGCAACACTCGTGAAAAAAGAAAAAAAAAGAAAGAGTAGGACTGCATGGGTGAGATGTACTCACCCATGCAGCTGACGCGATCACTGCGTCAACAGATTCAGTCTCTGTTTGACAACATCGTACTGCTCAGACGCCATCTTGCACATCAGGAAGTCGATGTAGTCACCCAACTCGGGGCAGTCGATGCACTTGCACGTCTTGTAGCAGACATGAAGCTCATCGTTGACTTGGGCGTATTTGTATTGATTCAAATAGACCAAGGCCCACTCCAAGCAAATGACCACCCGTTCAACCAGGTACAGTTCATGCGTCGCCCCGACTAGGGAATCCTCCACTCGACGATTAATCTCCTGACGGTATTTTTGGATGGCGTGCACTTGACGGCGTGCGAAGAACAGGCCGATGGGGTTGTACAACTGCGCGAAGAACTTGGTGACGAATTCCATGACTTGCTCCTAAAGCTAAAAAAATGATGAGGCGAGCCTGTAGAGGTAGGGTGAAGCACCCTACCTCTACGAGCTTATTGAATACGCATGCGCAGCTCGAGAGCTGCGTGGATGCGTTCAACTTCCTTCGTCGCCTCGGTGATCTTGACTTGGTCGAGCAGCTCGATGGCGTCGCCGATGGCCTTGACATCAATGGTCATGCCGGCCAGCGCGGCGGCGGCACGAGCATTGCGCAGGCGCTTGATCGCGATGGTGCGGTCGCACATGGTGATCGCACACCAAGCACCCTGCAGCTGGGCATGGGTTTCGGACATCAGGGCGTGTCGGAAATGGTAGGCGACGCGCACGAAGTAGTTGCCATTGACACGGCGGGTGATGGATTCGCCAGTGGTGGAGGCGAACAGGGTGGTGCAAGAGGTGGTGATGGCGTTCATGGTGTACTCCTGTGAGAGTAAGATTGAGGATTGGGTTGCTTGGGTGAAGGAAGATTCAACTTCCTACTCAGATTAGTAATATATGACCATAAATTTTTGGAACTCGTAGTAAAAAAGAAAAAAAAAGACTCTACACCACTGAGGAGATGATCCTCAATGGTGTAGATTTTACTGTATCTATGTTGTTTCAATTGAGTACGATCGATTGCAAGCGGTGAGCCGCTCGATGATGCAGACCAATCATCAAATCCCGCTCGACTTGACCGATTACACACAGTGTATCTATATCGTCAACCAGCTTGAACAACTGATTGCTGATGTAGATGTCACGTTGCGCATGAGGCAAGTTGTTACTGAGAATATGCTCCAGAGCACTGCGAGCGTGAGACTGAGCGCGCTCGTACAAGGTGGGCTGCGCGAGCACCTGAGTCGCCACAGGGGCGCTGTCGAACAGGCGACGCAAAATGACAGTCAGGTCGATCATGGCGATACTCCTTCAGATAAGATAACGTTCAGCTCAACTCATCACACAGATTGACCAGTGCTTGATGGGCCATCTGATGCAAACCCCGAGAGACATCGTGACGGATCTCACTGGTGCGACTCCACAGCGTGATGTCTGCACAGACTTGCATGTTGAGCATGGCGATGTTCAGGTGATTGTAGGCGAGGAACGGGTTGGCCAGCACGCTATCGCGCGCGCAGATCAAATCCTTCACGTAGAAGGTCTTGAGCGGTTTGTTCATCTCACTCAGAGTCCGATGGTCATCGGCGGTCTCAGTGGGGGCGAAGTCACGAAACGATTCGATCATGGTGCTCTCTCCTAAAAAGAGTAAATGAAAGGGGGGAGTTGTCTAGGCTCCCCCGTATGATGGAGGTGGGTATCACTCATCCAGATCGAGCAAATGCTCGATCTGCACAATCAGGCTCACACAGGGGGAACCTGTGTTCAGGCTGCGTGCAGCTGCTTGGATGCGACTCTCCGCTTCCTTGCGCACGACGTGGTTGATCTGAGGGTTGCGCAACTCAGCTCGGCAAGCATTCAGGCGAACGCGGCAGAGTTCCTTTTGCAACTCAATGAATCGAGCACTCAATGCATCCATTTGTTCTTGGTGTGAAGTCATGATGTCATTCTCCTAGCGCTGGTGAGCGCGTTATGTGTGCAGGGGGGTCAGAGGTGCGATGAGATGCGCACAGTAAATGTACCGCCCGTTTCGCAGTTTTGGTAAACTGCCTCATACCCGTAGTAGTTCTCAGTGCTTTGAGGATTTCCTCTCCAGGGCTGTAGCACTTCACATCCATGGACTTTGAGCATCACTGTCGCTAGGTCCACGCAATCGTTCAAACACTTCTGGGTATGTGGCAGATGACTGGCCACCACATACAGGATCAGTGAGCATGAGTGACCCTTATGTTCCATGTAGTGTTGCAGTGCCGGGGCAACAATGCGCAATGCTGCGCAGATGTCATCATAGACCTTACGGATTTCTGATGCCATGTTTCATTCCCTTTCAAGGCGATGGATAAGACAGGTGAGGTGCGAGAGCACCTCACCTGTGGGGGATTCACTGGGGGATCAGATAGGTCAGAGACGATGTTTTACTGGTCGCATACTGCAGCGCCACATCGATACTCCAATATCGACCGTTATCTGACTTCTCCACGATACCAACCTCGATGGCCATCTCGATAGCCACCGGGTCATCAAAGAGTTTGTACAGCTGCTCGATGCCTGTACGAGCCGTGTGGGCATCGGTTGCTTCTTGGATGGACTTGATCAGATCTGCGTATTCTTGCATGATGTACTCCTGTGTAGAGTAAAGATAGGGTTGATTGGTTGATGAGGAAATTCCTCTCACTTAAGTAATATACGACTGTAGAAAAATGCATTACGTAGTAAGGAGAAAAATAAAAAAATAGATCAGTAGATACAGTGGACTGGGGAGTCCACTGTATCTATCCTTTACACCTTACTCCAGCTCTTTGATGGCTTTGGTGAAGATGACTGCACGTTCATCTTCACGGGATCCCCAGTGGGCTAGTGCTTGTTCTTTGGTCCAAGGACCTCTGCATCCTGCATAGAACATACCATCATCTCCTAGCCAGAGCATGTACCCGCTCTGAGCTAGGATACGACCCTTCACTCCGCCTAGAGTGGTGAGGGAGCTGTGTATCACCCAGGGGTGATCGAAGTGAGATAGAGCGTTGACCAGAGCTTTATCGTACACGGTCAAAGGGGATTGATCACTCAAATAGTGATCACTCAGCGTCTTGAGGTACTGCTGTCCAAACACTGGAGCGGTGTAGTCATTCCCATCGATCTCGAGTTGATTAATCCCCAACTCGTTATAGATCTTGGCTACACCTTTACTCAGACAGATGGCGCTGTCCACGTAAATGAACAGCAGCACTTGTAAGAACCTGTACGAGAGGCAACGTCGTGCATTGGCCACCTCGATGCGATCGAGTAAGCACAAGAAGGTGAGAGTGCCTTTTTCTCGCAGTATCTGCTCAAGACTCACTGGGTCTGGGTAGCCCAGATGAGTAGCTTGGCAGGTGAGCTGACCCAACGTGATCTTGTTTACTTCATTCATACCGGATTCTCCTTTTGTGCCAATTGGATCGATCTGATCGTACTCGAGTAGCTCGAGTACGATCAGACACGTATTAGAACTTCTTGACTTGGCCGCTATTGAGCCGCTCCAGCGCGCTCAGATCGAGCTTGTAGTAGCCCTTGGTGATGATGTGTGCTAGAGCACGTTCGGGCTCGACGATGCTGGCCAATTTCGCATCATCGAAGATCGTCATGCCGTTGACAAACCACTGCCCCAGACGAAGGGGCTGCATCGCTGCAGGACGATTCTCATAGAGCCTGCGGATGTGGTTGACTTTGATTTGGTCTTCACTCATGATTGCATTCTCCTGTGTGTTCGTTATGCTATCGAGTAGGTACTTGTTTATTTGTAGGTACCTACCTCGGTCTGACTGACGTTTAGAATACCCGAGTCACCTTTTCACTGACTGCGTCGGAGTCGTCGGATGCACCTTCATCGGACGGCAGAGCATCCACGGCTTTCTTCAGCGCTCGCATGAGCTCTTGGCGGAGTAGATTGACGTATTGTGAGGAGTTAGAGTTAGTCATGTCAGACATGGTAGGGTTCCTTTTCACAGTTTGTGGGAGTTAGGCTCAGATAGAGCCGATGGTGAGTGTGAGCGTCTTGTGATGGATCACCCGAAGGATCGATCGAGTGCGATCGATCCTGAAGATCTTCTTGAACATCTTCACACTGAGGACTTCCAGGTCCTGTCGATGATCGATCTTTTTGACAGGACCTGGAACTATGCTATAGTGCAGCAGCTCCAATTTCAAAAGCTCGTAGATGTGAGCGTAATTGTGAGGGTTGATCTCCCCTTCTGTCAGGGGGATCACTTGAGATAAATACTTACCCGCTGAGTAGGTGGAGCCATACTCAGTCATGGTTATACTGGCGAGCCACCAGGCGCAGAACTCATCGTGCTTGAGCTCGAACACGGTATGAGTCACATATTGGATAAGTCCGTGGAAGAACTTATTCCAGAGTTTATCGGACTCAGGAATAAATGATGCCAACTCCAACATCACCTCGGTGCTGAGGTATCTGTTTAACTCCCTGAGATGCACTTGGGTATCGGGCTTGAGCTTAGCCCTTGCAATTAACTCCGATAGCTCGTGATGGTATCCGTTATCGAAGAGGTAGTTATGCACTACCGATGTGGGAATAAGAAACATCTCTGTCTCCTGTGGATTGGTGTATGGGGTATATCCGTTCAGCAATCGGCTAACCACTGGATCACTTGAGCTTTAAAGACCACAATCTCGCCCGATATGGCGCTGATGGCTGCCTTGTTTTCATGAGCACGATCGATCGCGGCTCGAATGAACTGATCCACCTGAAGCGCCGCGACGTCGACAGCACCTCTGTAGATACACCCGCACATCTCCAGATATTGCACCTCCATTGCACCAAGCTGCTCGATGTACATCACACTGAGTTTTTTCATAATCTCGTAAAACTCAGCAAAGTTGATTTTACGAGAAGATAGCTCTACAGCCGACTCATAGAAGAGTTTTGAGTAACTCATCACAGCTTGATCGACATAAAGCCCCGGTGAGTGGATGATTTTAAAAGCCAATCCGAGAATGTGCTCCACTATCTCCTTATGGAACTGAACTCCAGATTTCATCAAAGGGCGATATTGCAGCGCACTAAAAAGTAGTGCGTTAAGCTCGGTGTGCGCAATCAGCTTGCAGACATCGTGGCACTCCATCGGTACATCAGACGTCAAGCCTTTGATGTTAAGTGCTGCGATGCGTGAGGGGGACAGTTTAGTGAAAGCCATGATGAGATTCTCCTGTGTGAGGTTGAAGGGGGGTGTTTAGTAATGGGAACTCCATGTGATAATATAGGGTCATAAATTTATGCAGTAGACATACACTCCCTCTACTGGTGCATTCAGTGCACCAGTAGAGGGAGTGTATATATCACAACATCGTCACCTACGCAGTATCGTCTCGATGCGCTCAGGTCTCTCAGTGGGGTTGTTCAATGCAGCCACCATACCCACTTCAAAATACGACCCACCCAGTCTATCGGTGGTGTTGCTCGGAGTAAACGATACGTTTCTCAGTGCCACAAATGTAGGGGGGTTACTCACCAGTTCACTGCGAGATTTAATCCCCTCTCGGTAGTATTTGGTCAGGTCATCTTTGCGCCTAGCCATCAGCGATACGATCAACTCAGTGACTTCTCTATTGGTGCCCACCACACTGCCAGCGTGTTTCTTAGCGGTATCAAAGAGTCTAGCCATGTCCTCATAGCCCAGATAGAAAGGGATCTTTCCCCCACTGAGCAACTCCACATACAACTGATAGACCACGTTAGCAGACTTCACCAGTGTGGTGTTCTTATATAGAGTACCGCCTTTGTTGAAGGTGAATTCATAGTAGTCTTCTACACCAATTTTGATTTTACGGTGTGAGACTGGATCGATGTTGATCATGGCGTTGATCATACTGACGGCATAAGCACCATCGTCGAGCACCATGGCAAACAGACCCACGATGGAGGTGTTTGTGCCGATGACGATCAGCCCCTTTTCCTCGTACCTGGCAGGCAAGATGATCTTGCATCCTGTCTTGGTGATGACACTGCCGTCTTCGAGCCTGACTCGTGTGGCCCTCACACGTTCAGGATCTCGGATCCATTTGAGTGATTGTATGGACATCTATTTTTCTCTCCTACACTTGGCTGTGTATCTCTATAGACACCGGCATACATGCCCGATGCATACAGCGGTCACTGCTGTATGCATCGGGGCACTATATGCTGTCTTTACCGAGTCGAATATGCATCGACCACGTTGACTTGATCGAAGACGTAGTCCACCACGTACTCGATGCGAGCCAGCAGATCGGCATCATCGCTGCTCAAGTCTCGGTTGAGCGCAAATGCATGCTCACGATACTCCAGGATGGACTTTGCATCGGTGAAGTAAAACACCGTATCGCACAGTACATCGCGAGAGAGCTTCCACAAGTCATCGAAGTCCACAGACTTCAGAGTCTGCACCTTCTCCTTGAGCAGCGCTTGAAAGCGCACATAGGGCTCGAGTTTGATATACGTGTTCTCATCTGGATTCCAAGCCGCATAGATCTGCTTGTAGTGATCGCGCACTTCAGTGTGCACCAGCAGACTCAGACGATCACGCAGCATCATGAAGCGTCGAGTGGCTACAGTGCTCGCACGCATAGATAAGTGACGAGCCCAATCGGTGGCGTACTTGACGCGGTTCTCAGCGATGACGTGGATGCTCGTAGGCACACGGGCTTGAACCGTAGCGCCCATGATTGAGGCGTTGTCCCCACCTTCATCGATCCAGCGCTTGTATAGCGGCTCATTGACCGTGATGGAGTCATCGCTGTAGTCGACGATCATATCGCCGAGCTGCACAGCCGCATCGTAGCGAGCCAATGCCGCACACAGATTGCGTCCGGCTTCGACGTGGATCTCGTTAGCAGTGGTGTTCCACTGAGACAGGGAGACTTCAGAGCCTTCACTGGGGTTATCCACCACTCGCCCGGCCAGGATATACACCAGCAGATCATAGTCGAGCGTGCGCTCATAACCAGTCCAGTTGCCACTGGCCATGAATCGCTCACTCCACACCGAAGAGATAAACGCATCATCGAGGGTGTTGACCCAGGCGGTGAGTTCTTCTTCCAGACCCGGGATGGCCTCTCGCACGGTCTCACGCAGATCACCAGCCTCCCGAGCCGAGCCCCGCAGACTCTTGCGATCATAGACACGGGCGTCTCGATAGCTCTGCAGGTGCTCTCGCAGACTGGCAGCTTTCAGCGGAGCTGGGATGGATTGCACCACGATCTTGAGATCGCGGCTGGCCTCTTGCATGAGTTCTTTTTGCACGAGCTCCAGAGCCACCACCAAGTCAGAGATCACAGGCATGACCACATTGCGCGCATATGACAGATGTGATTGCACGGCCTTGGCCACACTCGTCGCGGTCTTATCGAGCACTTGGATGAACGTCTCGTTAGAGGTGCCACCTTGCACGTTTTGAGCCAGCGAGGCGATATACTCGGGTGTGAGGTCTTGCTTTTCTTCGAGGACGCTCAGTCCCCCATAGAGCTTATTGGCCAGGATGGCCACGACTGAGCCATTCTGAGCTGAGAGCTTCAGGCCCTTGGCAGCGGCTTCACTGGCCAAGGTGTAGGCTTCTTTGGCCGCGTTGTAGCTGATCATATCACGCCCCTTGATTGAGCTTGGTGCTGCTGCTCAGACGCTGAGCAGCAGAGGTGGCCACCATCTGAGCCAGTATCGCCCCAGTGATGACATTACCCTGGAGCATATCGGAGAAATTCTCATCGCTGGTCTGTTCGATGATTTCTTGTGCCAGTGAGATGGCCACTGCGGCCACCACTGCACTGGTCTTGTCGATGGGAGTGCTCATGTTACAAAAGAACCTTTCTTGTGTGTCAAAACTATAGAGAATTTACTCATGAGTGAGTCAGTGGTCAAAGGATGCGGCTCCACATCACCAGCCGCATCCCTGCCACATACATGGATCAAGACGAGTAATATTCCTGCACCATCTTCTCAGCCAAGGCCTCTAGCACCATCGATGTAGAGCCTAGGATGTATGGGCTAAAGACGATGCGATCATCGATGCTCTTGTATCCAAAGATGGCGTCGATTTGACGACCGGACTTGGTCGTCATGGGCTGGCTCATGGTCGCGGAGATCACGCTCTTGAGCTGAGCGCCGAAGACGCCCTTATCGCCCACACCCATACCGACGTCTTGAGTGATGGTGATCTGTATGGCCGCATGATCGAGCGCCAATGGATCTCCATCGATGCGAAAACCAGAATCGACTTGTCCGGTATAGATGGATTTACCCAGTGCCTTGGCCTTATCTGCTAGTCGTTTATCGCTGGCCCTGGCCAGTGACTTCAGCGAGTCACTCATATCGTCTAAGTCACCGTGGTAGTAGATCTCGACATTGACCACTGTGCCCTTGACACCTGCTTTAGGAGACTGAGTAGATAACTCCGATAGGGAGTCCAGAGTCGTCTCATCAAACGCCCCCGAGGCGGCACTGACGCTGTCTTGCAGCACGCACACACTCGTGCCAAACTCCACCTCTTTGCCCACTGAAATCAATCGTGAGACCACTGTGTCAAAAGGTACGACCACTGTCTTGACCTTAGCAACCGTGGTGCGCATGCGCTTGGAAAACTCCACTGAGATGGATGAGGCGTCATCGTGAGTGTCCACCGACTCCCACAGCACTGTGGTCGCATCCATCGAGTTCTTCCAGACGATCTTTTTAGGATTGAAGAAGTCAGGCTCAAAAAACCCACTGTTGTAGATGATGGGGTCTCCCACCTCCAGCTTATCGCCCTTCTTCAATGGACAGACGATGCGGTGTGGGATAACCAAACCAGCGGCCTTTCCACAGCGAATACCTGTTTCATAGCCAAGTATTTCACCATCGTCGTAGGTGACGATGACTCCGTGCTCATTGATATCGGTGACACGACCTGGCTTCTTAGCCGTGATGGCATACATCGAGCCTGTGCGCTGAGGCACGATCTCCTCATAACCCGTGCGCACAGTCGACTGGTGATAGCCCGCACAGGCCACTGAATGAGCCTGCTGAATCGAGATGAATGCCACTCGACGCATATCGTCGTTGGTGCTGGCTGCACACACCAGTGCACTGCTCGACAGCGTAGAGGGCATGCCGTCTTTGTTATAATCGTACTTATCAATCATACCCAATGCATTTTTGAATTTTGCATTGGGTGACAAAAAGACGTTGATGCCAGTATCGGAGCTATCGACTGTGGCCTCTGAGATCACCCCCTGATGAGAGGGGTGCATGATGCGAGTGTCCTTGGTCATCGATCGGCGATTGCGCCCACCAGTGCCTGAGAACGTCACAGCTTCGATGCTCTTTAATTCCATCAGGGGGTTGATCTGTGACTCTTGCATCTTGACGGGGTCATCGACGATGCGAGTCCATACGGCGTGAGGATTCATCTCGATCTTGCGATTGCTCTTGCCGTATTGGGCGTTATGTACCCTCAGGGATTGCACGAGCTCAGCGTAGACGGCTCCAGCGATCAGCTCAGAGCCTTTGATGTTCATGTAGTTCAGATCCATCTCATCTGGATGCTGATCAGTGAGTAGCATCCGAGCCGACTCAAACAGTAACCCCTTGAGTGTCTGAGGCAGCTTTAGGGCCTTCAGCCTCATGAGAGTGATCGGGTCGATAAACATCTGCTCAATCAGATCCATCTCCCGCACATACCTCACGCTCATGGCGTTTGCCTCGAGGATGTTCAAGTAGACAGCCTTTTGATCGAAGGAGTAGACGCTATAGAGTTTCAAGATTTTAGCGTACAGATTGAATCCAGCCAGCACCATACTGGCCAGAGTGTTGTCCTTGGGAAAGACCAGCGTCTCATCACTGAAGGCCACAGCGTACTCGGTGAGCTCATCGAGTTTGACTCGAGTGCCAGCTGGCACTCTCCTCACATCGACCTTCAGAGTATCGATCAGTCCATTGAGTCCCATGTAGTACGCCAGCACAAACCCCAAGGGGATGTCCTTTCCGTAGATGCTCAGCTGAGCATACTCTACTGGGCAGCTGCTCTGACTGAGCCCCAGATAGCTCAGCATAGAGCCAATCAATGTAGGCTCAGCCTCCAGATGACTCGCAGGGATAGTGTACAAATTACCATACTCATCCATGAGGACGACTTCAGTGCGACTCATCCCACACAGCGTCATGCCAGCATGAGTGGTCTCCACGCCCAGAGTGTGACCATCGACTTCCTTAATCAGGCTGTCGCGATCGAAGATCAGTCGGTATTTATCGGTGAGGATCTCTCGAAATGAGTGAGCCGCAGCCGTATACAGTCGAGGTAGTTTGGGTAGATTGTCGAAGGTATACGCGGTCTTGATCTCCACGATGGGGGACTTATCCTCACTGTAGTACTTGGCCATGATCTCGTCATGCAGCCAAGCTGTGAGATCGTGAGATTTCTTCAGACCTCTGCGCACAAAGAGCTTGCCGTAGTAGCTGGTGAGCGCCACCTCATCGGGGCCGATCTTTCTCAGTGGGATATCTGAGAATTGCTTACGCAGTCGGTAATCGGTTCCATTGGCAGTAAACGTCCCGTCGTCATTTAAGTGGGGTACTCGAAAAGAGATGGTGCTCGGAGAGCCCTGGATAGGTGCTAAGCGCACCACATGCAAATCATACTTACCCAGTATGGACTCATTGCGCTCCACAGAGTAGTCGGTCACTGCCACGCCAGCGTGCTGTACACCGAGCGCCATAGCCACTGTGTGCTGCTTCAGAGCCTTTTGCCTATATGAGCTATCGAAGCTCTCCAGACTGCCCTTGAGCATGTTTTTATCCAGCACACTCTGGCTGTCTTTGAAGACTGGGGTATTGGCATCGACTGCCAGATCCTCATGCTTGACCTGGGTGTACTGATCCAGTGTCTTTTTAGGATCTGGTGAGGGCAGCTCCTTATATCGCTGGCTGAGCTTGTTAAAGCGGCTCATCTCAGCTGCGCTGATATTGCCCGTCTGAGCCAGGTGATTGAGGTGTACAGCAAACCCCTGCTCTGGAGTCGGGGCACTCTGGGAGAGTACGTGCTTGAGAGTGACTCCTGCAGAGACCTCACTTTCATCGACAGAGATGGCATTGAGTTGATTGAGCTTCTCATCGATTTGCTCATCTTCGAGCATCTTGAGCATCGCCTCATCACCCTCTCCCTCATCGAGGATCATGCGCTGATCGATGGGGGCATTGCTGTCACTGGGAGCATCTACTGTCACTGCAGCAGAGCTTTGAGGATCACTCGCCTCAGACCCAGGAGTGTCATCTTGATCATCGCCGATGGAGCCAGTTTGCTCCAGCTCTGTGATTTGCTTATCACTTAAGTTGGCCGTGACGGTGCGTGATTCCATGATGCGCATGAGGTACACCAGCACACGCTTTTGCAGCTGGATGGGAGATATTTTCTCCTCGATCGCACCAGGTACATCTTCAGCCTTCTGAGCTTTACTCTCCCCATCATCACGCACAGAGTCCAAGAACCCCAGATTCAACACCGACCAGACGCTGCCGTCTTGAACGATGAAGTTGATCAGGTGCAACTTCTCCTTGGGGATCAGTGAGAGGATGCTGGTGTGGCGATCCGCACTGAGCCACTTCCACAGGTCCAGCAGTGTATAGGCTCTCTCTTCGGTGAAGATCTTGAGCATAGAGGATTTGATCGGAGTGTCCTTAGCCGCTGTATTGAGCTGAGCCAGACTCGGCAGGATCTGAGGGATATTGATCTTCAAGAACTGGTGATGCTCACTGCTGTGGCTCACTCGTGCGATCTGAGAGATGATCTCAGTATACAAGTTACTCCACTTGGAGTAGCGCGTGTATAAGTTCTTCGTATATCGATAGCAGTGAGGGATAAAGTCGTAGTTGTACACCACCAGAGTTTGCGTGTCGTTATTCAAAGATGCGATGTCTTTGAGCGTGCGCAGTCTTCGGTTTTTCCCCCTCAGGTCTCTTTCCATGTCGGGGATGTTCACACTGACTCTGCGAGGAGCTCCCTCGTAGGAGTTGAGCATGTGGATATTGAAGATGTACACTGGCTTGTTGATGCCCGTGAAGATGGGGTCATCGGCCATGGGGCCGTATCCGATCCCATCCCAGCTGCAGTAGTGAAAGATGCTGTTGTACGGCAGAGCAAATGCGCTCGAGTTAGCCAGATGAGGCTGCGTGAGCTGGGAGGTGCGATAGATTCCGTACGCACGATAGAATCGGGTGTTGTCCAGACGTGAGAGCATGGTGAAGAGGTCCTTCTTCTGTAGGGAGTTTACATGGTCAAGTTGGTCACGACATAATTGATCGTGGAGGTATTACAGTTGGCGACCATCTTACCTTCGGGTCCCAGATAGAAGGATTTATCATGCATGACTGCATCGATTTCCTGCACAGCCTCTTGAGTCACCAAGCTGATCAATGATCCAGTATCACCGTCGTGGTCAGCGCCTAGATTCTCCAGTCGAGATGGGTGAGGTGATTGTGAATCGTAGGTGGGCTCACCCGTGATGGGAAAACGTGGGGCGATATCACCCTCGATGAGATTAAACTGAGCATCGAGCGCATGGCGCTTTTCTGTGCGCATCGTGCTCATGAGGTATGTGCTCGATGGATAGGTGCTGCGCCCTGTGGCGATCGGATAGCGCGTGACGATCTGAGGTACTGCAGCTGCCCAGCGATAGCACGCCACGTAGAACAAATCGTTGTAAGTGATCGGTGTGCAGTACTTGGCCATCTGAGGATCGGGTAGGTCATCGACGCCATGGATGAGTCGATAGGTGCTGTCCTCGCCCCTATAGACCAATCCCAAGTATTTACCTTCGACTGTGATGGGGTTGGAGCGAATGGACGACTCTCGGTAGCTGTTGATGACTTTTTCTAAGCCTTCATTGCTCATCCACTTGTCATAGGTGCGAGACTTCACAGTCACATGCACACTCTTGAGAGAGCGCATATCACACAAGACAGCAGGAGCCGATGCCGAGCTAAACACCTCAGAGAGAAAGCCTGTCTTTAAATAGTGCAGCGTCTTCAAACGAGCCGTCTTCATGAACTGCAGCAGTCCCACCATCGTATCGTTGAGCTTGGGTGCATAGGGATCATCCAAGTCCGTCATGGTGGTGTTCATGGCTGTGAGCACATTTCGAGTGGAGTCAAAGACTGCTCGACCTGCCCACTTACTCATCATGAGGTTGTTCTTGCCTCGGATGATATCGATGGCTTTTTGATACAGATCGTTAAATGTGTTTTGCAGCGATACGCGCTGGCGATCACAGTTCGACAGATCGTTTCTGACCACCAAAGCAGGGATGGTGTTGGCCACACTCAACAGTGAGTTGTAGAGCTCATTGATCTCATCGCTGGTGACTCGACCCGTATCGTCGATCTCCACATCCCGGTATCCAGCAGGCAAGACATAGATCTTGCTCATCAAAGCCTGGTCTTGTCGAGAGGTGACGAGCTTGATTTTCTCTTGCCTCTGTAGGCTCTCACTGGGGATGTGCTTGATCAGCCGGAAATGGTTGAGAAAAAACGTATAGCCGGTAGATCCTTCACTCGCATCGGACTCCACGAAGTCACACAGCAGCTCATCCCACTTGCCGTAGGCTTTTCCAGTGATGATGCCCTCGTAGAGCCCCTTCAGGGAGATCAGTGTCTTGTAGATGGCAGGATGCAAGATCTGGATCTTGGTGTCGATCCATGACTCCTTGAGAAACCTCCCGGGAGTGCCAGGTGTGCCAAAGATCTCCGTCGAGAACAGCCCAGCTGGGTGGAAATTGCGCGTGATGCCCTCGAAGACATCTTGACTGGTCACTGGCTTGACGGAGTTCGTCCACTGAGGGTTCTTATCAAGGTTGAGTAGACCGATATTAAAGGGGACATTCAAGTTGCTCATGAATAGACTCTCCTGCTGCAAAGGGGGAAGTAGAAGAAAAAATGATTCAAAGTAAAACCACAGACAAAAATACAGGCTCATCTCTCGCTCAGAGCTCACACCTCATGGCCCGTATCTGTCATTATTCAATGCATGTCCATCGAGTGAGCTTTATAGAGCCCCCTATGGGAGCGCAGAGCACACTCTAAGGTGTATGGGTATACTCTACCTATATAGACCATACGCATACACCCCTCCAAACGTAAGGAGCAAGTGATGACCAAGCCAAATAAGATCAAGAAAGAGAAAATCAACGACGGGTTTGATTTCGATGATGAACTGGATATGGGGGAATTGGATTTCGATTTCGATGCCCCTAAGAAAGATCGCTCTCCCGTCACCGACTTCAAAGAAGGTGTCATCGAGGGGATAAAGACTGGGCCTCGTGACGGGGCTTTCATCAAAGAGACCATGAAGGAGATACTGCCTCCTGGATATGGTCAGACCATCGATTTCACCAGCAATCTGGCTGGGCGTATCTCCTCGACGTATGAGCAGACTCTGCGAGAGATCAAGCCCGAGGTCAAGCTCATCAAAAAGGCTCTGTCCAAGACCATCCCCGAGGATGCTTGGTATATCCCCAAGAGCATCCAAGAGCGACTCGGTCAGTGGAGAAAAGACGAGGAATATGAGGATCGAGTAGCTGCTTCTGGTAACCAAGACAATCAAAGAGAAGAGTTTCTAGGCAGCACACTCACGGGCATCTTCCAAGCCCAGCTGCAACAAGAGCAGGCCAATCACGATCGCCAGAGCACTCAAGACGCGGTAGCTCAGGGCCTGGATATGCGCAAACACCGAGACACGATGGGTGTGCTCAGTGATGCAGCAGCTTCCATGGCCAGACTCGATCAGTACAATCGCACGATCAATCTGGAGTTTCAAAAGAAGTCTTTGGAAGTCTCCTACCGACAACTCTTCGGTATCCAAGACATCGTCAAGATCGCTCAGGCTACATTCGATCTGCACTCACAGGTGCTGCCTGCTATCCAAAAGAACACGGGCTTGCCTGACTACGTCAAGTTTCAAACCAGTGAATTCTTGCTGGAGTATAATAAGCGCCGCATGGCCAGCTTGATCGGCAATGGCCTATTCGGCCACAGCGGTCAGTACCTATCTAGAGCAGTCGCTGAAGTGGGCAATAAGCTCAAAGGTAAAGCCAAGGATGCGATGAGCTCTTTGGCCGATATGGCCACTCAGCTCCAAGACACCAAAGAGATGATGAGCAGTGCGGGCATGACGGTAGCGGGCATGGCTGGTGATCAGCTGGGCACTACCGTCTCCCAAGGCCTGGCTGGGCAAGCTGCTAAGTCCCTGGTGGACAATAAACTCGCTACGAATAAGAGCTTCGTGCGCTTGGGTCTAAAAGGAGCTAACCTGGTTCAAAACGCAGGGGCCCTAGCCTCAAGATTTCGAGACAATAACATCGGCAACTACGAAGGTGGTATCACTAATCATCTCAAGCGTTTCTTAGCAGAGATGATGCCTTCTCAAGACAGCGCTCACGAAATCGCTGACAGCAGTGCCACTCCAGGCTCTGCGTTCTCATCGGGCCCCGATGGTGAAGTCTCTCGCACGGAGAAGTCTCTCACCGAAATCATGCCAGGATACTTAGCCCGTATCTTGCAAGAGCTCCAGATCACTCGCACAGGCGACACCTCCACAGGTCTGACTGTGTTTGATATGCAGCGCTCTGAGTTTATCGCTAAGAAGGAGATGAGTAAGCGCGTACTGTCTAGAGTGTACGATCAAAACAAAGCCAATGCCTTACACTCTAAGTTAAATGAGATCATCACCAACTTAGAAAAAGATGGCTACAAACTCTCCGATGAAGCCAAAGAAGCTCTCAAGCACCGCATGGCATCGTCGAGCAAAGAGTATGCCGATGAGCAGACCTTGGGTGACGTTAACCGCTATGAGATCAAGGCTGGTGCAGAAGAAGCCGCTCGCGTCATGCGAGAGTTCTTCGAAAAAGTCCCTATACAAAAGCAGATGAATCTGCGAAATATCCACAGAAACCTAACCAGTGACTTGGGGGATACCACCACCAATATCCAACGACTGGCAGATCAAGGTCACAGCGATTTGCTCAGAGAGCATGGGATCGTATCTTCGCAAGAAGATGGCTACGAGGGGGGATTGAGTCGACGAGTCGACACCAAAGCCATGCTCGAGCACTATCTGAAGATGACTCCATCGGCTCAGAAGGCTGAGCCCAAGCGGCCCACCATGGCCGAAGAGCTCAAGAAAGCCATGAGTGAGTCTGAGACCGTCCAGAAGGCCAAAGCCAAATACGAGCAGACTAAAGAAAATCTCAGAGCTCGTGGCAAGAAAGCCAAGAAGGGAGCTTTTGCTCAAGCTCGCAAGATGGCCAAGTCCATGGGAGCTACCGGTCTGGAAAAGACCCTGGATGAGGGCTCGGAAGGTAAGCCCTCCGATATCCTCAAAGCTGCTATGGAAGATGCCTCTAAGAGTAAATCAGGTCAGGCTGCTAAAGCCAAACTCGACGAGGTCTCCAAAGCCATCAGCAAGGAAGTCTCTGGCAATGTCCATCTGAGTGCATTAGTCGATGCTGGCAAACAAGCCACTGAGACAGTAACTTCTAAGATCAAGAATGTCAATGCTCAAGCTGAGTCTATGCTCGAGCGCTGCACGGTCGACGGCGAGATCGACTATGAGCTCTTACTCAAGGAGCTCGCTGCACTGCCAGAGAAGATCCGAGTCGCAGTCATGCAGCGCATGATCAAAATCAAGGAAGGACTTCTTGAATCTTGGAAAGAGATCAAAGAGGCTGGTGAGAAAAAGGATGAGGACAGTCAAACCAAAACGCCTCCGACTGCCGCATCGCAAGCCGAAGACATCAAGCAAGAGCAATCTGTGCCCAATGTCGACAAGGGCAGTGAGCAGCCTGCATCGGGCTTAGGCCAGCAAGACGATCCAGCCACTAAGAAGTTCGCCAAAGGTGGCGTGTTCATCAACAAAATCTTGAGTAAGGCCACCAAGTTCAAGCTCTTTGGCAAGAAAGGTGTGCAAGAAGCAGTAGCTGGGGAAGATGGCAAAGAAGCCATCATGCCCATCGGAGACGGCGGTGTGCAGCTGCTCAATCCAGATGGATCTCGCAGATCCCTATTGCCTGTGGTCAGAGCCCCTGACGATAGGCTTAGTGTCATCATGGATCGGGGTCAGCGCTCGGGGTATACATCTAAGTATGACAACTCTCAAGCGCAAGACATCGAGGCTAAGACAGTCGAGCCACCCCCTGAGCACATCGATCGGCCATCACTGTCCACACTCAAAGACAAGCTCAAGATCGATCCTCAGTCTGTAGAGACCATGGTGGAGAAAGCCACTGCGGCTTTCACCGCTGCAGCTGAGCGCATCAGGCAAGTCAATATCCCCAGCTGGGATACATTGAAATCTAAATTCTCCGCTTCAGATAAGGCAGGTGCTACAGTATCGGCTCAGACTGCTCTGCCTGGAGAAGGTGTCCCTCAGCAACTCGATCGAATCAATGAGACTTTGAATAAGATCCTCGATCGAGTCGAGCACGTGGCTATCGCTGGCTTGGGTGGTAAACCCAAGCTGAGTATGACTAACCGCTCTCTCATTTGGGCTAAGGATAAAGCCATCGGTGGGGTATCCGGACTGATCAGTGGTACAGGTAGACTCTTCATGGGTAGTGCCAAGCTCAGTGGGAAGATCGCCAGTGGGATGTGGGATGTAGCCAAAGCCGCTGCAAGTATCCCGGGTAAGTTTAAAGAACAAACTCGTGATGTGTATGTCAAGGGGGAGAATAAACCTCGCCTGTATGGAGTACAAATCGATGCGGGTAAGTATCGTCGTCTACACAGCAAGGATGTGCTGAAGTCCCATAAAGACATCAATCAAGCCATCACCGATGAGAGTGGGAATATCCTCATCAAGGATGAGGAGCTCGATCAACTGGTGTGTCCAGATCCTCGTGGGATCATGGTCAGGCTCACCTCACTGGTGGGCAGGGGTTTGGCTTACGTCCCCAAGAAGATCGTCAAGGGCCTGGGCTGGCTAGCCACAGGTGGCGTGTCTGCCATGTGGAATCTGGAGATGACCATCCTCAAGTCTGCTCGATCGTTCATAGGCAGTGCACTCAAAGCAGGATACAACTTCCTAGGCAGGCCTGTGGATCTATACAGCCCAGGTGTAAAAGATCCTGTACTGCTGGCCAACCTCATGGTCAAGGGCTATTATACATCTAAGAGTACGGGCAAGGCTATTCGCTCCTACTCCGATATCGATGGACCTGTGCTCGATGGGGATGGTAATGAAGTCGTCACGCTCGAGATGCTCCAAAAAGGGCTGTACGATAACAAGGGCCGGCCCGTGCGCACTCGCCTGGGTAAGGTCTTTAATGCAGCTAAGTCCCTGGTCATGGGTGCTGGCAAACTCGCATACAAGGGCATGAAGCTGGGCTGGGAGGCCACTAAGAAAATCGCCACAGCCGGCATGAAGGGACTGGGCGCAGTGGGTAATCTACTCACTGGGGGTATCGGCGGACTCTTCGGTGGCAGCGATGCCATCACCTCTAAAAAGTCTCTGTCCGTACTCGAGGAGATCCGTGATATCTTGGATGATCGACTGCCTGCTACAGATGGATCGAGTGGGGAGACGCCCACTGCTGATAAATCTACAGATGGCTCTAAGTCCTCAGGAGTCTCTCCATTGAAGAGTCTGAAGTCTATCTTCAAGCGCAATCAAAAGCAATCGGCTGCGCAGCATCAAGAAGATGCTAAGGAGATCGAGAAAGCCAAAGAGTCTGTACAGAGTAAACTCCAGAAGAAAGACTCTACAGATAAAGACTCTGGTGGATTGCTGGGTAAGCTCAGCGATCTCATCGATGGTATCAAGAATCTGCTGTCTCTGGGCAAAGGCAGTATCGGTAAACTCATGGGCTGGGGAGCCGGTGCTCTGGGTCTAGGGGGAGCTGCTGCTACTGCTGCAGCAGCGACGACTGGTGCGACTGCAGCAGCAGGTACTGCCACTGCTGTAGGCGCTGCCAGTGCCACCACAGCTGCGGCTGGTGGTGCTGCTACTGCAGCAGCCACTGGAGGCGGTTTGATGGCTGCAGCTGGCACTGGTCTGGCTACACTGGGTACTGCGCTAGGGGCCTTCCTGGGCTCTCCTGTGGTCATCGGTGCGGCTGTGGCTGCTGCTGTGGGCTATGGGGCATGGAAAGTCTATCGTCACTACAAAGACAAGCTCGGCGATATCGACAAGCTGCGCCTGGTGCAGTATGGTTTTCATCCCGATGATGAAGTCAATTATGTCAAGGTGGTGAAGTTCGAGCGCATCTTACAAGATCGGGTGCAGTTTACCAATCAAGGCCCTGATATCATTGAGAGTAAGGTCAATCTCAAGGACATCATGTCCATCTTCGATCTCGACAGTCAGAGCAAAGAAGATGTCAATCGCTTCACCATGTGGTATCGTGCCAGGTTCAAGCCTGTGTTTTTGACACACGCTCTGGCTGTCAAGCAAGTCACTGGGAAATTCGATATCGATTCGATCAGCTCTCTGGAGGGTGCAGATCTGCAGTCGTATATGAGCTTAGCCTCCTACATGGATGGCCCTTACGGCTACGGGGTATTACCGCTGCATGACGCAGCGTATAAGGCCTGCTCATCGACAGATGTGAAGGCTGTCATCCAAGACATCCGACTCAAGTATAAGCTCGATGAGATCAAGTCTAAGCCTAATAAGGCTGCTGCAGATACCACCAAGCCCACTCGTGAGCAGCGTGGTATACAGCTCGTAGCCGATGCTCAAAAGCAGCAGCAAGATACGTTGACCAAGGCAGCACCTGAGCTGCCTAAGACCAACTTCTCCTTGGATGTGGAAAAGCCCCCCACTGCCACCAGCAGTGTGAGTGTAATTGACTCCAAGGTCAATCCCAGTGGCTTGAAGTTTGCCGATGGGCCACTCTTGGATGGTCGCAATGGCTATAGCCTTATCCGCCAGGATGGCAAGCTCAAGATGGATCAGGTCAACCCAGCACTCATGAAGAGCTTCTTCGGCGCTGTGGAGGAATACTACCAACTCACTGGTAAGCGCATCACCGTCACCGATGCCTATCGCAGCTATGAAGACCAAGTCGCTATGCGGCAGAAGTTTGGCACTAAAGCTGCTGTTCCTGGTCAGAGTCTACATGGCTACGGCTTAGCGCTGGATGCTGACTCTAAAGCCCTCGATGAGATGGATGATCTGGGGCTGCTGCGCAAGTATGGACTGATTCGACCTGTGGGAGGTGAGCCCTGGCACATCGAGCCAGTGGGCGTGCAGCTCGATATCGATCGCTATAAGCAGCAGCCTGAGCTGGCGATGAAAGCCATAGAAGAAGGCATCGGTCGAGGAGGTGGGGGCTTAGGCACTCAAAAGGGTGCCACCGATGGCTCTCGCAATCCAGAGCTTGCTCGCCAGATCCTTGCTGCCAGCATCCAGCCCAATGTGAAACTATCTGGCATCAATGCCGATGCTAAAGCCTCTGGTCCTCTGGAGAAGATCGATCCACTGGGGACTCAATCTAAGAAGCCTACACTGCAAACGGGTATCGTGGGGCCTGTATCTCAGCCAGGTAAAGCCCCACTGCAAGCGAGCAATCAGCCCAAGTTTGCTCCTCTGCCTGATGCGGAGAGTAAGCCCGCAGTGGCGTCTACCGATGCACCTAACAAGGCTCAATTCGGTGCTCTGCCAGAAAAACCCACCATAGGTGCTCTGACTAAAGTCCCTGAGCCCAAGAGCCGAGATAAGCAATCGGTCAAAGACACCATCACCGCAGCTGCTCAGGCGGTGGGTGTGGACCCTAAGGTGGCACTGGCTACTGCAGCTATGGAGTCTGGCTTTAACCCAGACGCCAGAGCTAAGCTCGGCAGTGCTGCCGGACTCAACGGTTTCACTCAAGCCACTTGGGAGGAAACTGTTTCTAAGTATGGCTCTAGATACGGCTATATGCCCGAGAGCACTTCAGTCTACGATGCTCGTGCTAACGCTCTCATGGGAGCACACCTCATCAAGGCCAACAGCGACGGTCAGACTCAGGATGTGACCAAAGCCTACATGGCTCACTTCCTGGGTAAGGCTGGAGCCAAGCGCCTGTATGAGGTGTACCAAAATGCCCCTCAGACTCCAGCTGCTCAGATCCTGCCTAAGGCAGCTGCTGCTAATGAAAGTATCTTCTACGACAATGGATCTCCCAGATCTGTACAGGCTCTGGTGGACTACATCGATGCTAAGCTCAGGAAGACTGCAGCTGCGTTTGGGATCGATTTAGGCAGTGATACTGTCCCTGTCGAGCGCACGCGAGTCTCTGCTGTACAAAATGCATCTCAGGATAGCTCTTGGAGGGCTTTAAAGGCCTCTACAAGGCCTCAAACCCCCTCGGGGGATACAGAGGTAGCCACAGCTACTCCCAAGCCCTCCAGAGCGGCTATAAAGTCAGACTTTGCTCGCGCTAGTCTGGGCTTAGACATGAGCAATCTCCAGCCCACTCGCATCGAACCCGCAGTCGATAACAGCCCAGGTGCCAACCTGATGTTTAAGACCGAAGGGATCTTGAGCGAGAGTCTGGTTGTACAAAAGCGCATGGAGCAACTACTGGCCATCATCGCTAATAAACCCAATATCCCTGCTGCTGTGGAGTCTATGCAGGCTAAGGACCCCTCAGCTAAACCCGAGACTGAATTGACTAATGATACTCCAGCTGTGAGGAGTAACTCCAAGCCAATGAGTGCTCGATATGATATCCCCGATCTTCCTGTGTCCATGAGACGCAGAGCATAAAAGCATACTCACTCACCACCCTGGCAATGCGCTAGGGTGGTGAGTGGGCTCTATGCTGTATCAACGCTTATCAGTCGGACTCATAAAGATATTCATGAGCTGACCTGGGAGCATATTCGCAAACTGCATACCCCACATAGCAGGAGATGCGATCTGTTTGATCTGAGCGATCTTGGTATCCATCTGCCTCTTGAGGATGGGTAGACGATCATGAGCGTCTGGCAGACTCGTGGCCGATAGCGCCATCATGTAATCTGTGAATTTATTCTCACTATCGAAGACGCCTTCTAGGGGCATGATGCTCATGCCTTCATGGATAGGCAGACTCACCACTGAGGAGAGATCCTTCACCGTAAACGACACATCGATGGCCATGGCGTTGCCGTTTCTATCCCAGGCCATATTCGACGTACCCCGAGTGATGGTGAGTGATGTGATCATACCTAAGCGAGTGATACTTCGCCCTCTGTCATAGAGCTGACACACGAATGGACTGGTGTACGACTGCTTACCGGTGGCTAAAGGTAGTGCTCCAGCTAGGAGCATACACAGCGGGATGTAGATGTGCATCATCTGCGAAACTACGTTTCCATAGGGGCTGATGAGTGTGGTGGTGTACGTAGAAGTCTCCCCCACACTAGCGGCGTGATCTGTCCAGTGCTCAGGGATATCTACAAATGCACGACCAGCAAACTGCACCAACCCCCCGATATGTAGCAAATCGGCCGTGTTGGTGAGGATGCTCACAGCCCCATCGAGTACACCTTTGACAAACCCCGCACTGTCTACATTACCTTCAGCAAAGCTGATGTGAGTCTCTCGTGCAGACTTAGAAGCGGAGTTGAGTTTATCCGCTAGAGAAGACGGGGAAGTAGAGTTAGAGAACGTCTCAGTGGTGGATCCCGTGTCGTCGACCCGAAACGATGCCCAAGAACTGCCGTCGGCAGCAGATGCCAAGAAGTATTCGAAAAATCCGTCGGAGACATTAGGCTCATAGGGCTGAGTCTTTAGATCTTCGAGTGTCTTACCTCCACTGGCAGTCGCTGCGTTGGCAGTGTCTTTTCGAGTGCGCAGATCCTGCTCGATGATGCCCTCAGTATCGCCTTTACTGAGCTCAGCTCCAGCGAAGAACTTTTCCCAGAATGTCTTTTGAGAAAACGGCATGGTCTCATGAGCATCGATTTGCTCCAGACCTGCATTTTCCTTATAGACTTTCCTGACCTTACCGTACCAACCCTCATCTCCTAAGGCACTCAGTTGCTTGAACATCTCCTTGCGGTGACGCTGCTCTAGGCGCTTAGCACGGTTAGCAATGGCATAGACGTCGATGATACCATCTTCAGCCATCTCTGGAAAGATTTGATGAAAGATGGTCTTTGTAGCGTTATCGAGTTTAGGTTTCTCACCAATGAACGATTCAAACACGCTGGACTGTGTATAAGTGATCAACTGACGATTGACCGCTAGCTGGTTGACTAAGTTGTTCACCACCTTCCAGTATGAGGTCATACCTTCTTTGAAATAGCAAAACTTACTAGCGGGTATTTTGAACATAAACCGAATCGCATTACCGATGGTCATGAACAAGATAGGGATGATCGTCAGAGGCAGTACCGCTAGATTAATCACACCAAAAGCTGTCTTCAAGAACATATCAATGAAGCCAGTGGTCGATCTACCCGTGCGAGCCAGCGTAGCCAGTGAGGGCGTGTAAAACCCTGTGAAGAACTGAGTCAGTGAGTTGTACGATACAAACCCAAAACTCAAGTGCACGATGCGATTGTTGTCATCGATGGCTTCACTGTAGTACCTGCCCATGCCTGTAAAGCCCGCTGAATAGGCGATGCCTTGATCCACTGCTTGACGACTCAGCCCCTTAACAGGGATATCCGCATAGGGTGTGAACTGAGGAGGTGGATTGATGCAGAAGTTCCCACCCACAGTAGAGTCGGTGTACTTAAACGATGCACTGGAGTAGCCTCTGTTTTCCTGATCCACTGGGTCTAGACTAGAAGCGGGTCCACCTGTGGAGCCTAGGGTGGGAGGCACCAAAAACGCCTGACGTATCCATAAGCGATCAGTGATCATTCCGTTGGGGCTGATCAGGCTGCGTTGAGCCAATCGAATCTGAGCGGCTTGCTCGATGGGGGAGGTGGTGGCCATAGGTGTTTTATTCCTCTTCGCAGGGTGTCTGATGCTGGCGCACTACTGAAGTGCATAGAGTAAAAATAGAGACAGTTATACACCACAGTAGTGCAGGTCATTGGATTGACCTGCACTACTGTGGGGGGTGTATGTATGTTTTATTTAAGAAAATGAAAGCTCTTGGCCATCTCAGCTCGCAGTAGGGCGTAGCCTTTCTTGGCGTCTTTTTGACGCCGCAGCATGCTCGCGTGATAGGTGAGCATGACGTACTGGCGGGTATCGAATGTGCTCCAGTCGTGAGTGGACTCACAGTGGCGAATCATAGCTCGAGAGCTGGGACAGTTGAGCATCTGAGCGTGACGCATCAGCTCAAACATATCATCACTGGCTTTATCAAATACATACGCATGGATGGCATGGATGTCTTTGTTGAGTTTAGAGACAAACCACATCGGATCGATCAGACCGAAGGCTCGGATGATCTTCTTCAAGTCATCTGCGAATGTGGATTGCTTAGCTCTCCAGAGTTCGGATGCAGAGCTGTATCCCAGCTGATACTTACAGACGTAGTTCCTAAAGAAATTAGGATCGCCCTCTAGGAGGAATCTGCCTCCACCATTCTCAGCGATCTCCAGCAGCAAGTCGTTGTTACATGTACCATACAGCGTCGAGCACATGGACTGCGTAACAGCCCGATGAGTATCCTCAGTGAATTTAGGGCAGCCTACGAAAGCCCCATATAGTCCAGTCAGCCCCAGTGTGGTGGCCTCATGCAGGAGTTTCTTCAATAAAAATCGAAGTGCTCCGATATCTTCTACGACGATATTGGGAAACAGTGGGCAGCCCTCGGCCATGGCCATGACCATGCCCATGATGGCTCGCACATCGTTGATTGGAGCTGACTTTAAAAACGACTGAGCAGCACCTTTGGTGACCTTGACTAGGCTGATGGCATCTTCAATGGCCGTGAAGGTCACTTTACGAGCATCCGACAGTGTCTGATAAGCCGACATCAACCCAGGCACGTCTCTCAATGCAGCTTTGAGCATCGCATCTGGATTGACCATGAGTTGGCCTTGATTGATCTTGAGTATAGAGTCTACAGAGATGCCATTGATGCTCAAGTCAGTGGCGGATTTGAACGTCCTATCCAGACTCTTGATATAACCTGCCGTATCGCGGATGGTGTTGATGACAGCCGCACCCGTTTGATTGTAGACGTCTACGGCTTGCAGTGCATCGCTCGCACCGGTTTGAAATGTAGATTGAGCCAGAGTCATGCCACGCACCTATGAGAGGGGGTTTTTATATGAGTAAATCATTGGATTGAAAAAAGTCGATATATGAAAAAAAAAATAAAAGAGCCCGAGTGGACCAGAAGGATGTGACTCCCTCTAGCACACTCAGACTCTTCATCGATCAGCGTTGCATTGATCAGTCGCGGCTGCGATTACCCCGATAGCCTTGGCGCTTGCTATAGCTCTGCCGCGGTGCGGGCAGGAGCGGCTCGTCGACCCCGATGGTGAACTCCGGATCCTCCACGTCGTTTTGCAAGTAAACGCGGCAGATCGAGTAGAGCTCGACCAGCCAGGCCTCATGTATGGAGCTCTTCTCCACACCTTGGTCATTGACGTAGAATGAGCGCAGTTGGATGCCACCCGACTCCTTGAGCATGTTGGCCATGACCGGATTGCTTTTCAGCACCAGCCAGAGCACATCACACATCACTCGCTTGAGCCCGGGCATCTCCACCAGTCGCAGCCCGTACGTGACGCCGTTAAGCGGTCCGGCGTAGGACGTGTGCAGCTCGTGCTGAGTCTCGTCACTCAAGGCAGCGGTATCATCGCTGCGATAGACACCCGCGATGGCATACAAGATGCCGGCCACTGTGACGAAGTTCCCCAAGTTGGGGATGGTCACTGGGGTGATTTCGACCTTGTCGGTGCTCGGGTTGAACGCCTTGAAGGGGGAGTAGATGTCGAACACCCTACCCATGGGGGTGGCGGATCGGGAGGAGAAGTTGATGAAGTCCACTCCTTCCTTCGGGGGTTGCCAGACATCCATGCCGCGCTGCTTCATCATGTCACCCAGCAGATCTGCTGAGCGAAACAGCGCAGCCACCTTCTTCGGAGGGGCTTCTTGGAAGTGGCGCTTAAGTTCACCTGCTGCGTGGACGGCTTCTTCACCATTGAGCACATGCGGCTCATCCACCCGGTGAGCCTTGCGATTCTTGTTCTTGTTCTTGCCCTTCTTGGTGTGCTTGGGCTCTTGGACATCGTCTTCGCTGGACTCGTAGTCGAACGTGACCTCGGGCACGCTCGGGGGCTCTTGCTGTTGCGTCTGGCTCAGTGCGTCGCCAGCGACAGTGTTCATCGGATCGGGAAGAGTGATGTCGGAGAAGTCGAAGCCTTCAGAGCCGATGGGCTGGAAGTTCACGGGCAGCTCCAGCGTGGTCAGTTCAGCCGATTCATAGACGATGGTCTCGACTTGGATAGCCGCTTCAGCTTGGGCTTCGATTTGGGCGCTGGTGTGGAGTTCGTTGTCAGACATGATGATTCCTTTGTGGGGGAAGAAAAGAGATTGAGGGAGAAAAAACGCGTTGTGGGGGAGTAACGAGCGATTGGTGCGTTGGCTCACGCAGGGGTCCTGTCCATCAGAGTCTTGATCTCCTTGAGAACGATCACCGATGGGCTAAACGACAGCAACAAGGCGAATTGCAAGAAGCGGTTGGCCAAGACAATGGTGATCAGCACGCTGGTGATTTGTTCATCACTCAACTTCGTCTCGACTTGGAGAGGTAGTCGCTCACCCAGCACTCGATCGATCATGGAGTGCAGACCCAGCACCGGCTCATCACCCACGGGTAAGGTGTAGTGCTCGTCGTGGCAGTTCAGTGCCCTGACGATGGCGATGAGCTGTTCGTCGTAGACGCTCTTGTCCAGCTGCACCTCACTGAGCATGCATACCCGCGATGCGAAACGTGCAAACTGCGTGAAGTTGCAATCGCTGCGAAACTGCTCGATGACCGGATCACTGAGCATGAGCTGCGGATGGATCTTCACCCATCGCAAGCAGGTGTCAATGATTGCTCGGATCTCCGGGCCTTCGAGCTCTGTCAGGCAGTAGCTCACGTTGTCACGAAATACCTCTAGGAGGGATTTCACTGGTTGACCTTCATGCATCTTCAGATTCTCCTGTTGATTCATCGCTGGGCTCGATGCTGACCTTACCCAGATTCATCGGGATGCTCACGCTGATCTTTCTGGGGGGATGACCATCTCTGGGCTTGAACTCCCCATCCAACGTGATCGTTAACTTCACCATGCCCAAGATCTTCAGCCCTTGAATCAACTTCTTAAAAGTCAACTCCTGATGCTGAGTCAAGGATCTCCTCAAGTTCGCTCGCAGCGTATGGATCTGATCGATCCTGCCGTTGGAGACTTTGGCACTGCCAGGTTGTGAAGCAGCAGCACCATACGTCTTGTGGACGTACTCGTTGAGCAAGGACTTGAAGCTGGTGAGGTCCAGCCCGACGGCGAAAAGCACACGCACCCAAAGCAGTTTGAGCGCACCGCCAGGGCCACAGTACTCTGTGAAGCCCCTGCGATCGCTGCCCATCCTTCGATGGTGTTCACTGTCATTGTCACGATTCATGCTTACCTCGTAAGTGGTAAAAGATAGTAGAGATCACTCCTTTTAAGTGGTTTGACTCAAGTAGATGATATAGGACTGTAATTTTTTCCAATGTACCCGATACTCGTGTATGCGCATGTAGTGAACGGATACATCTCACAAATCTTATTTGTGAGAGTACACTCCAGTAGCCACTTAACGCTTAAATGATACACGTCATATACGGAGAATGAATCATGGATGATGCAAATAAAGATCCACTGCTCATGGAGCTACAGCGCTCGCGCACGATCCGAGACGATCTGATCGATTTGCTACTCAAGGACAAAGACAAGCTGATCGAAGATGTCAAGATGCTGGGGGTTTTACAGAAATTCATCGCAGACAACGATAAGGTGAGCTTAGGTCGTATGCGAATGAAAGTCGATGAGAAGGCCAATGACATCAACGCTCAGACGGCTCGTCTGCTGGCTAACCTGGTCACGAGACCTGAGATCAAAAACATCGGAATCAGTGATACTCCAGTCGATCGAGCCCTACCGTGCCTGCCCGATGGCGTGGTGGAGGTATCCTACATCCCCGGGGAGATGGATCAAGGTGTGGTCACCGAGGACTGTGATACCTTCATGAAACGCATGCAAGAGAGCAACAAAGCCAAATGAATCCGACTACCAGACAGGTGCATGCACCTGTCTGGTAGTCTAGTGGATCTTTATGCCTTTTGCTTGAGCACATGCTCGAAGTAATGATTGCGATTCAAGATATCGATGTATCCTTCATAGGTGGGCTCTGCCTCTTGAGGCTCATCACCCACCACCGGGATTTGCATACGGGGAAATGAATCCACTGTGTTGATCAATAGCCACCTCTGCTCAGGTGTGAGTTTGCACAGAGTTTGTAAGATATAGTCACTATAGGGCCAGATGCGCCCTATAGCCAATTGGGTATTGAGGCTCACATAGTCACTCACGATGGGACAAGGCATGAGGCCATCGCCGATCACACGAGTACCTAGTAAAAACCCAATCACCAAAGGAGTATGCTCTCCAGTCACAGCGATGATTGGTTTATTCAAATAGCCATCGAGGTATCCCTTTACCCAGTCGTGCTGGGAGTGCAGTATCTCCTTGGCACTGGGTGTGTGGGTCTTTCTAGTAAACCATTTCAAGATGGACATCATCACGCCCAGAGGTGTTTACGGAATGTGTGATTGGGGTTGACTGGAGTATTAGCACTGACTGCTGCGATGGGGATGTACTCCATGCGGATGTAGGCTTTTACACTGTCACGAAATAGATCAAATAGGTCCACCACGCAGAGTTTATCGAGCTCTTCCCGCTCTGCGCTGGTGAGGTCTCGGATGTGGTTGATGCGAGGTGTGTACAGAGTCAATGAGCGGTATTGTCCTTTGAGGAACTCATCCTTATTAACCTCGATCCAATCGGCTGGGTTGTAGATGGCCAGGGCCATGTAGCGATCTTTGATATAGCCGGCTGTGATGCGCTCTGGGGGCAAGTTAACCACCTTGACCTCTACGCTGTAAGGTAGGAGGTTGTACTGCACTGCAGCACACAGCTCCTCACAGGACTTGTCATCGAGCGTGTAGGGGTGGATATTGATATCGATGATGCGAATCGGTGCGATGGGAGAAGCCATGGCCAGCTCTGTTTGCACCTTCAGCAGCTCTTGCAAGAAGCGAGTGAACGCGGTCATCACACTCAAACAGATGACCTCATCACCTGCAGCCGATAAAATACGCTTGATTGAAGCGGCCGATAGACGACCGAACTCAGCCAAGTCTAGCTCATCGCTTTCTCGCACATAGTAGCTCCCCATCTTACCCAGGCGCTCACTGTAGGTCTCATTGATCCAGTGGGCACAGGCCATGCGCATATCCAGCAGCATGGCGATGTCCACGAGGATGGAGTCGGCTTGGGCTGTCATACGAGATTGTTGCTCAGGTGAGCTGCTTTGAGGTAGTGACTCATCGCCTGTGTGGCTTTCACACCCGTGCGATAGGGTTCGATTTGCTCGATGCTGGCATAGCCCGTGCGCTCAATAAACGTAGACAGCGCCCGGTATCCACCAGCGTCTCCTGCTCGGATACTCATGAGCTCATTGAGTGTCTTATCCAGCCCCATACTGGCGAGCACCTTGACCTCAGGAGCCGATACCTTAGCACCTTTGGATTTACCAGTGGGCTGACCGGTGACGTGATCGACTGAGTTCACATCCTCGGGCAGGCTGATCTTCTTGGAGACCATCTGAGCTTGACGGCGCACTGGCATGGGCATGACCAAGTAAGGGATGGGGGTGAGGTACTTGCGAGCGCCTTGGGTAGCAGGTACCCAGACTTGCTCGAAGGGCTCTCGTCCGAGAGAGCGAGCGATCTCGAAATTGCGTCCGACATCGACTTTCTCTTTGGAGCCATTGGGCATGACCACCACGAGTCGGGTATTCTTGGCTTTCAAGTCAGCCATGAATGCATCGAATTGCTTATCGTCCATGTCCTCAAACTTCTTCTGATAGAGTTTGAGGTTATCTCCGTTGGGGAGCATCTTGGCGATGGTCTCCAGACAGAGTTTGGTCACTGCTTGACGTTTACTCATGATTGAAGTCCTTTTCTCTATCTCTATTACGCTGGGTCAAAGCCCACGTGGTGCTGCATCACCACGGGTAAGACGTACTTCTGAAAAGCCGATGCGTAGACTGCGATGTCATCGCCTCCCCAGCTCAGAGTAAATCTGGCTGCACTGGTGTCCTCAGAGCACTTGCACAGCAAGATCAACCAGATGTCTCGCACCGCATCGACTTGAGAGGAGGGATCTCTCTCAGCCAGAGTCTGAGCGGCATGCTCACTGATCCAGAATTGAGGCTGGGGATGACCTGCATCACGCAGGGATGAGGTGATCAGACTGACCAAATCTTCTTGAGTGGGGATGGAGGTCTCCCCCTGGTGGTGGTGCATATCGCACTCCTTTTTTAAGCTGATGCGGTATACTTCACATACTCGCTGGGTTTGAGGACGGTTTTGTTGTCAGCAGCCAACCAAAATGGATGGTAGCGCCCGACGCGCATTTTCATAAGATCCATCGTGCTGAGGTAGGGGATGGGTTGATCATAGTGATCGGCGCACCAATTACCTCGGCTGTTGAGGAGGATGTCCCAGTCGTAGCCTCGGGCTTTGATGCCCTCATAGAGCTGCTTGGGGTCGCAGTACAAGTCTTCGTCGAGGTAGTTGTACAGCAAGTTGATTTGCAGCAGCTCTGAGGTGATGCGGATGGCTCGACGCAGCTTGGCATCGGAGTCGATCTTCTCGCGCACTTTGGTGCGCGACAGTGCCACTGAGGGCAGCAGTGTCAGGCTGTAGTTTTGCAAGGAGCCTTCCAAGCCATAGCGGTCAGCACTCTTGATGTAGTGAAATTCACTGAGCGAGGGCAACACACCTTCTTGCTGAGAGACCACATGCTGGATCATGGCCCCTCCACTGGGGCCATTCTTATTGCGCAACGTAGATAGTGTCACTAGGTTCAAATCAGTCTCACCTTTGAAGCCACTGCCTTGCTCCTTGGGATACTCTGCAGCCTTGGTGCTGTCATTGAGCAAGACTGTACTGGATACTGTCTGCCAGCACACGGTGGTCAGGTACAAGAACTTAGACGACACACCTTTGATGACATCGCCGTTTTTCAGGTATTGGAGTTGCTTAGGGGGAGGCTGTCTCGGATCCATGCCGATGATTTGTCCGACGTGAGCGGACATGAGAAACGCTGTGTTACTCTCACTGGCTCTGCGAATCACATCGGACAAGAACCGTGTCTTAGCGGCACCTTGTCGCATGTGCATGGTGTTGGCTCCGCTGTCACCGAGCTCGTTCTCATCTTGCATTTGCTCCACATCATCGGTGACGAATTCACTGAGTGAGTCCACGCCTTGATAGGTGGGCAATGGGATCTGCAGGGGAATACCTGATTTGGTGGCAAAGGGTAGATCTATCAAGATGTCCTTGCGATGCTTTATCTTAGCGGCCATCTGCTCCTTGACCTTCTCATACCACTCAGTGGCTGAGAGTTGGGTCTTGTCGGTGATGCGCACCATCTTCTCAGCGATCAGATCGACATGTTTGAGTGCATCGATGTGCTTGGATAGTTGAGCCAGTCGCTGAGCAGTCTTGTTGATTTCAGTGTCATAGATGCCGTAGAACGTACCGGGGAATGCAGACATGGCAGACATGGCCATGTAGTCCATCTCAGCGGACTTGTACGTGTTGGGGCGACCTACGACACCTGTGAGCATGCCCACTCCACCATTGAGGATGGATTCTCCCATACGTCCAGGCAGATAGATGCCTGTGGGGATATCGAGCAGAGCACCTACGTTGTACAGATGTCTGACCTCAGGGATAACTTCGATGTCGGGCATGAAACTCAAAGAGATCTTAGCCATGGTTTATGTTTTCCTTCGCTTTGCCTAAGAGAGATAATCCAGTGAATGTATCGAGCCAATGCTTGCTCTAGTCACTACTTTGCCTGCCTGGCACACATCAGATAACCAAGCGCTGTAAGTTTTCTCTTTTTCTCTCTTACTTCCTATACACCTACACCGATAGAGGACTGGACTCATGCAACACATCGATGTCGCTGCCTATGAGCAGCATCAACTCGCCTTGGAGAACGTCGTCAGTGAATTCTTCGTACAGGGCTCTGCAGCTTTCAAGAGCTTCATGAGTCATATCACTGACACATTTAAATTCGCAGGCTCAGCAGCTGACTTACCCGATATCAAAGAGCTGCCTCAAGATCAACGCAACTTCATCAAAGTGCTCGATGGCGTCCCATATGCATCGATGACTCGTGTGCGCGCTTACACACCCCAAGGTCTGGTGGGGATGTATCTACCTTACGCCCATGCGCTGCTGAAGATGAGTGCACATGTGAAGATGGTGGAGAAGACTGTCATCGATCCTTATATCTTCTTCATGAGTCAAGTCGTCAGTGACCCCAAGGTCGCTGAGAGTGCACGAGATGATGCTTCGATGTTTACACGCCACACGCATGAGCGAGAAGCACTCTACAAAGAGATCTCTCACTATTTTGCTAAGGGTTGCACCAAGTCTGAATCCACCATCGGAGAAGTGATTTCTCGCCATGGAGACTGGCCTGCGGTGTTTAAGACTATACACCAGCTCATCTGCGATGTGCAAAGTGTGAACCGAGCTAACTTGAAGAGTAAAATCTCTCAAGGTGTAGATCTGGCTAACGTAATCGCCAGTCAATACGGACGTGAGGACTCCAAGCACCTGAGCAAGCAAACAGCTCACAAGCTCGGAGACTACACTTTCTATGTAGCTCAAGAGCTGCAAATGTACAGTGATGTACATTTTCGCATTCTGGCTCTGCAAGGCGCAGTGCAAAACACCATGCAAAGCATCAGCGAGATCTACAGCTAAGTACAGATAGACACACACTCCCCTCCACAGCCACTGTCATAGTAGGCTGTGGAGGGGAGTGTGTATGCATACATGCATCTCAGTGAGCAGCGCTCAGGCAAGGAAATTCAGTAAACAGCTGTGTAAAGTCATTGACCATATCATCCCGCTCGGTGTAGCGCAGACACTTAGGCAGTCGATCGACCACATATGCCGCATATGTGGCCAAGGTACTCTCATCGCGATTACTTCGCACACTCTCAATGATGGGTTGCATGATGGTATCATCGACCCATACCAGATGACTGACGTTCATCGGTAACTTCAATGCGTCTTCACTGCTGACTAAATCAAAGATGTTGTTTAAGCGATGTAGTACTTCCTTGTCATCGCTGCTGACATGAGCATAGCGCGTAGCGAATGAGCACAGCACCACAGCTCTTTGTAGCCACTTGGGCATACACATGAAGAATAATCGCATCAGGAATGATGGTTCAGGAGTCAGTGCTGTGGTGGGGTTCATGATCAGTTACTACGCGAGACAAAAAAGAAAACTTAGACCAAAAAGAAGACACGGTCGTGCTCAGTGCAGTGAGCGCTAAGTCTCATCAAGAGATGATTGGTTTTATCCACACTGAATTAGATACATGCGCTGCATAGACGCCATCTCCATCATCGGTGTGTACGTAGGTGGCGTAGCGAAAATGCTGATCGGTGAGTCTCCAGCACAACACTTGGATCTTGGGGTGTTTATCTTCGATGTGCTTGAGTGCATTTCTACTCAGGCAATCGTGTCCGAGTTGGATCTTCACACTCACTGACTGCTCTTTGGAGATGTCGATTTTGATCGTCAACTCCACCAGGCCTGAGCCAATCATGGGCTTGAGCATGGCTCCTTTCTTAGGGTGAGTCGAGTAGATCTCATCGGTGATGTCTTTGATGTAGAGATCTTTAGAGCCATCTTTGAGACTCAAGTAGATGCCTTTGAGCTCATTGAGTTGCTCTACTGCCCGATGGGCTAAGTAGGGGGGATGAAACTCAGTGACCACTGGCTCTTTATCGAGGTAGTTGAAGTTCAGCTGAGTGGGTTTGGATCGGTATAGTGCCCGATAGCCTCGCTCAGTGAGCATGACATACTCCTCTCGCTTGAAGAGTTTATTGAGTAAGATCTGGCACAGACTGATGTGATCGCTCTGGTGGGAGTAGACGTGTGTGCGCACAGACTCGATGGCTGGATCGGGCGTAGCCAAGCGCACATATCCAAAGCGTGCATCGGCTCCTTTGACACCGAGCATCTCATCGTCAGTGTGTGTGCCTATATAGTACTCCCCTTCTTGATTGGTCTTGGAGTCGGACAAGAAGTACAGAGCTTTCATGTCCATGAGCACTGGGCGCTCCACCTTCTTAGACCAGTAACCTTGAGCAGGGGTGAGATCGACCTCATGCTGCTGCTGGCCAGTCATGGCCATGAGTGTGCCCAGAGTGGCGAGTCGATCACTGGACTCATTGCCCAGATCTCCGTTGTGCCCCTTGATCCAGCGGTATTCGATGGAGGGTACTTTTTGCTGGAGTCGCTTCATCGACTCACTCAAATTGATCAGATACTGCTTATTAGCTACAGGCTCCCCATTAGACTTTACCCAGCCATTGTTCTCCCACTTCTGGATCCAGGAGGTCGCAGCTTCTACCACACCTTTATTGTCCGTGTAGAACTTCACATCGTGGATGTCCTGAGAGGCCACCCAGTCGATGGCTCTGGTCAGTCCTACGACTTCAGCCACGTTGTTGGTGGTGATGCCATCGACGGTGCCGAAGCCATTCACGTAGGACTGTACGTTGACCGATGAGGCTTTATCGGGAGCCTCACTGTTTTGCCCGGGTTTCTGAGTCTTGAGTGAGTAGCCTTGATCGGTGAGTATCCACTTGGTGTTGCCACTGCCCTTGGTGGTGGGCTCATTCGTATAGACGTAGCCATGGAAGCCATATCCTGCATAGCCCGGATTGGTGGGGCGCGCGCCCCCGTCGGTGTAGATTACAGCTGCAGTGGGGACGGTGGCGGGTTCACTCATGATGGGGTAGGGGGGAGAGTTGGTATGGAGGATGGGCGAGTCGTTTTCTACACTCTATGCCCATACTCAGTTTTTATTATCTGCATACACTCTCATACTCTTGTCTGAGGTCTTCCATAGAGCGAGCGTGATCCTTAATTAAGTTTCTAAGCTCTTTGATATGGGCGGTGAGCATAGAGGTGGCTGCTACTGGGTTGACACGCACCATGGCCTCATAGGCGGGGATATCGAGCTTAGGTAACTCTATAGGTGAGGGCCACTTGGTGAGTTCACAGTGCTTGAGGAGCTTGACTGAGTCATCTGCAGCAGGAGTCTGGATGTGGATGCGCACAGCGCAGCTGCCCAATAGAGGCAAGACAATTAGGCAAGCGCTGCTCAAGATGACCATCTGTCGGATATACGTGAACATTATTGCGAATCCTTGAGTTCTTTGACGACGGAGGAGTAATCATCCAGTCGCTGTCTGCGTGTGGTGGAGGTAGCTGGAGTCGGTGGTGTGGTCGTACACGTAGCCACCACTCTATCGTCCATGGTCGTGGTGACCGCAGGTGATGATGAACTGGGTTTAGCAGCAGTGGCTTTGTCGACCTTATCCTTGGTGAGCACTTGCTCGTACTTTCTGGTGATGGTCCACAGTCTTTCTACCAAGTAGACCACGCTCACCAGTGAGGCGCAGACTACCAAGATCAGAATCTTTTTGAGCGTCAGTAGTTTAGATTCAATATCGACTCGACTGCTCTTTTTAGGACCCCCGAATAACCACTCCTTGACAAATGGCAACAGCGATACGATGGTTTTTAATAAAATTTCTAGCATATTTCCCAGCTCTTTACTAATAGTTGCATTGTAGACCCATCGGTTGAGATGAGTGATCACTGGATTTCTCATCAATAATCTAACGGTATTTTCGATAGATAGGACTACACATGTATACGTTTAAAGGCTTTGTCGACATCCCCACATTGGTCAGTAACACCGACGGTGTCACGGCCGATGTGGGGGAACTTAGTCCCTATGGACATACCTTCTCCCGTGAGATCAAGACCTACAGCACAGCTGGATCGTCTGCGAGTGTGCTGTGCTTTAGCTCACGCTCGACTGTGGCCGATGCTCGCATCCCCCCACCGGGGGCTGTGGTCGATGTGGTCAAGTCTGTGGCTGCTTGGGTGCATCAGAGGCAAGGTGCTTTGGGTGCAGCTGAGTCAGTTAACGAGTTTAAACTGGCACTGACTGCTCAATACTCCTCTCAGATCACTGACATCATCGTGCCCACTATGTCAGTGAGTGTGACGGGACATACCTATCCGACTTCCATCTCGTTTACGTGTTCGAGCTATACCACGGAGACCAACTCAGTCAAGCTGTGGTTCAATAACACAGCGTTCATTCAAGAGTACGACGAGTATGAGCTCGTGGTGGTGCCACCTGTGGCAAACATCGATACGCTACAGACAGACTACACGGGTGCAGTGACTGCACTGAGTCAGGTCAATCCCTCTCAGACATACGCTCAGATCCAGGCAGCGCGAGGTGACTATCCAGAGTCGCTCATGGTCTCTCAGATGTACAGCTTGGTCAATAAGGCCAATCCCACCATCTCCACTCGCACATACTGGACAGTGCTGGTCTATGGCCCAGCTGGCAACAGCGAGGATTTGATCCGAGCCGCTGTGGTGGGGTATCTATCCTCTAACAGCACCAGTGCACTGTCGACTTGGAAAGCGATCTTCCCCGATATCTTCAGTGTCACTGAGTTCATGATCGTGCCTCTATGGTACAATTATGCGGTAGCCCCTCGCACGATCACGCCTGGCATCTACAGCCAAGCTTGCACAGTATCGAGTATGCTCGCCTATTTGAAGAAAGTCATCAAGGGCTATCCATCATCCCACATCGATGCATACGCTCAGACACTGCCTCATCCGTTTTACAACATCTTGCTCGCTTGTATCGGCAATGCTCAAAACCGATCCAGTAAGTACCTGATGACGGATTTTCATTCAGATATCTTGTCCGTAGGCAGTATGAGTACTGACTTCGGTCGCATGAGTGTGAGCACTCAGACGCTACTGAGGCACTTGAGTGCGATGTTGACCATCGCCCAAGACATGACCTCCACCACCGACATACCTAATACGTATAAGAAGAGTGTGAGAGACGGTGTACTCTATCTCACTTTGACCTATGAGGATGTGGTCTACCTCGTAGCCAGTAAGGCCTCTGTACCACAGAGCTAAGACACGGGTGAATCATGAGTAACTTGTTTGCTGAAGCTGGCATGAGGGGTACCTTTGAGGCACTGCCCCCGTATGACACGGTGATATTGGCTGGGGTGATCTACGAGTGCCTACAGGTGTCTACGCTGCGCGGATTGGTCGCCAGTGGGGAGGACCCCTACGAGCTGTACTACAAGCCCTATGGCGTGTCTAAAGAGATCTATGAGATCGATTACAGCAGTGATGTGCGCATCATCGCTTTGCAGTCCTATGCAGGGCAAGTCGTCAAAGTCCCCTCCAGCTATGTGAGGGGATTGCCCGATCCAGGTGGGGTCGTCTACTTGATGCGCGCTCTCAGCGTAGTGCTCAACGCACTACCGGCTGACATCGATTTACAAGCACTGAAGCAAGATATCTCAGATCTGATAGTATCTCGATTAGGCATCGAGTGCACCATACAGGAAGTGAGCTATGGTGCAGACATCACACTCACCGTAGATCAGCATCGTGCTTTGAGCACACATCGCTCTACGGTCGCTGCGCAGCCCAAGAACAATCTCGTCAGGCTCAATGAGTTGCAGCTGCTGTGCACCAATCAAGCCCAGACCATCTCTGAGCTACAAGCCTATATCACCAGTAAGCTCTAAGCGCAATCTCACCACCGTGTGTAGTAAGGGTGGCATCACCCTTACTACACAGCGGTTTATATGACTGAGACTGCACATGCGCCACACCAAACTTAAAGAAAGATACACCCACTATGACTGTACAGCTGATCAAACCACTGGACTTGACTGGACGAGACGCGGGTAGTCGTGTCTCTGGAGAAGTCCATGCACTATACCCTGCTGCGATTCGCATGTATATGCCCAACCTAGGGGCGTACCACACCGACTCCATGATGATCGTGCATGTGTACAACAACACCCGCACCACTTTGACTCGTGGGGTGGACTGGTTCGCTCTGGAGATGGATACAAAAGTCACACTTAAATGCGGCCATGAGATCCATCACGCATTGATGATCGTCACTGCTGATCTACAAGGTAGTGTGGAGTTAAACTATCAAGCTCTGGGCGGTGAGAGTAACATCGACTACGCTGCTCTAAATAGCAACGTAGCGAGCATCGTCCAGGGGCAACACACCTCTTGGTCTGTGATCGATCATCCCCAAGAACTCCCCCCTAAAGGGCATAAGCAAGACATCCGTGACCTATATGGGCTGGAGTACCTCACTGCAGGATTGAACCGCATCAGGGATGCTGTGCAGACGGCGCAATCTTTTCTACACATGGAGATCATCTCCGAGTATCTACCTAACAGCACTGTGCCTTTGTATGGGGTGCTGGAGAGCCATCCCCAGGATAAATCCGATACAGTGTACTTTCTATCGGATCTGGCTGAGAAAAACCTCATCGCTGAGGACTCTACGCTAGAGTGGATACACCAATCGATCCAGTCACTGACTCAGAGTGTGGATACTGTGGATGGACTCATTGACACCCAGGTGAGAAACAGCAATGGGGATATCAGTGCCTTGGCTATGGCTGCGATGTTTATCTCACAGTTGAGGCAAGATGGTACACTGATGGATATCCCTAAGTACATCGCAGGCTTGAGCGCTTGGGTAGATTTTAACGACATGGTCAAAGTCACTCAGACGGGCAATGTGCTCACCGTCATTGACAAGGCCAATACATCGCGCAAGTTCACCGGAGTGGGTGGTTCACTGGTCACTGTCAATAGACTGGCCAATACCCGGGGATGTGACTTATCCAAACAACCCGCTGGGCTCAATCTATCGTCAGGTCCCGAAATCTCCATCGGTGCGAGTCACACTGTGGTGGCAGTATACTGTCAGAGTGCTCCAACTACTGCTGAGGTCTTTACCTTACTGAGTAATGTTTCAGGTACAGATCGGCTGTATGTGGACAATGAAAACCTGATTCAGTTGGGCTATACGAGCTCCTATGGGGGATCGTATCAGGTCACTGGGATGATCTACGATGATGAGGACTCTCATCTATGCGCGAGCTCTATCCACCCCAGATTGGCTCAGTGTTTGAAATACTCGAGTCAGCCCAGTGAGCACTACCCCACCAGAAGCACTTACTTAAGAGAGGTCAATGTCAGTGGGGGAGCGTCACTGATGACCAAGATCGGTGGGGCTGGTAGCGTAGGATACCTGCAGGAGTTTTTGGTCTTTGACCACAACTTATCTCGCAGCGAGTTGGATGCGCTGGGCCTGTATTATAAATACAAGTACGGCTTGGAGTTTAACCATCTGGCCAATGGTAACTTCTGTAGCGGGATGAGTGGATTTACAAGTGACTACACGCAGTCCCTAGGGGCTGCCAATCCCGGTGAGATCGCTGTGATCTACAAGATCGCTTTGGGTACGCAGACGCTGGCCAATGACAATGATTTTTATTTGTTGCCTAACTTCAGCTACATCTTGAGGGTGATGGCCGATAACAACCGATTCTTGGCAGTAAACACCAGCAGTGATGTCAGTAAAGCATTCTGGAGGAGCAGTGTCAGACTGGTGCCTGGTGGAAAATATAAGCTCAAGCTCAGTGTGCTGTACAACCAGGAAAAACCCCCTCATCTGCAACTCAAGATCAATGGAGTGCCCACTGAGCACACACTGCCACTGAGCGGGCTGTATACCCGCAGTGAAGACATCGTCTTTGATGTGAGCAGCCCCACAGAAGCCACAACTTTGGAGTTGTACAATCTCAATATCGCTCAGAGCCCTAATGCTTTCGCACTCGATAGCATCACACTGACTCGCTATCTGGGTGATTGAGTAGACGACTTACCATTCTCTCACACGCAAACAGGAACCAACATGCCCAATACGTTAACTTTCGATCTGGATCTATCTGGGCAAAGCCCCTATAACCAAATCTCTGCAGAAGCAGTATCGCTGAGTGGATCTCGCACCTACCGCAGCTTTGCGCCGAAGTACGCACCTTACTTCTATGACTCGATTGTAGTCAGAGATGCACACACTCAACGCGTCTTGGTCAAGGACATCGAATACCAGTGTCAAGATCTGGCCCAGACAGCCACGGTCAATAGCGGCAGAGATGTCTATCGCTCAGTCGTGGTGCTTAACACCGCGGTGAGCAATGACATCTTAGTCGATTATCAGACCATCGGCGGTGAGTATGTCCAGGACTATACGGGTATCCAAGCGCTGGTGAATAACTTACTCGCTGATACTCGCCCTCTGGGCTGGCCTAACGTCGTGGGTAAGCCTCAGACGTTCGATCCGACCATGCACTTGCATAGCCTGGGCGATGTCACAGGCTTCGAGTACGTGATCAGTGCTATGGAGATGATCAGGCAGGCCATCTTGGGAGGCGATCAGATCCAGAGTGATGCGATTCTGAGATACATCGATGAGCGCATGGTCGAGCTGACGAATATGATCAGCTCGGGCAGTCGAGACTTGAGCTATAGCGCTATGCTCACGGCTCAGGCGGCTAAAAACGCAGCCGATGCTGTACAGGGTGATGTCACATTGAGGCAGCAGGAGTTGACTCAATTGAGTGCCACACTCAGGGAGTTGTTAAAACGTGTACAGTCCGTGGAAGATCGCAGTGCTCTGGCCCATAGTGAGCTGAGCTACTATCTGGGGACCTATCCGATCACCTATGGAAATGCTGCGTCTCCTGTGCTGACCAATCAGCTGCCTCAAGCAGCCACCACCCCCATCCAATACGGCGGTATGTTTCAAACCGTGATGCTCGATGATGATTATTATGTCTTAAGTAATACAGGGCAGACGTATATGAAGGTGGGTAATGTCTCATCGGACTATTATAGCAATGCGGCATTCAAAGTCAAATTACAAGCTTATAAAGAAGAGGGCACTGGGTATTTAAAACTGGTACTGAGTTTGAATGTACTCGATACCCGCTTAGCTAATTTGACAGGGGTGTACTGTAAGAGTATGACTGTGAAGGTGCAGCCATTTCAGTTTATCCGCGATGACGGCACACTCGGCTCGGTCAATGCTTGGTACAGTGATATCAATATCAACAATACCCGCATCGACCCGACTGTGAGTGTATTGAGCTATCGGGTCTACCCCTCTGCAACCGATACAATTGTATCGACTCAGAATAAGGCCAGTGTGGCTGAAGATATCAGAAAGTATCTACTCGACGCACGAGCGGACTATAATGTTAAGGGATATGGACAAGTGGATAATCGCTCAGCCATCTTGCTTAACATTCCTGTGGGTACTGAGGTGGTGATGAGTATGCGCCTGGCCGCTGTATCTGTAGGGGATGTGCAAAGGCAGATCTGTGTGAACTTTTCCCATGTGGGCGATATCACCAACGCAGTCATTCAAAACAATGCACTGATCGAGACTGTGGCGCAGGCTAACCCGCGCGGCAATCGGCCCACTTGTGTGGCGGTGAATGTGACATAAAGTCTCATGTAGGGTGAGGGGGTACCCCCTCACCCTACATGAGTGATTATGATGTCTGTATTAGAAACTGGCAACGACGCGCTGCTGACGCATCATACTACTTTCACCAGATGCACCTCCAGCGACCCAGACCGTGAAGTAGTTGCTGGTGCCAAAGGCTATATTGTAATTACTAAAGGGTAGGACTTGATATAGAGGAGGGTTATATGTCCAGCAGTTATACCCCTCTAGGGTAAAGCTGGCTCGGATGACTGTAGTTATCGAGTTTCCGGAGATGGGATAAGTCCCGATGAGTCGGTCACTATCGGTGCCTGTAGAGCCAAATCGGATATAAATAATTGAACGGTTACTGGCATCCACCGAATTTTGATCGATAGTGAACTCCAGGTCATACCTAACTGTATTTGTTACGGGTGATAGAAAATCCCCTGGGACGGTTAGTGTCAAATTTGAGTTTATCTTCATTGCGAGGAAGCTATAACCAGTCGTGGGGGTATCTTGCGAGCCGATATAGTCATAAATCACTGCACTGCCATTAAGCAAGGAGTAATAATAGGAACCGAGTGAGGAATAAGTGAGCACCATGTGAATGTAATTGTGGGCGGCCCTTCCCTTCACACCCACATCAGTGATGACTATGCGGTTACCCGGCAGTGGTATGTTGGTGCCGGGGCGGCCAGCCCAGGTACCCTGATACGCAATGACATCGGAGGAGTAACCGGGACCTAGAGCCAGGTTGGCTCTGGCTACAGCCACTGAGGTCGATGTCATCAGCGCAGCTCCTGTGAGCGTCACGCCATTGACCAGATATTGGTCCATGATACCACCTGCCTGACTGGGCTGCAGAGCCGTGTTGGCTTTGGTGCCCTGAGCGGCTGTGGCGAAATCTCCAACATTGTTCAAGGCCGCAGTACCTAGACCCAGTACACTGCGCATAGAGGCGGTATCGGCTGCAGTGATGAGTTGGGAGCCTGCCAGAGAAGTCGCTGACACCACTGTCTGAGTGAGGTTCGTACCGGGCTGCAATGCCGTGTTGGCTTTAGAGCCCTGCAGCGCAGTAGCAAAATCGGTAGTGGCCGATACCGCTGCAGTACCCAGGCCCAATTGAGTACGTCCCGAAGATGCACTATTGGCAGTCAGAAACGTACGAGACCACGCATTAGCATCACTGATCTGATTGATGGTGACTGTAGTCGATAGTGGCAATGCACCGGGCTGCAATGCAGTCCCAGCCAGTGTACCTTGTGCAGCTGTAGCGAATGCACTGGCTGCATATCCGGCAGCACTGCCCAGACCCAGAGCAGTCTGAGCGATGGCTGCAGTCGTAGCCGTCAACACACCTTTACCGATGGTGGAGGCATCACTGATATCAGCAGCTGCCAGTGTGACAGCGCCTGTCTTACCGGCTACAGAGGTCACTGGGGCAGTAGGATAGGACAGCTGAGTCCAGCTGCCGATCACCGTGGGCGTAGCACCCGTGATCACCCAGGTGGTGCCTAAGTCACTGCGGATACACCAGTCACCTTGCTGACCAGTCAGTGCCAGCATGGCGGTCTGGCTGGCTACTGATCCCAGATATTGAACGATGGCGATATCTGGGATGACTGAGCTACTGAGCTTACCACCTGACAGACCCGCTACGGTGACACCGATAGAAGATGGCTGCAAGGAGGTGTCAGCCAGTGCACCCTGAGCAGCTGTAGCGAATGCGGTAGAGTTTTGAGTCGCAGCTGTGCCCAGACCCAGATAGGATTGGGCCAGTGCAGCGGTGGCTGCTGTGAGGACTTGCCTGCCCAGGGCAGAGGCATTAGAGATTTGAGTCGATGCGATGGTGGTGCCCGCTGGCAATGCACCGGGCTGCAAAGCAGTGCTAGCCAATGAGCCCTGAGCAGCAGTAGCGAACGCACTGGCTGCGGTACCCGCTGCGCTACCGAGCCCCAACTGTGCCCATGCAGTTGCAGTATTAGATGCTGTTAGAAACGTACGAGACCACGCATTAGCATCACTGATCTGATTGATGGTGACTGTCGTATTCAGTGGCAATGCACCGGGTTGTAATGCAGTCGATGCGTTAGGTAGACCGATTGCAGCTTGAGCTGCTGTGGTGGATCCTGCAGCTAAGATGGCAGCACCGGTAGCTCCGGCATCACTAATCTGAGAAATGGTGACATTGGTGTTGGCAGCTACCCCCACCAGGGTCTTCAGATCGGCCTGTGTATTCACCGTCAGCAGACTGCGCCCCAATGAGGAGCTGTCACTGATCTGACTGGTGACTATGGTCGTGCCTGCTGGCAGCACTCCAGGCTGTAAGGCGGTATCGGCTTTGCCACCTTGAGTAGATGTAGCAAAAGCAGTCGATGCTTGAATGGCGGCGCTGCCCAAGCCCAGTTTAGTCTGAGCTGTGGCTGCACTGGTGGCAGTCAGGAAGTCTTTAGTGAACGCGCTGGCGTCACTGATCTGACTGGTGACTATGGTCGTGCCTGCTGGCAGTACTCCAGGCTGTAGAGCGGTATCGGCTTTGGTGCCCTGGATGGCCGTAGCGAATGCTGTGGTGTTTTGAGTCGCTGCCGTACCTAGGCCGATATAGCCACGAGCTGCAGTAGCTGATGCGCTACTCATCAGGGCTTTACCGATGGTGGACGCATCAGAGATTTGACTGATGGTAAAAGAAGTCGCTGCACCCACTCCCAGCAGAGTCTGAGCTTGTGTGGTGGAGGTGGCTTTGAGCAGACTCACCCCGAGTGAGGAGGCATCGCTGATCTGACTGACAGTGACGGAGCCGGTAGAGGCTACACCGTTTTGTAAGATGGAGGCCACGGTCGTGTCCATCGACCGGATCCAGTCATATACGGAGGTGGCAGAGGTATCCGAGGCTTTAACTTTGAGGGCCATTACCTTAGCCCCCTCATCACCGGAGATGTTCACTCCCTTGATCATCAAGCCAGTGGTGAAGTTAATAGGCGCTCCGTTCCTGGACGGAAAATCATTTTGCATAGTGAGGCTCCATGTGGATATGCGGTCAAATCACTAGATTAGGTAGAGTGTATGTGCAACATAGACCACTGTACATGGACGACATCGTCCATGTACAGTGGGTGTAGTGTTCATCAAATGTTGATTATTTTAGACACCCTTACGCCACTGGCAGACCTGCAGGTCTGGCGGTGGTACGGGTGATCTGACGATGAGATGCCACGTGGGTGGTCGATGATGGTGAGCGATAAATACCCGCCTTAGCATAGTGCATCTGTGCGGCTCCTGCGGTAGCATACTGCATGGTGGGGGTACTAGCCACCTTACATACCCGGGTATATACACTTCCTGGATTGCGGCGATACAGTTTCACATAGCCATCTGTACCTGTAGACCAGCGAATCTCGAAGCAAAAGTCCACCCAATTATCGAGCAGTAAATTGTTGTCAGTCAGCGGGTACATGACTGTATTTTTACTGGACATATTACCCACACACATACTCATGACATATACCCCTGTCTCCGTTTGTAGAGCCAAGCTGGGAGGGGCTATGTACGAGTCAGGTCCGTGAAACTGAATGGGAACTAGCCAACGTGAGACGCCATTGTACAGCCCGGGCTGACTCCAGGGGGAACTTAGCTTGACGGAAAACGTCCAATACTCTACATCGTTTTCCAGCCCAGTGACCTTGAATGCTGCTGAATTCGAACCCCCTCCTAAAATGATCTCTGTGCGCTCGCCGGAGGATGTTTGATATTGATCGCCTGGCTGACAAGTGAATGTGGCGAGCTGACCAGATGCATCGGAGGATATCACCAATCTTGAAGAGGAAAGCGCTTGTAGATCATAAGTGCCCACTGCTCCAGTAAACGGCTCAGTCGTAGTAAATCGCTTAGTGGGTTTGGTGTAATAAACCGACATATCAACCCCACACGTCGATGTTACACGACTCTAGTACGATGTTATCGGTAGCAGCACTGGAGTGTGTCAGAGAGATCTTGACGATCTGATCTACAGACGAGTCAATCGAAGTAGCTACAGGTGCGCTGGTGCTGGTGCCAGAGAAAGCAGATCCTGGGGTATACTGGCTGGTTAATTTACCCCGGTTTTGGATCACATACAGCGGCATACACAGCTGCAGCTGAGTGGTCATGGTAGAGGAGTTTAAGTTAGTGTCACCGTAGTAAATTTTGACGGTCTTGTTGCCTGCACTGTTGGTGCCTCCAGCGTAGTACTGGATGTGGATGCGTCCATTTACACCCATAGCACCACCAGTCACAGTGACGACCACTGCATCAATTTCAGTGGTGGGGCCTGTAAATGCACCGGGGCCGGCTGCAGAAATCGCAGTTGGCACAGCTACGATAGAGGGGAAGTTTGCACCTGGGGAATAGACGTTATTGTAGATGGTGCCTGTAGTTAGAGTGGTGAATTTTACATAGTAAAATCCAGCGATAGAGCTTGCAAATGCAGCTCCTGCTGGAAGATATACATAACTGTCACTGTAGATAACAGAGTTGGCTGTACCCAGCACCAATGCCCCGTTGGTGCTCACTGTGCCACTGCCTGGGATAATCAAAGGAATAGCACTGGGGTGCAGCGAGACCATCTCATTGAACACCCCCGCTACTGACGATTGAAACGCGGCTTTTTCTGCAGCAGAGCCACTATTAAAAGTAGCTTGCATCCCAGCCAAAGAGGTGATCGCCCCACTGGTGCCCAATAGTGCATTTTGAGTGGTGACATCTGCAGCTGTCAGTAAGGCTCGACCTGCTGCAGAAGAGTCTGAGATGTTAGCCGCAGTGATCGATATAGCTGGAGAGCCTGCGGGGTACTGAGCATAGTCCACACCCCCACTGAGATAATAGGTGCTGTTGTTGCTGGTGCCTGCAGTGCGAGTAATGCGCAGATGAGTAATCGCGCTCTCACCAGGCAGCATCGTATACTGGTAAATGTTGCTGACTGTGGTTGTATCATACACCACATAGTTAGCCCCGTTGTTCAGACTGTATTCTATTTGTAGAGTACATCCCGTATCAGGTGTGACGTTAAGTGTGTGTGGTGCACCCACCAACAGGTACGTAGCCAGGGGGATAACTACTGCTGTAGCACCTACTGTACCTGAGGTAAAATTGCGAGTCAGGACATTACCCGAGACATCAGGTGCCAGGCCATTGACCGATTGAACGATGTTTGTGGCGTTCAGCGTCGATGCGCTTCCCAGGCCGAGTTGGGATCTTTGTGCTGATGCAGAAGCGGCCTTTATGAGAGCCAAACCTGCAGTAGAGGGGAGTAGTTGATCAAAATACATAACGTTTCCTTACCAATAGAGAAAGGGATTTTACCCATGTGGATACGCATTCATTAGATTTAGACACACCCTACCTATACGGCTTACATGGGCCGTATAGGTAGGGTGTGTCTGTATACACTTATTTTACTTCATACCACCCAGTAGGTGCCGTCGCTGAAGTCCAGCCTCACTGGGGAGTTATTTTCATAGCTGTAGGAGACAATGGTCTTTCCACACAATTTAGTCTGGATATCATTGTAGGCTTTAGTACAACCATCCACATCGCCTCCCCAATTACCAGCTGTTCCTGTGGTGTTACCTGAGGTCCAGTGCCACGGCAATATGGATTTGATGCCCCAGGCGGCGCAGACCATGGCCACTCTACACCAGTAGGTGTATCGATCGGCTGCAGATTTTGCATACCATGCTGCCGAATTGAGTGCATCTGGGTCAAACCCTATCTCTCCGATGGTCAGAGGAAAGTTATACCCTTGAGTTCTCAGTGCAGTTACCTGCTCATACAGCCCAGTTAAGTTGGTTAAGATATCTCCATTTCCCACACCGGTAGTCTCCCCCGGTGGGGCTGCTGAATAGGTATGAAAAGAAAACTGATCAAACGTATCAGCACCTGTGGTGGAACTGTAAGTAGTGCCCTGACACGCTAAAAATGTTTGAGCATTGGCGTTAGTTGATGCAAAGCCAGGTGACCATATAACAATGGAGGAGTCTAATGACTTAATCAAATCGTACTGTAGTTTGCACAGGTCTACCAATTGGGTACTGCTACCCCACCAAAACTGTTTTCCCTTAGCTCCTACACCTGTGGAGTTTTGGTTTGAATCGGTATAATTCTCCGGCTCATTCCAAGTCTCCCAATAATCAATACCTTTCTTTCCCCCATTGGCTTCATACCAAGCACCTCCGGGTTTATTGAAATAATTGATCATGTATGTAACGAAGTTCACCACTGCAGTGGTGCTGGTGGGATTGGAGCACTCTCCAAGATATCCCCATGGCCCCAGGGTCTGTGCATCTGTATAAGTAGGATGCGGGGTAGTACCCGCATAAAAAGTAGGTGTGGCGTATAACCCCAGAGCTATCTTTCCCCCTTTGGCCTTGATGGCGGTGATTATAGCCCCGAGACTAGACAGTATAGTAGGGTTATATACCCCTGCAGCTGTCTCTATAGCAGCCCACATACTCACACGAGACTGATTCAGTCGATTTACCCCGACCTTACTGACCAGGGATAGGGCATTACCGCTATACCCCGGCTGCATGAGATTCATCCCCATGAAATCGGCAGGTACCGTGATAGGTAGAGTCGCTGGTGAGCGCAGAGCTCGACCTCCAGAAGGACCTGGATCGATCTCTAATCGCAGATTCTCAATGGTGATATAGTCATCTGGACCACCGCTATTTCCTTTCATGCGGAATGTCGGTTTACCGCCAGCAATGTCGTTGGATGCATTACCATGACCAGTGACATCGGTTTCACCACTCCACCCCTGGGCAGGGCTGAGTATAGAGTGACTGCCTCTAGCACTCCATCGGGTTCTCAGAACAAAACCCCCAGCTGTAGTGGACGACGGTCGCCCAGAACTGCTATTTCCATAGTACGGAATAACATATTTAGTTAGAGCTGATGTAGAGGCGGTGCCCGCTAGGGTGCAGATTACGTTTCCATTTGGCCCCACTGCTCCAAAAGGGATAGCTGTAGCCCCTCCAAAGAATACGTCCCCTGCAGCATGGGCTTGCTCACCCATAGCCGGTGATATGATACGTTGTGGTGTAGCCAATGGGAGGCGACCGAATCCGTTGTCTGGCGTGGTGTTGAAAGCAGTGCCTGTCATTGGGCTGCGCATCACCACCCAATAGGTGTCTGCAGCTGAGCCCGCATAGAGAGCACCTGCTTTGAAGTACATCCAGCAACCCAGAGCTGCACGAGCGACATTTGAGTAACCCGGATGGCCATACACTGCAGCTGTGCCATGGCCATAATACCAATTAGAATATGGTCCTACTGTACCCTTCAGGGCAGGTCCTGCTGTCAAGATACTGACTGTTACCACAGTAGTACTGGTGAAAGCTGTCACTTGAGCCCACTCACCTGTGGGCAGTGAAATGTACTTATTCACATCCACCGCGGCACTGGTGAAGAATGCTGCACTGGCTGTACATGTCACACCCGTGCCAGAGGTGGCAGAGAAAGTAATGGTAGTGCCAGAGACCAAAGTGCCAAATTGAATAGCGCCGTTAGCACCCACTTGCAGACGTGGAGGGATGATGACAGGTGCCTCTAGTGAAGAGAGGATATAATTCCTCCTGGCGACATCCATTCTATTTCGTACAGATATGCCATTGGCGTCGAGTAGGTCATCGCCTTGTGTGCGCAGGTGATGATCGATCCAATTAGACCCCTCTGCATATAAGATCCGATAGGGGCCAGTACCTACCAGAGCAAAAGATCCTGGCACTTTGGTGGGATTGACGGAGTCTGTCAAGGCTTTTTCGGTGGCAAAAGTACCGATATACACGCCCTTGAGTGATGGAGAGTAGCTCATAGATACCTTTAATTAAAAATACGCTAAATTGGTCGGCAGATCTGATCATTTCAGGCTCATACGCACCTCTACACAAGTAATAAAGGGCATTTTAGTGTAAAGTACTCGCATTAAAAAGGTGATCCCGCTAAAAGGTTCATTGGAAAAGAAATACGTAAACATCCATCACCACCAGCGGCCCCCGCAAAGCCTTTTCCCCCACCACCGCCACCGCTTCCAAGCAGCACTGAGTCATAGACGGCAGCAGCCGGTGAAGCACCACCCGCACCACCTACTGGACCGTTGCTACTTTGAATGACTACAAAGCCATTGTACGTTCCTGTCTTAGTAAAAATACCATCGCCACCAGTACCACCTGCACCAGCACCAGATCCTCCACTGGCATGCGTACCCAGACTTCTACCTCCACCTCCACCAGCAGTGGCGGTAGCACCCGCTCCGCCGCCGCCGTTACCACCGGCTATATACCCACGACCCATGGCGATGCCATAGATGTTGGCAGCACCAGCTGAACCATTACCGGCTCCGGTGCCACCAGTGCCACCAGTACCCCAAGTCGCATTGCCGCCACCAGTACCTCCGGCCCCGTTAGACGTACCAGCAGTGCCGTTATAACCTTCCCTTAGTCGAAGTAGGTAAGGTCCTGTATGACTGCCAGTGCGGATATAGGTTTCATCCCCAGAAGTGCCGTTGGCCCCAGCCACACCCCCAGGTCCACCGCGGCCTACTTGGATGTAAAGTGCAGTGGTATTAGGCGGTATGTAAAGGGGCATCAGTAGACAACCGATAGATCCTCCGCCTCCTCCGCCTCCCGTGTCGTTAGAACCTATGTTACTACCACCTCCACCTCCACCTCCACCTCCACATCCCTCTACCCAGATATATCCACCACCGGAGGTGATTCTGGGAAAGATAGAGGTGAGTCCAGTAGTGGTAGAGTCGATAGTGGTTTGAAGAGCAGTACCCTGTGTTGATGTAGGGTTTGTAGTAGCCCCCAACACGTAAGTCAGGGTCGCCATACCTAAATTAGGAGGTAGTCTCATATTACATCCAAATCCTCAAAAAGCCGTCACCACCAATTCCTCCAGACATGGTCTTACCACCGCCTCCACCGCCTCCACCGTAGGCGGTACAGGTAGTACCTGCAGTGGGGGAGGCTCCACCATCGCCACCTGTGCCAGGTGTGCCTAGATTCATAGACACTGGCACACCTGAGGAGTTCCCCCATGGCGCTGCACCCCCTCCACCTCCGGCTCCAGCACCAGATCCTCCACTGGCAGAAGGTCCTATACTGACACCACCTGATCCTCCACCTGTAGTGGCAGTAGCACCTGCTCCGCCACCACCCGCTCCGCCAGTATAACGAAATGGCACCCCGAAACAATCAATGCCATTATAAGTAGTCGATAACGGATAACCCACACCCCCATTAGCTGCACCCGTACCACCAGCACCGGTAGTCAATTCGTAGGATGAGCTTCCGGAACCATTACCCCCCTTGGTCAGCGTATTCTGAGCGGCGCCCCCTAGACCCACTGGTGATCTCCACAGATATACACCCGTATAGGAATCCCGTTTGATATAAGTCTCCACGCCGTTAACGCCAGCAGCAGCAAACGTAGAGCTACTACCACTGCTACCAGCACCACCTCGACCCACTTGGATATAGAGCGAAGGAAGCCCTGGCGGGATATACACTGGCCACATATAAGTAGCTACAGATCCCCCACCACCTCCACCACCGGAGTCATTAGATCCACCCGATCCACCACCTCCTCCAGAACACCCATCCACGTAGATATAGCCACCATTGGTTTGGATGTAAGGCGGTAAGTTCAACTGTGCAGTGGTGGTGGTATTTACACTACCAAATCCATTTTGACCTAAGACATAGGTGTATGCGGTTAGTGTATAGCCTACATTTAAAGTAGATTGCACAGATGCTGCAGTAGCAGCTGTAAACAACTGAGCTCCAGTAGCCCCTAATCCTAGATCAGCAGTAGCTACCGCCAGTGTGGTCTTTGGAGTGATGGAGCCTAGCAGTGTAGCTCCAGCCGCTGACATACCACTGGCTGCAGTCTGTGTGGAATACCCACCACCTGGCTGTAAAGAGGTGTCTGCTAATGCACCTTGAGCGCCTGTGGTGAATTGGCCCAGTGAGTAGTTCACCCAGGCTGAGCCCGTACTGATGTAGAGGGTATAAGGGGCTGAAGAGCCCACTACACCGAATGATCCAGGATAGGTAGCTGCTGGGTAGTTAGTCTGCAGTGTAGCAGCATCAATTACTGGACCCAGCAGTAGGGGGGTAGAAGTTAATGAAAACATACGTCAGCCTTTACCAACCGATGCGAAGAAAGCCATCACCACCATTGCCGCCGGCCATGGTCTTACCACCTCCACCACCACCGCCACCGTAGGCGGTACAGGTAGTACCTGCAGTGGGGGAGGCTCCACCATCGCCACCTGTGCCACCGGTACCTGACATTACCAATACCGGGGAGTTACTAGTCATACCCCATGGAGCGCCACCTCCCGCACCGCCAGCCCCCGCACCAGAGGCCTGGGTACCCCACGGGCCAATACCCCAACCGGATGCCCCCCCGATGGTACCGGTAGCACCAGCTCCGCCACCGCCAGCACCACCAGTATACATACGTCCTGGAAGTATGCTGTCTGCCGCAGCAGTAGTGTTTGGGGTTGGACCCCCACCACTACCATTACCTGCACCAGTACCGCCACCACCACCAGTATAGATGTAGTTCGCGTTGGTGCCACCGTCACCCGCCTTACCGCCAGCAGTGGCTATGGTACCACCCATCCCATTCAAGAGTCTGAGTATATAGGCTCCTGAATCACTACCGATCTTGATATAAGTGTCCCCGCCACTACCACCAGCAGCACTGTTACCAGCAGAGTTCCCTGCACTACCTAGACCCCCACCGCCGACTTGGATGTAGATGTTTGCATTTCCAGCAGGAATGAATATCGGCAACATGTAACAAGCTCGCGCTGCAGCACCTCCACCACCTCCGGTATCGGTGGATCCACCAGATCCACCACCACCAGCTCCTGAACCATCCACGTAGATGTAGCCTCCGTTGGTGGTGATCCAAGCAGGTAGTGCAAGTGTGGCTTTTGTACTCACGCCTACACTGCCAAAAGTAGTACCGTTAACGACTTGACCTAGGACATAGGTGGTGAACGTCAGTGCGTAAGACGAGCCAAGTGTAGTCAATGCCGCGGTGACATTGGCAGCTTGCATTAACGACCTACCAAAAGCTCCACTGTCGGTGATATCAGAAGAGGTCAATCCCAACAACGTCTTTTGCTGAGCCTGAGTCGCTGCAGAAAACAGCGACACTCCTGCCGTAGTAGAGTTATTGATATTTGCTTGGGTGAATGCACCACCTGGCTGCAAGGCAGTAGCAGCCAGTGCACCTTGAGCGGCTGTAGCCAGTGCAGAAGTGCCGTAGTTGTTCCAGGTGTTACCATCACTCCAATAGATCAAATATGGAGCTGATGCGCCCACCAATGCCAAAGATCCAGGGAATGCTGCTGCTGGGAATGCAGACTGTATCGCACTGGAGGTGGGGAAGACCCCCAAGAGTAGGGGAGTGTTTGCAGGAGAGTACATGTATCTACCTTTCTAGAAATAGGGAGTCAAACGGTATGAAAAAGTATAGTCGTCAAAAGATGCGAGAGCTACTGGGGGCTTTGCCCCCAGTAGCTCTGCTGCTTATGTTACACGTAATAAGTGCCTTGTAGAGTAATGACTCTCAAGGAGTTATCGGTCATGATGTCTACCTGAGTGATACCAGAGGCAAGGATTTTCATCATCTGCGCTATAGCGGTGCGGGCCTGACCACCTTCAGTGGTATTCTTGAAATAGTCGGAATTACTACCGCCCGTATCAAACCAAGTCATCTTCTCCACACCATAGATAGCAGCAATGACGGCATGACGTATCATAAATGCATATTCATCAGATCCGTTAGTCGGCATGTACATAATCTCACCGGCCCATAGGGGAAGACCGCCTACTCCAATGGACGTTAGATAATCCTTGAGCTTTATATAGTTGTTCTTACCATTGGCATCTGGAATGGCATTCAGATACGGCTGATCTCTGTTATCTGGGGCAGCGGTATAAGGATGAAACCCCAGATAATCCAACCAGTTTTTACCGAAGGTGCCTGCACCATCTCCAAATCCAGCATCGTATCCGGCAGCACTGGCTGTCATGTAAGGTCCGATACATATACTCAGTTTAGTGTCGTCAATATTACTAGATTCCGGTCCCATAATCTTGTTGTTAGGATCTATACTCTTGAGTATTTGATAGGCTAGGCGATTTAATACCGCCAGATCAGCGGCGGTGCCCACGTACTCATATGCAGGGTTTCCGGCAAACAAAGGTTCATTTGCAACCAACCAGTATTTAATTTTACCTTTGTAGCGAGTACCTACCTGAGTCACCCAATCGCAGAAGTACTGAGGTGCAGGAAACTCTTTACACATGTTGATATTTGCACCACTATAAATAAATTTAATCACATTGGTAGACGAAGGATTACCCCAAATTGGACAGGGTGCCCCCACGGAGTACAGTAGATCAACACCTCTACTGGCATGGTAATTCACCCACTGATCCATGTAGGTCCAGTCATAGGCCCCTTGTGTGCGATTGATGTACCCCCAGCTACAGCCCACGCTGGGTTGGCTAGCCGTTGCCACAAAACAGTACCGGTTATATGAGTAAAGGGACCTATCTATCTCTACTGGAAAAGTAGATGCCATCCATGGAAGGTACCATGCAGATATTCCAAGAAAAGACTTATCTCTATATACAGGAGCACCCGAGTACAATAGCTGCCGCGATACTCTGGAATCAGCACCCCCCGCGGTTGAAAATATGCGGGTCATAGGTATAGTACGTAGATAAACGAGGGCCCGCCACTGCCCCCGGCGGCATTACGACCACCTCCACCACCCCCAAAGCCATAGTTCGTAGCAGATACACCGGCTACACCATCGGCTCCACCATTACCCAGCACAGCTGCAGAAAAGTACGGATAGATTTTAGGCCAGCAAGACCCACCTGCACCACCTCCTCCACCCCCCACCACACCCGACGTGCTACCACCTGCGGCATAGGGCATAGAGCCGATCAATGCCCCACTATCACCTCCGGTATAAGCTGTAGTAGTAGATGAGTAAGTCCCACCAGCGCCCGGCATACCGAGTAAAAATGGAATAGCTGTCGATGCAATGAGGTTTTGAGCGGTGTATGAACCTATGGTCACACTACCACCTTTAGCGTCAGTGCTGCCAGTACCTCCGGAGATATAAAGATCCCCTGGCCCAGTCCCTCCATTACCACCTTTCGTAGCCGCCCCTACTGCACCACCGGCCCCCGCCGTACAGCGCATGAGGTAATATCCACCAGTTGATCTGTATAGATAGGTGTTAGCTGAGCCAGATCCACCAGCAGCGCCGGCAGCTCCAGCTGCACCCCACCCACCTACAGACCAAGCGAGTGTCTCTCCAGGTACAACTGGAATCTCCAGGCCGATGACTGCTTGACCACCAGAGCCACCACCACCCCCACCACCGGTGGCTCCAGCGTACCCCCCTCCACCACCCCCACCCGGGCCACAAGCCCAGACTTTAATTAGGTTGCAGCTAGCAGGTATCACCAATGATCCAGATACATCGGAAGCCCCACCCAACTGAAACAGCGAAGTGGGTTTACGAGATGCGATTACTGAAGTAGAATTTGGCATATGCTTTAGGTGTAATAAGAAACATGGAGGGTGGCTGCAGCAGACGTCTGGATAAACTGTAGACGACTAATGGAGCCGCTGTCAAATGTACGCTCAGTGCCTGCTGGCATCAGCATGCCATCTGTGGTCGTAGGGGCAGTGCCATCGGCACGCCAACGCACGTCACCGTTTTCACACTGAATCAGCGCATATTGGACATTCACTGGGATAGATGGTAAATTTACCGCTGTTGATAAAGCTGTCACTTTGACATAGCTATTGTAAGTGCCGTCTTGCGGCATGACTGGGTAACCTTGGGACATATCTCACCACACTTGTACAGTTAAGGATCCTGACGTCACATTCAGGCGCAGGTCTGCATTACTCATACCCAAGAACGGGTAAAGGATTTGATTGGTAGCACTGGTCAGGGTAGTGGTGTATACCGAGGTGGATATAGTACCAGCTACATCACGACCATCTAGGGTCAATGTACCTGTACCAGTGACTGCTAATCGAAACATCGATGGCACCCGATACCAGGTGCCTGTAGTGATGACACTGCCCAGTTGAGCAATCACTAAACCTTGACTGGTCGTTAAGAGATTAGACGAGTCCGTCTGCAATGCTGGTGGTTGCCATACCATCCCATCACTGCGATATGTAGCATAGGGGGTGGTAGACCCCACTAATGCGACAGCGCCTGGATAGAGAGTGGCGGGATATTTAGCCTGGAGTGCTGCAGCTGTAGCAAAGGGGCCAAACTGAATATTTTTAATGCCTGGAGTGTACATGGTTTAAATTGGTTGTTGAATTGGATAACCAGCGGGATAGGCGATGATGAGAAAGCCGTCGTTGCCATAGGCTCCAGACATACCTTTTCCTCCACCACCTCCACCTCCACCAAGAGCATTTGCATCTTTTGTGCCTGCAGTGGGGGAGACTCCACCAGCACCACCTGTTGGACCATTACCTCCGCTGGCGGTACAGGATATACATGGGGCGTTGTAATAGAAACTACCCCCCCCCCCCCCCCCCGCGCCCGCACCGGATCCCCCACCACCACCGTTACCAGTAGCACCGTTACCATTACCTCCGGATGCACCGGCGGTACCGCAACCCCCACCTCCGCCGCCACCGGGCAAAAACCCTTTCATATAGAATTCGCGCAGGTTACCGCCGGCAGCACCACCAGAGTCAGTAGTACCAGCGCCTCCCCCTGAATAAACCTGCTCTGGGACAACGTATAACCCTCCCGCATCGCCACCTTTCCCACCTGAAGCGCCCGCAGTGGCTGCCCCACCAGGGCGACCACCGCGTAACTTTAGTATATAAGGTCCAGTAGTATAATCGCTGAGTCTGATAAAAGTATCATCCCCAGGAGAGGCATCGATGCTGTTACCAGCAGAGTTACCGGCGCTGGAGGCCCCACCCTTACCGACTTGGATATATAAACTGGCGGTGCCTGCTGGGACGTAAACGCTCATATAGTTACATCCCTCACCCCCACCTCCGCCTCCTCCACCAGTATCGGTGGATCCCCCTGAGCCCCCACCACCTCCAGCCGAGGCAGTGACTAACACATAACCACCCGATACACTAAAGTAGCTAGGTAGTATCAATTGGGTCTGCAAAGTAGCACCCGCTGTAGTTCCACTGGTCACACCAAGAACGTAGCGGGTAGAGACCATACCTGATAAAATAGGTAGTCTGTCCATGATTTAAAACAGGATGCGAAGGAAACCGTCACCACCATTACCGCCGGCCATGGTCTTACCACCCCCACCACCACCGCCACCGAAAGTGTCGGTGGTTGCTGAGGCGCCAACTGTGGGGGAAGCGCCACCGGCACCACCTGCACCGGCAGTACCCATATAACCTATAAATGGAAGGTTGCTGCTGCGCCCCCAAGGGCCCGCACCGCCACCGCCGCCTGCGCCGGCACCGGCGCCACCTGCACCGTTCTGAGATACCGAGTATCCCCCGATACCTCCACCTGTAGTGGCTGTAGCACCCGCTCCACCCCCACCACCACCTCCAGTGAGCGTGCGACCAGAGACGACGTTATCACCACTGCTAAAAGCTCCCGCAATCGGGTTACCGGCACCGCCGTTACCTGCACCTGTACCGGCAGAACCCCCTACGAATAACTGAGATGCACTGGTGGCACCTGCACCGCCAGTGCCTGCAGTGGATGACCCACCACTACCACCGATACCCCCACCAAAACGGGCACAATAGGGCCCTGAGCTATTGGTGAGTTTGATATAGGTTTCTGTTCCAGCTGTACCAGCTGTACCAGCTCCTGCACTGCCACCAGTACCCCCTGCGCCACCCGCACCTACTTGGATAGCTACAGTAGAAATTCCCGCAGGTATATAAATAGGCACCATGCTGACACCGCGTGACCCACCGCCGCCACCGCCACCTGAATCGGTAGACCCACCTCCACCCGCACCGCCTCCGCCACAACCATCCACGTAGATGTAGCCTCCGTTGGTGGTGATATAAGCAGGTAGAGACAGTGATGCAGTTGTAGTAATCCCAACAGTACCAAAACTATTTTGACCCAATATATAGGTGGTCGTGCTCAGTGTAGAGCCCAGCCCGATCGCACTTTGAGCTGCTGCAGCGGTGGTGGCTTGCATCACAGCCGCACCGATGGAGGTGGTGTTATCGATGACAGTTTGAGGCACAGTGGCACTGGCCTTCAGATAGACGTTGGCATTAGCCGGATACTGAGCTACGGCAGCCCCCCCTGCTAACGAGTAAGTCGAAGCTGTGGAGCTACCCACTGTGCGAGTCAGTCGAATATGCGTGACCGCTGTCTCATTAGGCTGCACCGTATACTGATACCGTGCATAGCTGGTGATGGTGGAGTAAGTCGTATAAGTCGTGCCACTGTTGGTGCTGTACTCTACAGTGATCGTACATCCCGTATCGGGCGTGATCGTCAGAACGTGGGGTTGACCTGAGAGATTATAAGTAGCTACTGCGATGACTACAGCGGAAGCTCCGATAGCACCAGAGGCCGCTTGTGTCAGCGCGACGTTACCGGCACCATCAGGCGCAGTGGAGTTGATGGTCTTTACATAGGTCTGAGCTGTGACCCCAGTGACTCGACCCTTGGTATCCAAGGTGAGAGTGGGTGCGGCATAAGTGCCAGCGGTGATGCCAGTCGTAGCCAAAGTCAGAGCTGCGGTAGCGTCAGCACTACCGTTGAAAGACACTGTCCAGCTACCATCACCAGTCGCTGAGATATTACGAGCAGTGGTGAGGCTCGCGGCAGAACCAGTCGTATTCTGATTAAGCGTAGGGACATCTGCGGCTTGGATGGCAGACATCACCACGTTGGTGCCATTGCCACGGGGATATTGACCTGCAGTCACCGCACCAGCGATGGTGTTAAGTGCAGCTTGAGCGGTAGCGGACTTGACGATGGTCTGACCAACGGCTGTCGCATTTTGCAGGATGTCTGCACCGATGGAGCTGGTGCCAGTCACTACGGCCTGAGTGAGGTTGGTGCCCGGCTGTAACGCTGTGCCCGCCAACGTACCTTGTGCAGCACTGGCATAGGAGCCAGATGAGGCCGCGGTGACGCGACCCTTACCATCGACAGTGATGGTCGCTGCGGTGTACGATCCAGCAGTGACAGCGGTGTTAGCCAGAGTCAGTGCCATGGAGACGTTGGCACTGCCGTCGAATGTGGTAGAGCCAGTGGCATCGCCTGTGGCGGAGATGGTGCGAGCAGTCGTCAGCGTCGCAGCCGAGCCTGTCGTACTCTGGTTCAAAGTCGGTACATCAGAGGCTTGGATAGCCGACAGAGTGACGTTAGTGCCATCACCGCGCAGGAATCTGGCAGCTGTGACTGCTCCTGCGATGGTGTTAAGTGCAGCCTGAGCGGTGGCTGACTTCACCAGAGTTTGGCCGACAGCTGTCGCGTTCTGGAGGATATCTGCACCGATGGCAGTCGTGGCGGTGACGACAGCCTGAGTCAGATTAGTGCCTGCGGACAGACCCGTACCACCTGTGATACCCAACAGTGTCTTTTGTGCAGCCAGGTCAGTAGCGGTCAACAGTGCAGTGCCCGCTGCAGTGGCATTGTTGATGGTGGTTTGAGTGAAGTTGGTACTGGCAGACAGGTTACCAGTACCGCCAGAGGAGACGATGGTGCCAGACGGATACTGGGCATAGTCCACACCTCCACTGATGTAGTATAGGCTATTGACACTGGTGCCTACCGTGCGAGTGATGCGGATATGGGTGACAGGGTTCTCACCAGGCTGTACAGAATATCGATAGGAATTTTCGATCGTGATCGTATCGATCGTGCTGTAGGTAGTACCATTGTCGGTACTGGATTCGATCAAGATCGTACATCCCGTATCGGGAGACACCACCAGAGTGTGAGGAGCTCCCAACAGCAAGATGTTATTCAAGTTGATCAGCACTGCACTGGCGCCGACCTTGTTGGTCTCCCAGGTGCGAGTGACGACATTGCCATTGACATCCGGGGTGAGTGAATTCACCGTCTGGACGATGGAGGTGGCGTTCAGCGTAGAAGCAGTACCCAAGCCCAACTTGGTGCGACCTACTGCTTCAGTAGCTGCAGTGATCAGATCCTTACCCAGCTGAGAGGCATCGGTGATGCTATTGGACGATACAGTGTTAGCCACCGTACCGGCTGGGTATTGTGCAAAGTCCAAACCTGCACTGACCGAGTAGACGCTCGCAGTGGACGTACCCACTGTGCGAGTCAGTCGGATATGGGTGACTGCAGTCTCACCAGGCTGGAGCATGTACTGGTATGCGGCCATGCTCGTGGCTGTGGCATACGTGGTGTACGTAGTGCCACCGTTCGTGCTGGATTCGACTTGGATAGAGCATCCTGCATCGGGTGTCACACTGAGTGTGTGAGGTGCACCTACGAGCAGATAGAGCGACAGATCAATCACCACTGCAGTAGCACCGACCGATCCAGAAGTAAACGTACGGGTGTTGACATCACCCGATCCATCTGGGGTGCGGGAGTTGACAGTCTGCACCAGGGTGGTGGCATTGAGTGTAGCTGCACTACCCAGGCCCAGAGCAGTGCGCTGCAAGGTAGTCGTAGCCTGAGTGATTAGGTTAGCGCCAGCCGCGGATGTCGTGGCGGGCAGACCGGAGATCTTAGTAAAATCAGCAGGAGCCAGTAGACCAGAATTGGTGCCCGTGGCCAATGGCAACGTGGCAGAAGAGCCCGTAGAGCTGGTCAGCGTCAGTGTGGTGGCACTGGGCGTCGCACTCAGGTTGGTGGGCGATGCAAAGATCTTCCCATCGGTACCTGCTTTGGCGGTATTGCCACTATCGGCAGAGTAAGCCACCGACAAAGGCGTGGTAGCACCATCTCCAGTGATGGAGTTACCCACCGTCACTGGCAACAAAGCCGACACTGGCACACTGATCTTGGATGAATCAGACAGCGTGAAATCCAGCGCCTTCGTAGCAGCGTTATACACCCCACTGGTCACTCGCAGATCGGCTACTGCTGCGGTCACATCGATGGTGATGGTGCCACCACCGACCTTGGTGAGCACGAGGTTGTTACCCGTGAGCACACCTGAGGCGATATCGGCATTAGCCAAGGTAGTGCCCGTGGCCACCGGCACGAAATCGGTAGTGGCAGCCAGCGCAGCACTGCCCAGGCCCAGCTTGGTGCGCTGTATAGCCACAGAAGTGGCAGTCAGCAGATCTCGGCCAAAAGACGAAGCATCGGTGATGCTGCTGGCTGTCACAGTGCCAGATGAGCCCAGCGGGTTGTACAGCAAGTTTGCACGAGCTTGGGTCAAATACTGCCCGTGGGGGTCAGCAGCCGCCGTGTGGCTGAACATCACCGATGTGGAGGTGCCTGCCGGATCAAAAGACGTGGTACTAGACTGGGCAGCGCTGCCCAGTTCTAGCGTAGTACGTGCCGTAGCAGTATCAGCCGCGACGATCAGAGCTTTACCAACGGTGGTGGCATCAGAGATTTGAGCCGATGGGACGGTCGTGCCAGCAGGCACAGCTGTGCCTGCTACGACCGGATTGAGTTTCTTGATAGTGGTGAGTGAGAGCATAACGTCTATCCTCTTGGGCTTTTACGGTTGGATGTTTATCTATTTACGCCACAGTACTATAGGTGATACTGCGCAGAGACTGTATGCCTATCTGAGGGATGGAGTCGATATCTTGCACCTCAATCGTGTCTCCGATGGCTTTGGGGAAATTGATCGACAGTGCAGTACCATTGATGGAATAATCCCCTACGTTGGCATCTAAGATGAATACATCGTTGAGTCTGACTTCCAAGTCAGAGGGGTTGATGCCCTGCAGATCGGTCAGTGTATAGGACGTGGCTGTATTAGTCACAGCAAAGCTCTTGCTGTAACTGCGGGCATCACTGGCGCGACTCTTGAGCTGCTTGATTTTGATGCAAATGCTGTCACCCACCGATAGGGGGTAGTTGACCAGTAAGTTATTTCCATCGAGTTTGACATCGACTTCCCGCACGAGCTCACAGATGCTGTTGAGGATCACTCGGATCTTGACAGCACACTTGATCACTGCAGCAGTGATGGGGATGATGGTATCACCCAGAGCGTTTTTACTCTCAGTGCCCGTGATGGTGTAAGTCTGACTCACCCAGCTATCGCGCTTGGTGGCGTTGACCAGCATGAACTTGTCATACTCGAACGATCCAGACGTAGTAAACGGGGTTGTTCCTGTGCGTGCTGCGTACGTGTCACCATCGTAGGTGTAGAGTTGAGTGCTGTTACTCACCACCAGAGAGCCTGCATAAGTGATAGGTAGTTGATACCCCATCGCACTGAGCATGGTGGTCAGCTGATTCACCAAACAGGACCGTACACCCGCAGGAGTCACCAGCAAATTATCGGCCAGCCCAGCAGCAGCTTCGACACTGGTGGCGGTTCGGTAGTTGCTGACGTTACCTAAGCCCACCTCAGCAGCTGTAGGGATATAGACTGTATCGCCAGGTGTAGGTAAAAATGTCGGGCGCAGGTGGATAGACAAACCTGCTTCATCGAGCAGATCCACCATCTTTCGAAACTCTACACTACTGGCTCGTGTGTACGCATAATCCACCACCGGAAATACAGCCAGCGCATAGTTGCGGGCGGTGTTGACCATCTCCCAGCTGGTGATGGTGGGGTCTCTGGTCTCTCCAGTCAGGATGAGCGATACCTTGGTGTTGGTGATTTCATAGTCACCACCGAGGGTCTGTACGCTGTAGGTGATGGTGCCATTTGTAGATGGATCTACGAGTACGATGGCTCCATATATAGCCAGCTTACATGCATTACTCGCAGCGATATAGGGGTATCCCAGATAGTAGTCTACATCCTTAACCAGTGTACGGCGAGCTCCACTGACTGGGGTATATCTCACCACACAATCTTGCTCAAAAAACGGACCTGTCAGGGGGATCACTCGTTGATACCCGGATGCGATCGGCGTGACGCTTACGCTGTCACCGAGAATCTTATTCTCGATGGACGAACCCGTGACGTCCAGTGTATAAGTCATAGCGATTCCTTTTGTAGAAATGGGTATCACGGATGTGGAAACGCTCCATATCCACCCTAATGGTCAATAGCTCAAATGATTCGGCTATAAAAATACATACGTCTACACCGATACAGGGGCTTGCCTGTATCGGTGTAGAGCGCATATGCTTGGGTTATTGCTGCACGAACTGTCGCAGTGTCTCAGACCATCTGAAGGCGATTACTGCTCCTGCATATGCAGGTGTATAGTCCACCCCAGCAGTGAGTCTGAAGGTGTATACCCCTGTGGTAGAGTGAGCGATCTTGCAATTCGTATCAGCAAACTCGATGACCAGCTCACCGTTGCGCGCTGTATCGTTGCCATTGGGGTGATAGCATGTCCAGGTATTGCCGCCACTGCTAGCCAGCTGAGAGATCGATACTGTATAGGTACCCACTCCACCCGTGCCAGTGAGATAGCCACTCACATAAGTGTTAGCAGCAACTCCCGCACCTATGACGGCGGTGCCGATCATGATGGTGCCTGAAGTCAATGAGGTCACGTTCAGTGTCGTGCCGGCCACACCCACAGTACCATTGGTGATATCGCCTGTAAATTTCGCTACGATGGGTTTACCCGCTGCATCATACTCTGCATTAGATGCATCAATAAACGAAGCTTTACTGAGCTTAGATCCCGCAGCCCCACTGAGGAGGATTTTACTGTAACCCGTCACGTCCAGTGTAGCGGCGGTGCCTGAAATCGCCGCAGCCTTAGAGATGTAGCAATTGACCTGGATGTGGTTCACACGAGAAGTGAACCTGCTGATCTGATAAGCCGATCCAATATCGGAGCTGATGGTCGCACCAAAGGCTTCGATACTTTGCTGATAGGTGCCCTCATTAGTGACCACTGGTACATAACCAGATCGATCGATGACATGGGTATCGAAGGTGTTGCCGACGTTCTTCTTTTTGTTGATATACGCACTCTTAGCACCGGGCATATCAAACAGGGAACTAACAACCAAAGTCCCAGTGCCCATATTGAAAGTACTGGGGTTAAATGTTGATGTGACACCAGCAGAGACAGGGCCACAAGTGAAGATCATCGCCGCACCATAGCTGTCCGTGCGCAAGGTGCGATCAAACCCCCCACCGATGACATCGATGCGCCGCCACACCCCATCTACTACGATACCGGCATGAGCGAAGTTACTGATGAGACAATCGTTAAAGATGAAATCGGGACTGTCATTTAAATTAGAGAGTAAGTCACGTGAGTAATTCTTACTCAGAGGGTTAGAGCCCACGATGGCAAAAAACGTATTGGTCTTGGTCGTATCGACAGAGGTATCACCCTGACAGGCATTGAGTACACCTCGCCCATACAGTCTAAAGCCGGGCATAGATGAGGGGATGGCACCGACTTGGACTCTCCTCAATTCACTACCACCTTGCATATACAGCAAAGCAGGAGCCAGTGTCTTGCTGCTGAGTGAGCAGTTGTTGAGGATGGAGTTGGTGAAGTTAGGGCACGTGATGGCGTGCTCTACGCCATTGAGTGTCAGGTTTGTGAACGAGGAGTTCAAGATATACTGGGCAGTGCCCGAGACATCGATCGGCGATGGTCCACTGGTGGCTAAGAAGGTCGTACCACCCGGATAACTGTCTGTGGACGTGGCCATTTTGTTCGTGCGATAGGTACCCACTCCACCCGTGCCGGTGACAAACTCAGTGATGTAGATGTTTGTATAGTCACTCTCCACGGGGATGGACAGCCGTGCATTAACCGTCAAGGGTCCTGTGGGGGCGCTGGTGACCGTTAAGATGTTGCCGGAGATGCTGCCCGTAAACGACACCTGAGTCTGGTGATCGGTCGTATCGACTGTGAAGTCCTGTGCGTTGATGCTCAGATAGAGCTTGTTGGCTTTGAGCGCAAAGCCAGGTCCCTTGAGGATGGAATTCAGTGCCCCAGCACCCCTGATGTAATAATACTGCTTATTAAAGATGAGCTTGGTGTAGTGGCGAAAGATCCCATCTGGGAGTATGCCCACCTTACCAGCACCAGGGGTGTCGGTGCCGATGGCATCGAGCCAGGCCTGTAAAGCCACATCATCGGCAGAGCCATCCCCCTTAGCACCTTTGTCGTAGGGCGATATGCTGTCTACATGCTTACTGGTATAGGCATTCATCCAGTCATACAACGTAGTGGGCGCTACATCACTGGACTTGATCTTCATGGAGATGGCTTTAAAGCCCTGATCTCCAGACAGATCGATATCTTTGATTACTAAGCCATCGGTGAAGTTATAAGGCTGTCCATCTCTGGATTGAAAACGGTGCATCGTAGAGCTCCTAGTGTCTATGTCAATCGATTTAAAAGGAGTGGGAGAAAAAAGAAAAAAGTGAGAGCTTACACGACCATCTTCAGTCGTGTAAGCTCATGGTGACTGTATGGGAACTTACGGCCTCAAGTCCGTGATGAAGACGTCCTTGTAGAGTTGATCGATGATCTTACATTCATCTACAGATTGCTTAGCTCCATCAATGACTCTATTAAATAAAGTCAGTAGATCTGTCTGGCTGGGAGCTTCATCGGCTTTGGGCTCATAGTCGACCTTTACCCAATCACTGGTGGGACTGCCTTGTGCGTCGACAAAGACATCGACTTCCAGTGCTTGAGGCAATCCATCTACTCTAAATAGATAGCGCTTCTTGCGCATGCCCATACCGCCACTGGCCAGCAGCAGCATATGGAACATATCTGGCGACACCTGTACAGCCGTTTGTTTGGCTGCAGTGATTCCATCTTGAGTATCTTGATCGACTTTCACCGTCATCACGTAGTCGATGAAGTCACCTTGCTCGATGGTCTTTCTCACCCGCAAACGGGTATTCGTATCACCTTCGAGCTTGACTTGAAACTGCTCATGGTACTCGCTTTTATAGGCACGCTTGAGGACAGATGTATCTTTGAGTCGAGCGTAGTATACACGCTCACGCTCTACATTGAAAACCCCAGTGCTCTGCTCAGCCTCACTAGCTAAGCGCAAGCCGGATAATTCTAATAGATTCATGCACCAGCTCCTATGATCAGTTTGAGTGTGGAGAGGAAACTCGAAAAAATATCTTTACTGATATCGGTATTACTCGGGTGGTCACTGGTGACCATCAAGTAAATGTGAGCGATCACATACAGAAACAAAGACAAGCAAATCGTGGAGGTGAATAGTACCGATAAGATAAAACGGTAACGTTGTCTTTGCAGGGCTGTCTCTGTACTGGTGACGGGTTTTCGACGCGAGACCATGGGCGACCTTTGAACGTTTTTAAGTTATAGAGGGTGGCATACCCACCCACTCACTGGATTCGCGTCACCCTGTTACGTTTTCAGCTAGATTTGCTGACGATGCATGAGACTGTTGAGTCGTCGTTTGTTAGAGAAGATAGAAGCAGATAGTTGACGATTGTACGCGTCGATGTCATTGATCAGTGCCCCATACTCGATGATCTTTTGTCGATCGGTGGAGATCTGAGCTTCGAGTGCGGTCTTTTGTTGGATGAGTTGAGCATATTGCACGTCCAGCGCATGTGCTGCTGCGGTGTACTCACGCTGACTGTCTCGATTGGATTGACGATACTGGTGAGATGATAATCCCAGCAGCAGTGCCAGTGTCAGCCAGATGGCTAAGCTGTAGTAGAGTTTGGTTTTCATGAGGTGCTATCTTTGACTTTATTCATCTTAGCTTGTAGTGCTGAGATCTTTTGTTGCAGTTGCGTGGCTTGGTTGATCAGCTGTTGATTTTCTTGACCGATTGCATTGAGGTGTGCGATTTTGGTCTGTACTCTGAGCCCCACGATGTCTGAGAGATCTTGGGTGTCTTTAGCTTGTATGGCAGCTGTAGCCACTGCTGTGGTCTTGATGCCGATTGCTTGGGCTTGTTGACTGAGCTGAGTGTTTCGCTGAGTCATTAAGGTGTTGACTTGAGCAGCAAAGATCGACCCAGCCAGCATGACTTGCAAGAAAATGATCAAGTAGGCATACTGAGCCAGCCATGACAAAACACATTGAGCCATAACAGTTGCTTTCTGAGTGATTTGCTGCAGTGTGGTGGGCTCAGGTGTGTTCTCATCGATCTTTTTCTGAGCGCAGGCGGCTATGGCCTTATAGTAGGCGCTGTCTGGGTTATAGTAGCGAGGTACACTATCGGGAAAGACCCTCACGCCGCCACCATTGGCCAAGTCGACTTCATGGGGATTGATCGTCATATCCCCATAACGGTGGACGGGTTTTTGCTCAGGGCTCACGCTCGGCTCCTCTGGCTGCTGACGGTGGTGCTTGTCGTGCGTGGAGAGAAACGAGAAGAAAGAATAGTCAAAGGGTTTCATGCTGGGCTCCTAGGTGTTTATCTTTAGAGGTTATATAACCATCCTCCCTCTACACTACAGGTGCCTGTAGTGTAGAGGGGTCTATGCTGCGCATATAGTTCAATATTGAGGATTCGTGCGCAGTTGATTGAGTACATAGTAGGCCACTGCGATGGCATCCACACTGTGCTCATCGGGGCGAAACCCCCTGAGGGCTTGGGCTATCTCAGGTATGGCTTGCATGGCTGTCCATACTCCGTCTTTATCTGCACTGCTTTTGGCTTTGACTGCAGTCTTCACCAGCATAGGCGCCACGAGTCTAAAGACGGTCCTGACATCATAGGCGATCACGGCAGCTTGTACTGCACCGACGGCTTCGACCAGAGCCCCATAGGCCTGTGGGCGTCTGACATTGATAAAGGGGGCTTCACATCCCACATATAGGGGTCTGGATGACTCAAAGATGTGCCACAGGCTCTGCCTGAGTGCATCGAGTCTGGCCATCCGATCCCCATAGTGAGTCACTAGGCTGTCGCTGTGCGATAGCGTCTCTCCCACATAGGTGTGGGTGTAGATGGACTGTATCGCCAGTGTGTCGATATCCACCTCCAGCAGCGCGCAGCCCAGTGTGTTGGTGCCAGGGTCTATCCCACAGATCACCACTGTACGCTCAGACGGTGGTACGTATAGCATCACATTTGGAAGAGTTAAGCTTTAGTGATGTACAGCGGAGTCGACGCAGCGCTGTTGATCTGCTTGGTAAATCCCAGTGTGTTAAATGACATCGCACGGAAGTCTGAGATGAATGATACGGGCTGGACACAGATGGCCTCATTGAAGTTAAAGCTGCCTGCACCAGAGGTGATCGTGATGGTCTTATCATAGCCACTGCACATGGCCATCTCAGAGATGATCGCCTTGCTATCGTCCCCATAGAGCAGTCGAGTGGCATTGAGAAACTCAGTGGTCTCACCTGCCGTCATTCCCACCGACAGAGGAGCTGTGCAGCGCAGATACACATCAGCCAGTACGTTGACGTTGGTGGTGGACAGCAGCGTAGGGGTGGGTGAGAGGTTATCGGCTGTGGGTGTAAACGCAGTGATGGCGTTATTGGCACCTACATTTTGCAGTGAGATGGCCACAGCCGACATATCGATGCGGCGCAGGTAGTAGGCGATGTAGGCGCTACCTGCGATGGTGATTTCTTTTCGCAGTGCGTAGTTCGCGCGCATTGCTGGCGTGATGTCATCGCCTTGTGCGCGAATGACAAACGGCAGTTGAGAAAACAGCGATGCATCGGAGCTCGCGTGCTGATACAGGCTGGGCGTGGGGATCCCATCGGCTCCCGAGGTGAAGGAGTGTCCCCCATTGCCTACAGCAAAGTACTTCACACTGGGGTAGGATCCTGTGGGCTGAGCCACACCGGACTGCACACCCAGTTTTTCGTTGAGTGTGGTGTAAGGTAGTACCACGTAGGGCAGTTGATGAAATTGCGCAGTCTGCAAGTGCGCGCCATAGATCGTGGGGACCACATTTTCCATAAAAGACTCCGTGAGAGGGTGAGTAGATAAAGGCGATTATGCCCAGTAAGTGATTCAATAGATGCCGCTGAGCACTAATTTTTCGCTGTTAGACAATGCATTATATCGAGCCAGAATATCCTCATCACTGGAGAGTATCACGATGGATCGATTATAAGTATCCGATACATCACTGCTGACTCCATCGGTGGAGTATTGTAGCAAATGTTCATATAAAGCACTCTTATCACTGGCTTGAGTGGCAAACCCACTGGGGATGATGCGCTGCAGGGTCAGTGTATCCAAATCATCCCCATAAGAGCGAACGGTCGTAAGATCCATGACGGGGATCTCTGTGACTTCTTCGCTGACATCTAATCCCGGGTAAGGGAAACTCTTGATCAACTCGTTACCCGCGGTGGTCACTGGTAGGTAGGAGACATCATCGATAAACAAAGTACTGTATGCGCTGAGTCTGCTCAGTACGCCCAACATGGCTTTTTGGACGTCTTTGATCGATAGACTCTTGTAGAGACTGTAGCCCGTGATCTGATCAAATATACTCGAAGCTAATTCCAGATACTGGGACTTGCTCATATCCGAGAGGTTCAAGTTCTTCTCGTTGAGCCATTGAGTATAGGTCTTTGCAGGCGCTAGATCCAAGACACGATCCTCGAAACACAACAAACTGAGCATCTTCCCAGCTGTACTGTGATCGATTTGTTTCCAGTAGCTGTAGATCTTGTATTGGTCCAGCACAGCACTGTAGAGCCTGTGGGTGAAGCTGTAGAAGTCCGCTACATTGTAGACATTGACTTGAGTGGGGATCTTAGAGATAATGTCGGAGATATCCGTATCACTGAGATAGCGTCTCCAGTACTGTGCATCAATTTCTTGCCCAGTAGGTAAGGGGTATCTTAGACAGTGAGACACTACCACTGGCGTGATGCGATCGTCTGTGGACCCAGTGATGCGGTTGACACAGTAGTTAAATAAAATAGCGGTATCGCGAGCACTCAGTGCAGAAGCCAGTTGCACCCCGTTGATCGTAGGGGAGATGGTGGTGATATAGCGCCCATCATGCGCAGTGCTCATCCACTGGCTAAATAGCAGATCCTCTAGTCTATAGACGTGATCTTCACTCCAGTCCAGTGCGTTAGACTCCACGACCTTAGACAGTGTGACGTTGGATTTGGCTTGCTCGAATCTTTGCGTCAGATTGCGATCTCGGTACACTCGCATGAGTTGGTTGCCAGACGCAGCTGTATCGAGCTTGACTTGTAATCGAGGTAGATCGATGTCGAGTTTCAAGACGTCACTGTCTTGAAAATTAATTGCCGATCTCTTTAAGGTGATGCCTGGGGTCAATGAGAGGCGATTGGGGTTTTGTGCATCGGGCAGCTGTACATAGGTATCGTGTTTGATGGTGTACGAGTACAGTGGCAAGTCTCTGGCTGTCATGATGTTTTGCACCAGCCAATCAAAGACCTCTGCTCGCCCGACATTGTTTCTGATATAGGCTAAGTTTCTATACAGAAATAGAGCTTGCGCTCGAGTGAGGTAGTTCAGATAGATATCGAGTTGACCATTAGAGGCCAGGTACTGCTTGATGTGGTAGCTGTGCACCTGAGAGGTCTTACATAGACTGCGCCGAGTGACGATAATGGCAGGTACCAGATGCAAACTCAATTGAGCATACTGCATAGCTGGGTAGAGGTCATCGATAAGTGAGTAGCCTTGGTTGATCCACTTTCTGCAGTAGATGCTGACTCGCTCTTGTAGCTTGAGCATCAAAGACGGCTCAGTGTCTTCCACATACTTAGCTGGGTAGTACAAGATGGTGCCTGTATCGCAATCGCAGGCATACTGCAAAAACGATGCATCATCGGGCGCATAGAGTATGCCTAAGATCAATACTTTGTTTTGTGGATAGCGACTGATCAAATCGTTGTAGTAGGTGCTTCCGTGCTCATAGGCCTTTTTAGTCTGAGGGTGAGACCTCAGAGTGGACTTATCAAAAGTAATCGTGGATAGATCATCCAGTGATACGACAGTCATCACGGTATCAGTGGGGTGATATAACCCACTGATGTTGCGATAGTATTTCCAACTGGTGGGATCTGTGAGATCGATTGGATAAGTTGGGTAATTGGTCATGACTCCGATGTTGATGGCTTGTGCCAGATCGGAGAGTTTAATAACCATGGTCTTAGCTAACGCCAACACAGATTCAATGTACAGAGTGTAATAGTTGTTGATGCTGCGCATGTGTGGCCTCAAAGAAGTTCTTCGGACAATGGAAAGAAGGTCAAGATGAAAAGTTCAAAAGTACTGGCCAATGTGGATGCAGTCAAGGCTGTAGATCCTAAACTGCTGGCGATCCTATCGAAGCTCAATCCAGGTGGGGTCAATCAGCAACCCCACTTTAACAAAAGGGGTGAGCGAGATATCGCTGCCCCTAATGTCTCGTCATTTTATTCCCTCCTGACTGAGCGCGCGCGCAGGAATCGCGATTCGAAAAACATCTTAAAGATGCTACCGGATCAGGAGCTGAGTGTACAGATCTTGACATCTTCGATCATGTCTCCTGCAGATATGCTCACGGTGGAGCTGCACTATGAGCCCGACAGTGAGATCTTCACGAGTGATTTGACCGCTACTTTGGTGGAGTTGATTCGCAAGTACTTGGAGCAAGATTGCGAGATCAAGAAACAAATCCCTATCATCTTGAGAGACATCGTTGCAGAAAAAGGCTCCCACCCCGTAGCGGTGATTCCTGAGAACGCCATCGATGCGCTGATCAACGCCGATCGCTATCGCATCTCTGCTGAATCTCTGAAGACTCTGGTGATGGACGACGGGGTGACCCCCCGACCAGTAGGTCTGCTAGGCCCTGGTATCGATGCACCCACACCTTCGACTCGAGCTCGATTGACACTTGAAGCATTCAATACCACTCATGCGAATATCAATCGGCAAGTGGTGCTCGATAATAAGAACGGCATCATTTTTAAGGATGACTTTGTCAGCGTGACCGATAACGTCATGGTCTTGAAGTTCCCTAAGCTCTACGATAAGCTGCGTCGCACGAAGGTGCATGAGGCCATCAGTCAAGCCACTGGAGGCTTCTCCCTGGAATCGGTCAATACGGTCAAGTCCATCCGCCAGATCTCCGATCGCAGTATTTCTAATCAGCTCTTCACACCTCGTCATAACAACTCAGAGCCTATGGTGGCTCTGAAGAGGCCTCATGAACTCACTCGCAAGAGTGTGGGCAGACCTCTGATCATGAAGCTGCCCAGTGAATCGGTGCTGCCCGTATATGTGCCAGGTGACGTACATAAGCACATCGCATACTTCGTACTGCTCGATGAGGAGGGAAACCCCATCAGTGCAGAAAATAACGATGATTTTTATCGCACTGCTGCGGCTTCGTTTAATGCGAATAATCGCAACTCGATGGCCACCAATTTACTGCAGCGAGCAGGTACCAACTTTGGCTTTGACACCAATGCGTTCGATCCCGGAAAGCGCATGCATTTGGAGTTCATGGCCAAGGCCTACTCGGATATGCTCGAGCGCGATTTGATCGCACGTATTAAAAATGGCGTACACTCCAGCACAGTGCAGATCTCCCAGAGTGAAGAGGCCTATCGCCTCATGCTCAGCAGGTCTTTGAAGGGCAAGTACACTCAGCTGCTGTATATCCCTGCAGACTATCTGACCTATATCACGCTGGCCTACAACAGCGATGGCATAGGAGAGAGCTTGATTGACAGCAACAGCGTGATCAATACGCTGCGAGTCATGCTGATGTTCTCAGACGTCTTAGGTGCTGTGAAAAACTCCATCGGTCGCACTCGTGTGAATGTGACTCTGCCTGAGGAAGATCCCGATCCAGTAGCTACGATGGAGGAGGCTAAAGACGTCATCATCCGCTCGCGTAGTCTGGATCTGCCATTCGCTGGTGGCTGGAGTGCCAGTGACATCATGGACTTCTTGCAATCGGCCAGTTTTGAGTGGGGGATCGAAGGTGGAGACTTACCTGACTTGAAGTTTAATTTTGAGTCAGCTAACACCAACTACCCCAAGTCCGACAGTGATCTCACTGAGGGCTTGCGCAAACTCTCTATCATGGGGCTGGGGCTGTCTCCTGAGACGGTGGACAACAGCCAGGGCAGTGAATTCGCCACAGTGGCTCAGCAAAATAACTTACTGACCACCAAGCGCATCGTGCAGTATCAAGAAACTCTCAATCCGCTCTTGACCAGTCACTATCGCAAGATCTTGACTTTTTCTCAAGACATCGTCGAGCGGATGTACGACAAAGTCAATGAGAGCAAAGACTCCATCAAGTACACCGTAGGAGATGATGAACAAGAGCTCATCGCTCAGTATGGTGAAGAAGAATTTAAAAAGTATAAGGTCACTCGCGCATTGAGTGAATTCATCCAAAGACTCAACATCTGCTTGCCCAAACCCCCTAAGACTTCTCTGGGCAGTCAGGCTGAATTGGTCAAAGATTACTCTGACTTCTTGGACAGCGTACTCGAAGGCGCGTACATCAGTCAGTACATCGTCACAGATGCACTGAGTGCCAACGCTGATGCGATTCGCGCTCAGATCAAGGCTTACTTTATGCGCAAGTTTATGGCTGAGAAGGGAATCGGCACTGAGCTCAGCGCTTTGGTGGCCAGCACTGAGGATGGAGAGCCTCAGGTATCTCTGTTTATGGAGACGGCTAAGTTCTCCGAACTCATGACACGCTCTTGCGTCAAGGGTGTGGCTAAGCTCACTCCTGTGAACAATGCGGCTCAGGCTGACTTGGATAAGCTGGGAGCACCTACACCACCTGAGGACAACAGTGGCGGTGATGATAATGGCTCATCTGGAGATGACTTTGGTACAGGTGATGATAACTTCGATGATATGGGAGGTGGGGAAGATGCCACCTCCACTGATGAGTCTGGCACAGCAGATACTGGAGATCAGACTCAAGAGGGTGAAGAGCCTCCCACTACCCCTAATCTGTAAATAAATCAAAAAAAAAGAGTACAGCCCTACACCACCTGAGGTATCATCCTCAGGTGGTGTAGGTGCTGTGCTGTATGTCAGTGGATAGGCTCATGCGTCCATATCCGGTTAGTTATGTTGAGGTGGATCCCTCAGACTCTTTTGTAGTCTGAGGGGGTTGTATACTTTACTCCTATTCTGTACTTTAGGCGGGTTGTATGGGGATACTGACTTAGATGATATCGACCAAGCTGGCCATCCAGCGGGTCTGATCGCGTCCGACGTTGGTCATGGACGGATGGATGTTCAAACGGATGCACACACCATCGACGAGTGCGAGGTAGATGTCGAGTTTTTGCAGCGGCGTAGACATGTAATCCATGTCATACGCCTTGAGGATTTCATCGATTTGCTCGAGTACCACGCTGGTGAGTTCGTTGCACTGTTGTGGGATGGAACGAGCTTGTCCAGCTGTGTCGAGCTGGATATCCAGGTCTTGATAGCGAGCTGCCAGAGACAGCACGAGTGTGGAGCGCATGTACAGCACATCACCTTCATTGTGAGGGATGTCAGTGAACGCCTCATTTTGCTTAACGTAGTCTGAAGCTGGGATCAGATCAGCCATGAGCTGCTCGATGATGTCAGACTCGGTCTTAATCCAAGAAGCCGTGAGCGCTTCACTGGCTTCGAAGATCTCACTGCGCAGCTGCGCGATGTCTTCAACGTAGTTCACGACACTCAGACTCAGGCCGTACTGCTGGCGCAGAGCACGGTTGATGAGCTGAGTGACCATGGTGTTGAGCAGTGAGATGTATCGCAGGTTCTTGATATTGCGCTTCTCACTGTCACAGAGTTGGCCAAAGAGGCGAAACTTCTTATCGGATTGATTTGCAGCTGCTCGATCGGAGCATCCCTTCATCCACCGGCTGAACTCGATGGGGTCAATCGGGCCTGTAGCGATATCAGCTTCTTTACGTACCCAGGTGAGGAACTTGCCGAAATCTGCATCGCCCACGACTTTGTAGATGTCACACATCATCGCGCTCAGCGGATGATAGTAGCGATCTGCATCTGAATGATTGACAGTGGAGGTGAGATTTTCATCACTTTGCAGACCATAGACAGCTTGAGCGATGCTGGCGCACACCGGGATCTCGCTGGATTGATCGGATGATGGCGTGAATAGATAGCTGTAGGAGATATCGAGTCCGTTTTCCTGCGCGACTTGCTGCATGGCATCGATGTTGTCGGTACCTAATGCAGATATCTCATCAAACACAGGGCCAGAATCGACGACCTCTCCAGCGATATCCAAGATGGTCAGAGACACTGAGATATCAGGAGCACCGATCACACTGGCCCCCTCTGGATTGGCCTTCAAATTAGCAATGACCTCATCGGTGTTGACCTTGAGATCTTTAGCGAACGATGCAGCTGGGATGGTTTCACCTTCTTCACGGTCGACCACCAACCACATGCGGTTGCCATCACGGCGGGCCTTGACCAGTCGCAGACGCTGAGACCAGGGGATCGCCGGAGCTGGCAGTCCGATGCCACTGTGCTGCTTGAACACATCGTGCACACAGATCTGAAACTCGCTGTCGCCATCTCCTTCAATGGAGACATTCTCAGCGATATCCTCACCAAGGAACGTCTCACCATCGGCGATATCGACCTCGTCATCAACGACCGGTGCAGCGGAGCTGACAGGCTCGATGCTGATGGGGATAGCCACAGCGGGCAGATCCTCATCGGGGGATACATCACTCAACTTCACAGTGCTGGCGTTACTGCGATTATTGAGCAGATTATTGAGTCGAGTAGAGACATCCTTGACACCACCTCGTTGCACTGGCGCTTGCACAGGGGTGATCTCAGTGACTTCTTCCTTGACTTCATGGGTGGGTAGATCGGGGACTTCTCGATCGCACCAATACCTGGCGGCTCGATACTGGGTCTTCCAGCGCTCTTGTTGAGTGCGCGTAGCCCCATTGAACTTCCAAGTAAACGAGGAGCCATCTTTCAAGTAGCTCTTATAGCCGCAGAGCTGATCGAGAGTGATATCACGTTGAGTGATGTTATCGATGGCGACCACTGGGTTCTCAGCACCGCCATGCGCACTCACCCATTCGCGCTCGAGGTAGTAGCCTCGCTCGACTGGATCAGGGTAGTGTAGCGGGTGGCGATACTCATGCTCCTTGGGCTGGGTCACAGCAGCAGTGGGGGTCACTTCTTCGACCATCGCCACCTTCTCGGAAGCGAGTGTGCGAGGCTCCTCAGTGATCTCCACTTGAGTGGGTTGGAGATACTTCTTTGCCAGCGCCTTGGAGGGGCGAGTACCAGTGGATCCGATACAGACTTCCGTGTGGGTGTCGTCGATCATAAACACCGCGAGGCCATCATCGAACAAAGTCCCACTGGGGCTTTGCAAGAACTCTGTACGCGTCGATGCATATCGCCACTGGGTGGGTTTGCCTGCGGGTGCTTGAGCTGCCATATTCAGGTGATCACCGAAAGCAGGAGTCTGAGGCGTGGAGCGCAGACCCGTTGGGGCGTTATTGTATCCGCTGGCAAAAGCGGGTTGGCGATCGGGTAGGATGGGTGGCTGAGCACCAGTGGCGTAGCCATTGAAGGGAATTTGAGGCAGCAAGAAAGCGGGCACTTCTTCCCGATTGTTGCCGATCAGGGATTGCTGCAGTGAGGGATGACCGTCAATCTGAGGTGATACCATCATCACACTGGCCATTGGGCTGCCATCTGAGCTCAGGAAGATGTCGTTGAACAGTACATCGATGAAGCTGTTACTCAAGATGATCTTGAAGTAAGCACCTTGAGCAGCAAACTGACGCTGCTGCATCTTGAGCTGTTCGATGTATTGGGGCAAGATGTTGAGCTGGATGGGTTGTCCATCATGACTGTACAACACCAAGCTGGCGTAGCGATAGCGCAGGTGCGCTTGGCGCTGAGCATTGACTGCGGGCGATCCACCGAACAGCGCGTTGGAGGTGTTGCGAGCCCACTCGTTGGTAGTAGGAAATTGCGTGCCTTGAAAGTGTTGGTTCGGGTTCATGTTGAGATTCTCCTTTTCGCGTAACAATTCAATTCGGGTAGATCTGTCCGTTCAATGACATCTGACGATATCTCGCATAGATATCGTCAATTTGAGGATAAGCTGAATCTGGATCCCTCTGATGGATCAGATGTGGGGGTGTGCGGTGGGAGCCGGATTGAAACCTCAGTTGATCCTCATGGCTCACCATGCGTGGGGCCGAGCAGATGTACTTCACCCCTTCGATGGTGTAGCTCGGTAGCTCTTCAGCTCGAAGCGCATCCACTCTGGGTGTGCGCGCTGTGTTAATCAGCAGAGCAAGGTGCTGCGAATTCTTCAAGTATCCGATATCACATCCGGCTTGAGCCAGATCCTCTACACTGACGAGTGCTCCATTTACAGGTGAGTAGCCATAGACGAATCTGTCTTGGTAGTTTGCCACGACCGAGCTGACATCTCCCTTGGCTGCTTGTAACAGCCACCTCCACGCCATATTAAAATCCTCATGGAACAGCTCGTGCTCCATTTGGATTTGTTCTAGGGTGTTCGTATGGGAGATTAAAATCATCAGCTGAGGGTACACCCTTAGGTACTCGTGAGAAAACGCCGTATAGGCCGTATAAACGGCTCTGGAGGCTATCGCCTGAGAGCGCTTGTAATCATCACAACTGTTCACATAGCTCCCCCAGGTGTGGGGGTTACTCATGTAGTACATCCACATCAGAGCACTGAGCTCACAGATAAGGCGATGGTTATGTCCGGGCTGACTTTTGAGCCAGGATCTCATGATGCGATTGATGGGATAGGGGCAATTAACATCGGTGTACTTGTAGCGATCATACTGCTGCATGATGTACTCATCGTCGATTTGCCCGATGGCGATCTTGGTGGTCATCACGTTGACGATCATGTCACTGATGAGCTGTCGCAGGTGATGGGGCAAAGCCGCCAGTACACTGAGCTGAGGTGCACTGTGGCTATAGTGCGCATAGATGACGATGGGATGGGCCCATAGGGCCTCGTTGTGAAACTGTATGGAGAAATCAGACCAGCTCTGCAGTACGCGTGTGAAGGGATCTTGCATCTCACTGAGGGTCAGTGGGATGACCACCTCTGGGCCTCGGCACAGTGTCTCGCCTGTGGCCATATCGAACTGGTGTTGGGCTGTGAGTAGTTGATCGTGTTGAGACAGGGGCCTGTCCATGAGCAGATCTCTGGCAGATTGTACTGTGCTCAATCGGGGCCACTGACTGCTCACCCAGGCGAGGATACCTACCTCATCGACACATACACATGCGTCTTTGAATGTATAGGCAGGCGGTCCCATGACGGGGCTGTCGTGAGCTGACTGCAAAGATATGCACATCTGCTCAGCCAGTTGAGGATGATCACGTAAGAGCTTCTGGTATTTACTCACCAGGTAAGCTGCTACGGAGGTGATGCTGTCTTGTTGCTGCATGGTAGATACCTCTTTAAGTTGTGACTTACCTGATGATATATGACTGTGCTGTCGATGAATTAATCATCGATCTCCAGGCGGTCGTCTTCGTCATCGTCCTCATGAGGACGATAGGATTGAATTTGATTGTGAGCGAACATCTCTCCTGCATAATCCACCAGAGCAGCCAGATCTCGATTGCGATTGATGGTGCCGTCCTCGGAGATATTCAAAAAAGGATTGATGCGAGTCCCACCCATGGGTTCTGCCTTGGTCATACCAGCTACAGGGTAGACCTCCAGATGGGATTTATCCAATCTGCGAGCTGGATCTGTAGTCGGTGAGGATCTACCGCCCTGAGTGGCTTTGTGCTGGGGGGTGATGATGCTCGTGCATTTGAGCAGCATGTTAGAGCCCACATAGTCAGATACCCACACCTCACCATGTCCGCTCTTGAGGGCAAAGATGAGTCCAGGTTTGATCACCGCACGCAGCTGCTCGTTAATATGTCTTTCTGACAGTCCCGTGCGACGCTGCTGCTTTTCCAACTCAAACAGAAAGTGGAAGATCGCCGATGTGATATTGAAGTACAAGTTGTATAGAGTCGAGAACTCTTTCTTGTACAATGAACTGCTGGAGCTATCGCCCTCAATGATCCAAGCATCGATGCGATTTAAGATCAGGATGAACAGCTCGTAGATGTCTGTGATCTCGTAGCCAACCTTACGCAGGTTGTGGGTGGCGATCGCATCGACGTAGCGTCCCATGGATTTCAAATGATCATCAATGTCTGCCAGCAACGCACCTTCATTCTTATCACGCCCGAAGAGCAATACCCCAAGCATGACACGCCAGCGATCTTTGTTCTCGATGCGCATGTAATCGCGTCGATAGGTGAATCGATCGGTGACGTAGAAGATACCAGCGATCAGGGTCTTGACCAGATGGGTGTATTGACTGCGCAGTACTGCCACATGCAGTTCGTTGGGCTCTACGTGCTTGCGGCGTCTGCCACCGATTTGTACATTCGCACTGGTGCAGATGATCCACTTGTCTCGGGGGTAGTTACTCTCGTTGATTTGATTGGCATCTCCGTAGACCACATCAGCATCGGCAAAGCGCTTGAACGTCTCCTTGACTCCAAACTGAGCAAAGAGGTAATGGGCGATCGTGGAGTGTCCGTTGACCTTGGTGGCTCCAGTGGGCTTGTCCAGACTGCCGTTCCATATACGCCCCCACACCACAGGCATGATCTCTTGAGATTTACCTGGGTTGTTGGTGTTGTAGTAGTAGATGACTCGATGAAAAATGATCTTCGTTTGCAACAACTTGACGAAGATGCCGTTGCGGTTGACGCTGATGACACGGTCAGCCAAGATAGGGCTGTACTGATACAAAGATCCCGACAGATGAAACGACCCACCGGCGCCAAAGAAAGGCACTTGCAGATGCACAGGATCGAGCGGTGCACCATTATAGGTCAGATCAAACCTCACCATGCGCAAATCACAGCGAGCCAGATCGATCTGAGGTGGGCGAGAGCTCGTGCGACGTGTGCGCAAAGCAAACTCCTCCAAAGGAGTGAGCTCACGACAGCCCATGTACTTCAAGCCTGGTGGAAATGATTGAGCCACTTCACGCCAGACACTATCGAGGTAAGCCAGCCCTTGTTTGATGTGTGCGGTGATCAACCCGTTGCCGATGAGTGGATTGACCTGAGGGGTATCTTCAGCCACTGCAGCTCTGAGATCCTCATGAAACATGCGGTACTCCTTCGTGTTGTTGTTGCACAAAATATATGATTAGTGTGATTATTCACCCAGATGGACAGCTTAAACATCTGGGTGAATATACTCACTCACTCATTGATCACAATCGCTCCAGTGATCTGCTATGGTGGTGTGCCAAGTCCCCGAGAGCGGCGCGCGCCAGCTACGCAACTCAAAGTGAACTCGACAACCCTCCACAGTCTGCACCAGAGAGTGGCGATCTTCTTTTTCATTGGAAATCACAGTCCAGCCGTGCCCACTCAGAGTTTGGATGGCTTGAGACGTCTGCACTCGACTGAACGCCCCATTGACATCATAGCCCAGCATAAGCACTGCGGGGATACTGACCAATGTGAATGATGCGGCGATACCGAATTCACGGGAATACTGAGACAGGGTCTTGAACATGATGTGCACTCCTGAATGAAAACCCTAGGACTAGGGCATTGATTAAGGTGAGGTATCACTCACCGATGGGGGTTACCAAAACAGTGACAGAGCCAGGCCTACTAGAGATGACGCCTTAGGCAGGAGTTTGATGACCGCCACAGCGCCAGCTGCGACCAATCCAACTACTGCACCTACGAGCTTCAACCCCTCAGTCCAACTCTTACTCTCTTGAGTCTTTAACTTCAGACCTTCTTCCTTCAAGCTGTTGCGATGGACATCTTCGGCCATCTGCTTGCGAAGATCATTCATTTGCTTCTCGTGCTCACGAGCGGCTTGTTCGGCTTGCGCTTTCATCTTCAGCGCGTGCAGCTCCGAGACCTGCTTCTCACGAGCGAGCTCGGCTTCTAGCTTAGCCTTGGTCTCGTTGATGGCCCGAAGGTTTTCCTCGTAGCGGTTCTTCTCACGTTCGCGCTCAGCTGCCAGCTGCTGCAGCTGCACAGTGCGCTCATGGTCTCGCATGGAGTCCAAGTCACCTAAGCTCTTAGCGTGCTCTGGTGAGGTGAACAATATGCGTTTGTCCATGGCTTCTTTTAATGAGTAACGGTGTAGCAGCACGACGTCATTGTCGATTCCCACGGCTCGATAGGTAGCTCCATCGAGTACATAGCTCGATGCAGCGCGTACATGGATCTCCACATACTCATCGAGGATCTCTTCGCCCGCTACTGTCTCTTGCACCCTGGGTCTGGCTGAATCCACCACAGGCTTGACAGACTGGATGACGTCGTTGATGCGCTGGTAGAACTTATCCTCCGTGGCGGTCTTGACGACCACTCGCAGGACTTGACTTTGATTTTCGTCCACAGACTTGAGATAAGCCTTAACTACTTGACGAGTGCGTTTGATAATATGTCCGGGGTGGGAGTCTGCCGCCGCCGCGCTAGAATGAATACTAAATGTTAAATCTGTATTGGGATCATAGATGATCGGATGCTTCTTAAGATCCTTGAGCTCTATGACAAACTGAAGCGTGTACTTCACGGGGTTGAACCATGAAGCAACCATACGCTTATCCACATGCCGAGCGTGTAGTGCGGCTAAGAGTTTATTCTTCCAATCACACAAGCCCACGGCAGCTTTGAGGCGAGTCAGACTCGCATACTCTTGCTCCAGCGCATAGTTGGTGGAATACATCATCACCTTGCGGATGACCACAGCTTCGACCAAGCGGTTGCGCACGACACCACCTTGGAGCTGGTAATCGGGCTCATAGCACTGACCATCGCTGGAGCTGATGTACAACACCTTACCTGTAGCGTTGACCAGGCGATAGCCGTTGACGGTGATCTCGGAGAGCCGATCTCCTTCGACTTCACCTTCTTCGATGGAGCAGTGGCTGTGCAGATAAAATGGATCGTTGGGGCTGTTGAGTCGCTCATCGTCCTCGATGAATTTCTCAACAATTTGCTGAGCATCGTCTTCGGTCAACCCCATCTTGATCTTGGAGAGCCCGAGCTTATGCTTGGCTCGCATCTCAGCGAGCTCTTTGGCAGTGACAGTGCACTCCGATAAAAATCCATCGCTGCGAAAAGCTTGGACCATCTTGTCTGCAGGAACTTGACAAGAATCAAGTTCTACAGTCTCTTGAAAAAACATACATCACCTCCGTTTCATGTAAGGGGATTACATACTCGAATAGATAATGTACGACTGTAAATCTTTGGAAGAAAGAAAAAATAAAAAGCATAGAGCTACACCTACTGGAGAGTGATCTCCAGTAGGTGTAGTGTACTTTTACTCTAGCGCTCAGTAAGCACTGCGAAAGGTCTGCTTGCAGCCCTCAGGGATCTTGACTCCATAGCGGATACCGCCACGGGTGGTCAGGACTGTACCATCAGGATAGATCAGCTCCACGGTGTTGCGCCCCTCAGTGCGCACTGACTTGGTCTCGATCAGTGGCGGGATGATTTCCGGATCCTCGCGCACTGCAAGGGTGGTCAGGATGATGACTCCACCCACAGCCATACCCACCGCAGCTGGTACATAAGTGCTCGGGCGATGTCGGATGCGTCGAGTGGTGCGACGCACACGCTTGGTCACCTTCTCGATGCCCACAGCACAGCCGGAGGCCACTGACTTGACTGTCTCAGTCAGAGAGATCATGTTTCAATTCCCCAGTTGAGCTTTGTACGTCTCAGTGATATCGATATATGGGATACAGGGCGTATCCACGATCTTAACCACACCATCTGATCCATGGAAGCGAACTTCCTTGAGTTGAGCGGCTGTATAGTCGGGACTACCGAAGTCCTTGGCGTAGTTCACCTCCTGCTTCTTTTGCGGCTCAGGGGGTTTGGGCTTCTCAGCCGGGTGAAGCACCAGTCCGATCACAGCAGCACTCATCAAGAAGACTTTCGCTCTATTGGAGATGAGCGGGGGAGCCTTTGGCTTGGGTGGTCTGGGTGGTGGTGGGTCTTGCCTGCGGCACTGGAATGCCTCAGGGATGGGGCGGTCGTTGTATGGCATACTTGACTCTCCTTTCGTGACTGTGAGTGAAGTGAGGACGTGGGTGAATGCAGGTGAACTCATTACTGATCACACCCCACGAGGGGTTTTGACTTCGTTGAGCCATTGGTGAATCGGCGGGGTGAGAGCGATGATGCAGGTGGTGTCTTGCAAAAATTCGATGGATATCTCCACGCAGCGACCCTCTCCAGTATAGATGTTATTGTAGTCGGATGGATCCTGTCCCCGTCGCAGCACCAAAGGTGTACCTGTAACCGATGTATCTAAAGATGTCGATTCCAGAGTAAAACCCCCAGCACTGATGACATGGATGCGTGAGCACCCACAGACAGCGTCGTACAGATCCACTTCGCAGTCGATTGAGTCTTGAGCCCCTACACTGAGCACCCAAGTGGGTTTATTCAACCCATGGACCCAAGTCGATCCAGCTTTCTTGAACATCGGCTGAAGCTGATGCCAGTGGGGTACTTTGGTGATGAGGTCCAGTTTACTCAGAGCCAACTCTTCAAGCTCTGTGAGAGCCTTGTGTTGACGCAAGCGCAATACTGGGCCGACTGTCAAGGCTTTGTGGATTTTCAACAGCAGAAATGTCACAGTACCTCGCTGATGGGCAGTCATGTCACTGGGCCAACCATGCTCAGAGATAAACAATTTCACCATGCACATCTCATCGAACAGATCCACCCAGGTCTGAGGGGTGGTATAGTTGGGACAAGTTATGACTTTTGTTGTCATGGTAGTTCTCCTGGTTTCTTGGGACCTATGTAAGCATGTAAGATACTCTCGACTCGACCGAGTCTTTGAGTGATGACTTTGAGCTGGGCCTCTACCGACCCCGTCACCGGTGTGACTGCGGGGGTGGACGTGTCTACAGCCGTGGTCGTCTTGCTCTGCTGAGTCTGGGTGTTGACCAGTGTAGCAAAATACAGCGCTTTTCTAGACCAATGATCAGTGCGGACACTTTCTTCTGCTAGGCGTTTCTTGAGCAACTGCACTTCTAGCTCAGTGGCGTGTAACTTAGCCTCTACTTCACTGAGCCGCAGCAGCTCCTTAGCAGCCCTGCGAGGTACATCGTACCACCACCGTGCTCTGAGCTCGTTGGCTAGATCGATGAGGTATCGCTGACGAGCTGTTTTATCACGGGTGGTCATGCGCTATGCTCCTTTACTGCTAGAGCCGCGTGGAGTGTCATAACTCAGCCGCTAGGATGATCCTGCGCAACTTATCCACGGTGAACGGCACGTACATCAACGTACGTGAACTGGTGAGGACTTCGATCTCACGCAAGGTTGAGAGGATCTTCACTCGCGTGGATGGTGTGTACATGTTGTCTGGATGAGACAAGCTGTACTCGATATCAAAGCTCGCCATGTGGATGGGGTCGAGGTCTTCGATACCTTGAGCGATCATTTGCTGGATGTGACGCTCGATGTCATCGACTGCAGTGATCAGCTTACGCTTTTGAACACTGAGTTGATAAGCACTGAGTCGGCTGCCGATGTATTCGATGAGGTACATGGTGTTCACTCCTGGTCGATTGTAGTGGATTGGCGCATCCATCAGATTCAAGTAGATGCGTCAAAAGAAAAAGTAGAGATCTCCTATCTCTCCCTCCAGCAGTACCACCTCCAAGACGATGGGGGCGGGTACTACTGGAGGGGGATAGGTGGGTGTCAGAGCTTGACTTGCTCGAGCTCAGCCTGAGCGGTCTTGAGGGACTTGATGGTGGAGTTGATATACTGACAGGCTGTGACCCAATCAGACACCACTGCAGCACCCGCCAGATACATGTCACTGGCGATCCACCACAGACCCATCTTCTTCAGGCCCCACGCATTGATTTGCAGCAGGATCTGCACTTGCTTGGGGTCTTTGTGGTTGATCCACTGCTTGGCCAATTCGCAGTTGGCGATGCTCTTGGCCACGGACTTCTTGTAGCTGTTGAGCTTGTAGATGGCCACGAGGCGGCGAGCGTAATCGATGAACGACATGATGATACTCCAGTCAGAGTAAAGATAGAGGGTGTTGGGTGAGTAGATTTAACCTCCTACTCAGATTAGTAATATATGACCATAAATTTGTGCATTGTGTATATAGCCAGCATAACATCCACACCTACGAACATCATGTTCGTAGGTGTGGACTTTGTGCTCTAGACAGATATCACCCACACCTGAGTCAGTGCAGTCCTATGCTCAAGTATAGACTATACCCATCTATTCGTGTGCTTACTTGGACACGTTGACAGTGACCTTACCGGTCATGGCGCTGGTGATGTTAGCCACCGTGATGCGACCGATGACGGGCAGGTTGGAGATGTGACGGAAGCGCGGAGCGACGGTCAGCTCTTGGCTGATCGCGCCGTTGCGGGTCATCGGGATAGAGGTCACGACCTCAGGGCACCAGCCGTGCGTGCCAAAGTGCAGCGGGTGCGGCACGCCGCTACCGTAGGCCTCTTCCACACCGAAGGTGATGATGACCTTGCCGGTCATACGACGATCCAGAGTCGAGACGACCTTGAAATCGAAGTAGTCGGTCGACAGACGGGTGTCGCCGGTGATGGTCAGGTAGCGAGCCAGCGTCGGATCGGTACCGATGATCAGCAGGGGCTTGGCAGCCACACCACCATTGACCGATTGCAGAGCCACTTGCAGCGCCGAGCCAGTGAACAGGCGGAAGGCCATGTCACGGATGACGTTGACCAGCAGAGCCTGCATGTCTTCGACACGGCTGGACGAGGTCAGGCTGTCCAGATCGGTCGCAGCATCGATAGCAGCTTCCAGGTACTGGGCAGTCACCAGTTCACGAGCCACACCCAGCACAGCCGGGGTCTGCGTGATGGAGTCCACACTGTTGACATACTCCTTGATGCGGTCAGCCGCATCGAGCAGCTCAGTCACAGCATCGATGGAAGTACGACGATGGGTGGTGGTGATCAGAGCCTGGATGGCATCGTTGTCACCTTGATCGCCAGCACCGATGGGGCGCGGCGAGGTGATCGGGGGCAGCAGGGGGATCGAGTACACCTGACGGATATACTGCGTGTTCACCAGCTGACCGCGTTGACGACGGTTGCTGTTGGAGCGATAAGCCAGCACGTCCCAGCCGATCAGCGTAGCACCAGCGAAGATGGCAGCCAGGGTCGCACCGGTGCCGGTGCTGGTGTCGAGTTGCGTGCCCACCGAGTCAGTGACAGTAGCCACCGAGACCGGGCCCGGGGTCAGCTCAGTCAGACCGGTATCGAGCGTGATCGAACCGAACGCCGAGAACTTCAGACGCACGACCTTATCAGCCAGAGCACCCAGTTGCGTGATGGCAGCGCCCGTCACGTCAGTGGTGGTGGTGCGCACCACCGGAGCAGAGCTGCTCAGGTTGAGCTGCATCGTGCGGGTGTTGCCTTGCAGGGCTGGCGTGAAGGTAGCGCCAGGCAGCTTATCCACGGTGAACTTGATGACCTTGTTGCCACCGTTGGCACCGAGCTTGACGTAGATGGCCGCCAGGGTGATACCCGGGTCCAGGCTATCGGTATTGTCCTTGACGCCAGAGGCCACCAGCGAGTCAGGCTGAGACAGACCCATCAGGTCGATCTTGTCGCTGAACTTCAGAGGAGCCGTGGTGATGGACTCACCATTGATGACCACCGCATACGGGGCCACATCAGAAGAAGCCACGAAGTGGGCGGTCGAGTCGTTAGCACCACCAGAGCGCACCACCGGGACGATCTTCGTCGAGGTGTTGTCCAAGATGGTGGGATCGACAGCCGACTTCAGCACGTTGATGCGATTGAATTCAGTGGCCGCACCGCTGAGGGCACGACGCACTTCCTTCTCAACGTAGTTCAGGCGCAGGGTGATTTCCAGGCCGAGGTTGTCCGGCGGCACCATGACCGTGGGGAAGAACGCTTCAGCGAAGTCGTCCTGACGCGAGGCCAGCAGGTTATACGAAATCGAAGACGAGACGACATCACTGTTGTTGGTGTTGTCGTAGGCTTCCAGGGCCGGGCGGCTCGTGATGAAGTCACTGCCATTGAGCTCACCGACGACGAAGACACCTTCACCGGCTTGAGCGCTCAGGGCTTGACCGGTGACGACCTTCGAGGCCAGAGCACGACGCGGAGCCGAAGCCAGCACGCCAGCGGTGACCGCAGCAGCCTCGTTAGCCAGGCTCAGCTCGCCAGAGGCGCGCTCACCCTTTTGGCCGATGGGCGTGAAACGCAGACCGGCGGTGGTGGCAGCCGCACGCACAGTCGAGCGCAGCTGGGTCAGCGCACTCTTGAGCTCTTGGATACCTGACTGCGACATCGACTCAGCAGCCAGGGTGGACTTCACCACGTCTTCGGAAACGTAGCGGTTGCCCTGGGCCGAGGTGGCCTCATTGAGCTTTTGGACCAGGCCGTTCAGACCCAGTTCGGTCTGACCATGGCCAGCTTCAGTGAACACACTTTTCATTGGGAACTCCTTTTGTTAATGGAGACTGTGGTAGAGAGAGGGGAAAAGGGAAAAAACAAACCTTATAGCCGTAGCAGGTGTGCACACAAAACTGTACCGCCTACTCAACCTATGTCAGTCGACACAGGTGTGAGTGGGTGAATACGATGTGTGAGAGAAAAGAAAAAATAAAAGAGGTGCATAAAAACTCATCTACACTAAACCCCCTCCAAAAGAAGATAAAGTACGATGGTATAGATTTTCATCATTGTATTGATATTATTGTTAAGCCGCTCAGGCGTTGGCAAATCGCAGAGAATCTATGTACGTCAACTCCAGCATACTGATGCGATCACTCAGGTGGTAGCGATAGGCATACTGTTCGCGCATGAGATCGGTCAGGATCATCAGACGCAGCCTGTAGGCCTGAGCTGCTTGATTGCCTTCGACACCATTTCGGTAGAACGCTTTGGGCTTGATGATGACGAAGATGACATTATCACCATGCACGAATCTCCAGGGACGCTCTTCGCCATCGGCTGGGATGCGGCATTCACCTTCATCGGCTTGACGAAAGAACGCCTGATCGGCCTGAGGGATCACCAGCTTAGCCATAGCGCAGAGTTTATCGATGCCTTCATAGCCGCTATCGACCGACCACTTCTCGTAGAGGTGACTCCAACACTCTACCAGAGCTTGATCACCCAGATCAAGCTCCATCAACGAGTAGTTGACATTAGGTCGCTGGCCAAAGATCAAGTCACCGAAGGTCTTCCCCTCTAGGATATACTCTCTAGAGCAGGGATCGTTGAACAGCAGCAACTCAGCCATCGTCGCATTACTCAGGATCTGAGAGATGCGGCCATAATTCAAGACATCAGTGATCGTCCCACCATCGCGGCGGATTTGAGTCGCGATCCACTCGGGCACCACCACGACTGTTTTGGATGGGTTGTTCATATGAGATTCACCTTTTATCTGTGGCAAACAAGCCTACATGATTAGAAGTTGACCGATATATGGTATTGCTGTAAAAAACAAAAACTTAGACGCCATACTGTGCCTCAAGACAGAGCATGTGGGTGAGAGTTGGACATATACAAAAACCACACCGATTCCATCTATGGTGACTCTGCTCAGACATAATTAACAAACACACACACTCACCCTTAGCCCCTCATCATGGAAAACTTGCTCACACTGGTCAAGTGCATCACGCTACGATACCGAGAAAGTACGCAGCAAGAAAGTGATATCGATAGCAGTGAGATCGTCAGAGCCGCGCTGTCACAAGTCAAGGCGGCTGATACCACGCTCACGCTCGATGATACTGGCAATGTCCTCAACAGCTTGAGGGTGACTGCGCTGAGCCTGTGTGACAACAAGGAGATCGATAAGAACGATCTCCTGCTCAGACTGAAGGTGAACTGCTCTAACAACGAGCGCATCTACTCCATGCTTCAAGAAGGTATCGTACCTGACTTGGATGAGGTGGCTACTCGTCGCATGATCGCGAGCTTGCGCAAAGGCCTGAAAGAGTCCTCTCGTGAAAAGCAAGTACTCGATATCCTACACAAAGCCCATACGGATACGACTTATCGCCGCGGTAGTATTCGATCGATTAAGAACTATGTCGCCCAGCTCATGGGGCAGCTCGAACCCTTTCGAGCCGATGGCAGTGAGGATAAGGACCCTGCCATGGTCGGTGAGATCGATCTGGCTAACCCAGATAGTCTAAAATCCGTGATGGATGAGATGCAGTCTGTGGAGAACAACCACGGCATCTTAAGGACGGGTTGGCAGGGATTGAACGAAGCCCTACAGGGGGGATTTCGCCCAGGCGATGAATGGGTGATCCCTGCTTTGCAACACAGGTGGAAGACGGGCTTTACGCTGTCTTTGTTTAGACAGATTGCCACGTACAACACGCCTGTGCTGCTCGACCCTACTAAGAAACCTTTGCTGCTGCGCATTTCGTTCGAAGATAATCTACCGACGAACGTGCGTTTTCTCTATGAGTCAATTTGTTTCAACGAGACGGGTAATATGCCAGATATCCGCCAAATCCCTGTAGGGGATATGGCCAATATCATCACGCAGGCCATGGAGAAGAATGGGTTTCACATCAAGCTCTGGCGAGTCAACGCCTCTGCTTGGACGTTCAATGATCTACAAAACGCCATCATCAATCTAGAGACTCAGGGCTACGAGATCAAGATGTGCATGATCGATGCCCTATACAGTCTACCTACTACTGGCATGCAAGACGGCCCTCATGGAACAGGCCTCAATGATCTCTTTCACAGAGCTCGTAACTTTTTCTCTGCCCGCAAAGCAGTGCTGATCACCCCTCACCAGTTGAGCACTGATGCGAAGATGTTGATCCGTGAGGGCACTGCTGACTTTGTCAAACGAGTTTGTGGGAATGGCTACTATAAAGGCTCTAAGCAAATCGATCAAGAAGTCGACGGCGAGATCTATATCCACATTGAGAAAAGTGGGGGCAAGAGCTATCTGACTGTGCTCGTGGGTAAGCACAGAGGTGTGCCCGTGATCCATGAGGATAAGAAGTACTTGGTCTATCCGTTTCCTGATGTGGGGCCGATCCCCGATGATGTGGATAAACCTCGCATCGATGTCAAGCGAGTCGGTGCACTGTCTCACGATGAACAAGAGGCCCCGTTCTTTGCATTCTAATTAGTTATGCGCATGTATAGCATCACTGACCTAGGAGTAGCCATGACAGCTACTCCTAGGTCAGGCTATCTATGTTTACTTTTTTATCTACTCTACGCGTGGGTATGAGTGTTTAGTTGTGTATCTTATATCGCATCTGTGCTACGGGGGTGTATGAGTTCATCATGTGACTTAAAAACATACCCGGTTTTACTTGAGGGTTTTGTCTAGCATACAGCGCCTTGCGCGTAGAAAGGGCTCCACATGAATGTAACTACAATCCGCGGCAGGAATGGTAAACCCATCAGTCTTGAGCGGCTACTCATCGGCGGTGTCGATATCGGCACTCTACTGGCACAACTCAATGGGTCTGGCATGGCTACTGCTTCAAACATCGTCACTCTGACAGAGAAATACACCACCACTGCTGCGGGGGTGGGATATGCTGCAGGTCAAACCCTGCGGCGCACGGAGCTGGTGGACACCAGCACTGCTCCTCCGACCAGTACGGTCTACTGGTACAACTTCTCCACAGGCGCTACACTGACAGTGGCCCCTGACATGACCAGTCTGACGCTGGTGTCTCAGAGTGGATTGACCAACGTGGAGCTCAGAGCCACACCTGTCATCATCAAGACCGACCCGACTTCTGCGGATGTGGTGGCACTGGGAGATCCCAATGCACTCATGGCTGAGGTCGATGGCTCTGGTGCGGTGACTGTAGTGTCTGGCATCAAGCGCTTGATCTCTACGATGAACGTCATCTCCAATAAGCTTCCAGCCTCTCTGGGTCAGGCCACTGCTGCTCACTCTATCCCAGTGGTGATCAACAGTGATGAGTGGGTGGGAGCTGGCTACACGCTGGGCACCGATGGTAACTTGATCAGTGAGCGCCAGAGCAACGGCTCACAAATTCGCACTCGCACATGGACGACCACTGTGGCTGGTAATGGTCAATCCACCTCCACCCCCGGTGTGTGGGTCTATTCGTAAACGACCGGTCTACGAAATAGATAACTCATAAGGACACACACGCCATGGCTTCTTTTGCTACCATCCCTGAGGTCATCGGCCTCATCTCTGCTCGACTGACTGCTGTCACCAAACGCTTCACGGGTGCTACTGCAACCGTAGATGGTCTACCCGGTATCGTGCCTGCGCCGACTGCGGGTGTGAACATCCGAGCCCTCACCAGTGACGGCAACTGGACAACACTCAACACCACGCTGATCAACCCCAAAGCGTTTACCGCATGGGCCAGTGGTACATTGTACGACGTAGCGGGGTTGTTTCTATATCAAAATGAGCGACTCTTTCACGTCAAGCTTCCTCACACCTCCACTTTAATCGATAACGATCTGGTTAGTGGGCACTTAGAAGAGGTCACTGGCACTGATCTGGGTGCGACTGCTTGGGCCACTGGTACTGTGTATAAGAAGGCTCAAGTCGCCCTGTACAACGGCCAGTTGCTGGTGAGCAATATCGCTCACGTGAGTACGACTTTTATCAACGATTGCGCTCAGGGTCGATGGAAGTTTGTTGCTAATGCCGTTATCTCCTCATCTCCAGTAGGTGCTGCCAATTACTCATTTACTGGCCACGTCGTGGTCAAAGATGGGCTGATGTGGTCGTGCATCACGCCTCATGCTGTCAGCGCATGGGATGTCACGAAGTGGCTGTGTCTGACGCAAAACTTCACGGGGGCGACTTCATCGACCGATGGAGTGTCTGGCACAGTACCTGCGCCTTTGGCGGGACAGGAATCCTTCGTCTTAGGCGGCGATGGACACTGGAAGGACCTGATTGCTTTGCTGACCACTCTGGGATATACCGGAGGTGGTGGGGGTGGTGGGACAGTCATAGCTGACCCCATCTACAATATCAATACGGCCACCATCACGGGCACTGGTGCAGGCTCAGTCACTCTTAATAGCTCCCACCTGAAGAAGGTCACTCCAGTGAATACTGCCGGTGGCAGCACGCTGATCATCCTGCCTGGAAATCCCTCACCTGGGGATTTCTACACGCTCTTGGATGCGACCAACAGCTGGTCAGTCAACCCGGTCAATATCGCTCTAGCAAAATTCCAAGGTGTATCTGACTCACTGGTGCTTGATGCATCGGGGCAGATGGTGACCTTTATCTGGATCAATACTTCCATTGGGTGGTATCTGTCACTGCGTGGATGATAGAGCATAGTCACTACACCTCTATAGGGCATGCCCTATAGAGGTGTAGTCTATGATTGTTTTCTTCTAAACGATGTCGATTAGACACTGGCCAGCAGTTGTAGCCGAAGGGCTTCACGCTCTTGTTTACCGAGCATGGCCGAGCCATTGATCAGGCGGGTACATGCTAAGTAATCCCCAGCTCGTGCTTTCTCTTGCACACCTTGGGAGACCCAAAACCATGCAGCAGTCAGACATGCACCTTCAGGCTTAGCGACCAGATCGGGATTGGAGATAAAGTCCACTCCGATGGAAGCAGATGCTTTTTGATAGTTAGCACGCCCAGTGAGCTGGAAACATCCGCGACCACGAAAACGCCAGCCGTCATCGGCTGCGGTATTACCATTGACGCCAGCATAAGCGGCGTTAGCCAGTGCTACGGGGTTTTTTACCAGAGTGGCTATCTGACTATCCGGCAGGACTCTCAAGCGCCTGAAGACCAGTTTAATGCGGTCTGCTGAGGAGTAGCTCAATCCCTCTTCCAGGTGAGAGAGTTTATCAGACTCATGCAGCACTTGAGACAGAAAAGCACAGACCTCATTGACATCGGTGATGTTATATTTAGCCATGGCTGCGTTCAGATAAGGCGTGAACGCCTCAGCCAGATTGGATCGCACACCAACTTTGGTGAGCATAGAAGTAGTCACTTGCATCACTGTCTCCTATTAGGGCTTACTCAAATCGACCCGGATGGCTTCGTAGAGCTCTATGGCCTTGGTCAGTTTGCCACGGCAGAGGTCAGCTTCTTCAGCGTACGCTGAAGCGCGTCCTGCAAGTTCTGAGTACAGCTCGGATTGCACATCGCTGAGCGCTCCTGCGGATAGACCTCCTGGGGCAGAGGCGGGATCTGCGGAGAGATTGCCGGTTGGGGCTTGGGCGTGCAGGAGCACCCGCAGACGCTCAAGCAAAGCAGTATTGGAAGTAGAAAGCGCATGGACGGCTCCTTGCTGTTGGGTGAGTTCTTTGGATACTTGCATGGATCGAGCTTGAGCTTGCTGCAGCAGCTCATTGTTTTTAGCTTGCAGCTCGAGCGTGCGATGATCGTATTCGATCTTCATCTGCTCGAGCTTGATTTGAGCATCACGAGCACCGATGGCGCGTTCATGTTGCACGAACCACCATCCCACACTCATGGTGAGGACGATGGCTGCGAGGTACAGATAATCCCTGACAGGGATGCGTTTGAGCAACGCAAAAGCCATAGTCCACATGGTGCTCTACTCCTGTATAAGTGGGTGATGGGGGTTTACTTGACAGTAACAGTATTAACAGTCTCGGCAAACGCCGGGGGCTCTGTGCTCTCCTTGAGCTTGAGCATAGCACCTACACCAGCCATGAGGATGCCCACACCGGTGCCAAAGGCTTGGATATCAAACACCTTACCGAGCTTGACCACCGAGTAGACTTCCAGCGTGAAAGCGGTCATGAACGACAGGATCGCGATGTAGCGCCCCATGTCGTGCGTTTCATTGTCAGCCCCAGTGAGAATCTGGGTGAGTACTTTAATAAAGCCCATGATAGACTCCTTTTGTAACAAAAAAGAAAAGAGGTTTACTGCTGAGGGGGTGAAACCACCACATCATCACAATGGTTGCCACGAGGATCGAACAAGTCGAGGCTGCCGTGACAGATCCAAAATGCTCGCTTGTACTGCAGACTATCATGAGGCATGGTCTTGAGGTAGCGCTTCAGGCGCTGCGTGACCAGCCATTCACGAGGCCACTCCCACTGCATGGGCTTGTACCATACACTCTTCCACGGCGTGAACCAAAGCGGAGCAATGAAGATGTTACAAAACACATCGAGAATCGCACCCTTGAGCAGATGGTAAGCGCCGAAGAACTTATTGACCCCACGCAGGCGCACGGTGCCCTTGGCCTGATCTTCCAGGTAGATGCGCCACACACCCATGACCAGCACATATTGTCCCCAGAACTCACACAGGATCAAGAACATGAACAGTGCAAAAAGCACCACATGTCCAGGATAGTACTGCATCACCAGTTTCAAAAAAGTATCAAACATGCTGTGTTCCTTCACCAGAAAAATAGGAGAAGATAGAAGACTTTTCTATCACAATATACGAAAAAATAAAAAAAAGAGATACTCTCTGCACCTAGAAGGGATCATCCTTCTAGGTGCAGAGAGTGTGTACTCTAAGTGCTCATGTACAGATTCGTGTACATCTGGACTTGCTGCTCAGTGGGTGGAGATGGAGATCGTCTCAAGTTCTCCAAGCGACTGACTATACCATCGAGTTCTTTTCGTCTGACTTTCACGTCAGGATCGATTGTACCTACTTTGCGACCTTCTCGGATTTCTTGATTGACACGAGATAATCTTCTCCGGTATGCCAGTAAGACATTCTCTAGGTCGCCCTCTTCATGCAGCGATGAGTGTTTCACTGCACTCTCCATGGTGTAACCAGTGGGCAATCTCCTCGCGGATCTCCTCCATGTAGGCGGCTTTGCTGTAAATCAGAGTATCGCGATCGATGGATCGGTGAGACGTTTTCCTCAGCGAGATGCTGGGCAGTTTACCCAACCCACCACGGCAGCGGGTATAGTATTCTACGGTCAGACCGTTGCGGTCGATGATGTGGTGTACGAGATGTCCTTTTTGCACCACCTCCAGCATGAAGCTGTCACGCTTGGTGGGGTGAGGCTGTATGGCCACGGTGTCTTGGTACTGACAGCGCTGCAGCGATACTGCCAGCTTACGCAAATAACGAGTGACGTCGATGCGTACGGGTTTGCCTTGGTAGAGGACGATCATTTTAGGTTGATGACGTAGTGATGGAACCTTTGAGAGAAGACTTGCCAGCCATAGCCGCCACGCTTGCCGCGACCATTGCCTTTACCTTCTGTCCTCAAGCGAGTAAACGCCGCGAGGATGCTCAAAGGATTTCGATTGATTGCTCCTGTAGGGGTAACGAGTTCATTAAGGACGTGATCCTTTCCTACGAGTGTACAACGCTCACGCGTGAATGTATCCCACTGCTGATCAGTGAGTTCAGCTTGTGCGTAGATCAACGGACTGCCCAGTAGCTGCAAAGACAGCACACGGGTTTGTTTCTCATCTACCATATCCGCACTCCTATTGAAGCTGTCATAGACCCTCTGTCATGGCTAGAGGGTGGGGTGACCCTAGCCATGACAGAGATGATGACTATTAGCAATTACAGACGAGGCGTCACCACCCCGACTTGACCTTGATACTTCCCACCACGATCGGCGTAGCTGACTTCGCAAGGATGTTCACCTCGGAAGAACAGCACCTGAGCACAACCTTCATTGGCGTAGAATTTCACGGGAGAGGGCGATGAATTGCTGAATTCCAGCGTGATATGTCCCCCCCATCCAGGCTCTAGGGGTGTGACAAGGGTGTCAAGTGACGCTCGCGCGATGGTGCTCTTACCCACTACTACGGTGGTCACGTCAGGGGGGATCCTGAAATACTCCACTGAGCGAGTAAGCATAAAGCCATGTGGAGGGATGATGCAGTGATCACCTTCAACCGTCACAAAATTCTTATCATCGAAGTTCTTCGGATCGATCAGGGTCGTATTGACGTTGGTGAAGATCTTGAACTCCCCTGCTGCTCGGATATCATAGCCGTAGCTGCTGGTGCCGTAGCTGATGACTTTTTGACCATTAACCTCACGCACCTGAGAGGGCTCGTAGGGATTGATCATATCACGCTCTTTGCACAAGCGCACGATCTCGTTGTCATGGAGGATTCCAAACACCGATCCGCTGCGGCGGTCATTGTGATATAACACTCGATTGATGGGCGATACCATCTTCTCTGAACTACCACTTACGATACGGGTAGTGAGCTCTGTGGTGTTCACCCCCACGAAAGCTCGGTCGATGGGGATGTATGTGGAGGAGGTTTGACTCTCTTGCATGACTTTACTGTCCTTTGCTACTATTCTAGTCGACAATCGCGCTGTCTACCGTGTGGGTTGATTCACCTCCAGCCCACGGAAATGGGCCCAGTATTTCTTGCTGGGGTCTTTGGACTTATAGACCTCTACAGCGGCCATGCTCTCATAGAGCTTGGAGGGCATAAAGGTCACTTCGTCACCTCGACGGCGAGTGCAAGTCCACAGCATGCTGCACAGCTGATCTTTTTTCATCATCGCTTGGATGCCGTGATGCCCCAGCTGCACAGCCACCGTGTCGCCTCTGAATTCGGCTTCGAAGTGGATGTTGAAGTCTCGCATCTGTGCGAGTTCGTCGAGATTGTACTGATAACCTTCGATGGGTCCCATGTGTGTATGTTCTCCTGTAGTGCGGTAGCAGATTACACCATCTGAGTGGTTATGTGAGGGATGAAGATGTGACTGGCCGATTTGGCCGTGGCCATGTAGACGACCTTGCCGTCGAGGTCTTTACGCTTACGCACATCTACAAACGACAGGATCGATTCGTTGTTCTCAGCTCGGTACTTACAATGGATCTTGTTGAACAAGCCCACATATCGCCATCTCGTTATAGACAGGCCCGGTAAGAGCTGCCAGCGATCGATGCCCTCACGAGAAAAATCGATCGTGAGCTCATGGATGACGCCATCTTCATCCTTGTACTTGAACATGAGTGTCGCATACTCACTCAGATCGAATGAGCTCAGTTTTTGCATGGAGTAGCTGATTCCACGCCTGGGGTAGTTGAAATACATGATACACCTTAATTTTTCCGATCTTCGATCTTGACGTAAGTCTTGAATTCAAAACCGACTTCACTACCCTTGAGTTTTTCTGAGAGCAGTGGTGACTTCACGTAGAGCCGAAACTTGCCCGGATTGATCATAGGGGCAAAGCTCAGGCTATCACCCTCCTTGACATCGACATCGTAGTTGATGTCAGTGACCATCAGGGTGTCGCATACATCCTGATACTGCTGCAAGATGTCAGCCCCTCCGAGCAAATAGACCATCGGAGCTACGGTGTACATCATCACCAGAAATGTATGCAGGTCATAGATAGGGATAGCTCCATGACCCGGACAGTAGAGGTGGTCCTTGGTGAGAACGTAGTATGTACGACCACGTTTGTTGACCTTCATGGACTCGGGCAGTGACTCCCAAGTCTTTCTTCCCATGATGCAGTGATTGCCTTCAGTAGCCGATATGAACATCTTCATATCGGCTCTGAGCTTGATAGGGAGTTCCCCATTGACCCCCATGATTCGATCATTGCACTGGGAGTAGATGGCTGTAAGGGCTACACGTGTCATGATTACTTCTCCTTTTCGCAGAGTTAGTGAAATAAAGACCTTTGTTGAAATCTCAACTCAACTTGATGATATAGGTCTATATTTTTATCCAATGTACTCTATTAAAAAAAAAAAATAAAGACGTCAAAAAGGCAGGCTGAGGGAATTACCCCTCAGCCTGTCGTAAATGTCCCTTCGGGACCAGGAGAACCTCACAAGGAGGAAACCGTTTCACACACACACATGCACTTACTCACTACATCATGAGGTTCACGTGTATAATTTCAAATGATATCAGACTCATCACTGTCGCTAGGGTATCGCTCTCGATATCCTAGCGTCTGATCGTGTCGCTGGGCAGACTGCTTGGGGTAGAGACCTTTGTACTCTTTGGGTTTGGGAAACATATCGACGTCTGATGTCATCACAGCCAGCGCTAGCATGTCGGAAGATGAGTGCGCTTCTGGAGTGGGTCTAGCTCGAGCATAAGTGGAGTGAGTGGATTTCTCGTAGGGTTGGTCGTAGTGGATGTACTTGACGGACTTGACTAACTTAGCGTAGGAGCGATCTCCCCCACAATAGCGTCTGAGGCCGGCTACTTCACTGCCAGTTTGTTCGATGTACTCAGCTAAGACTTGCACGCCCACTTTGATGTTGGTGGCGATGTTGTAGGGGTCTTTACCTTTGAGTTTATCTCTGTGCCAGTAGGGGATGATCTGCATCAGACCTACTGCATTGTGATTGGACTTTGCTTTGGGGTTGTATCTGGACTCCACTCGCATGACTTTGAACACAGTCTGTGGGTTGACTCCATACTCTTGACTGTATTGGTGCACCAGATCGACGATTTGTTGAGCCTTGGTGGGGGAGACTGCGCCACGGCTTTCGTGCGTGATGAAGTTCGCATCAAAAGCCCAGCTGGCGGTGGGAGAGACTGCATTGAGCAACATGAAGATGATGAACAATGCGAAACGAAAGTACGACATGGTGGAACTCCTTCTCAGAAGGTGCGCCTCTTGCACTGGATCGATCGATCCAGTGCATCGGGAGCATTGGTGAGAAAGATATCTGCGTGTCGTAGCACGATGATCCCCCACGACCCGTGGAGTGCGCGCTCACAGATATCCTACAAGAATCCCCTGCACCTGCGCCTATAATCGGCGTGGTGTAGGGGGTAGACCCGCCATAACCCAGGTCTACAGTATGGGGGAGGGTTGTTATATTTACGCTGATATCTTGCGGGATTTACCGACTTGGTTTGGGTATATTTCCCTCTACGCACTACAGCGGCATCCTGTGACTGCTCGGCCGAGTGGTGTAATTAAAGAAAGTGTTCAGGTGAAGATTATGTTGTGGTCCCGTATCATCTATTTTCAACTGCAGCTGTGGGCAATGTTCATCAACCCGCTGTACATCCCACCCAAGATCAATAAGGTCTGAGACAAAGCACCACTACACTCTAGGAGGACATCACGTCCTCCTAGAGTGTAGTGGGCTATGTGCCGCATTTACTTGGGAACACCCTTGGCAGCACCTGCTTGGATGAGACGGTACAGCCTGCCGCCCTTATTGGTCAGTGCATTAAAACCCTCCTCCTGTCTGTGAATGACACGAGCCATGTAACCCTCTTCTACCAGGGTATCGCGGGACTGTTTAGATGGGATATCTCCGTCATACAGAGGTCCATATAGGAACGCCGCTTTGATGGTATCGATTTCACCACCACTGAGCCTCTGAGCCCGTTCGATGATCTGCTTGGCTTGAAACAGCTCAGTGCGAGTGCTAAGCTGAGGATCACAGTGCAGCACTTGCAAAAGTTCAGCATTCATTTCAAACTCTTTCTCTCCTCACTAGGGAGGTTAAATGGTTTCTTGTGAGCCAAGACCCAGTATTGACCTTCGATCAGTAGGGCTTTCTTGAGCCTAACTTCACCATCAGCACCACGCCAGCTATTGCCCCTGGCAGCACGCTCAGCTTCTTCCTTGGAGAGTCCGATACCCACCAATTTACCTTTTCCTTGGTCACTGACTGTGTTGGCGTAGTACGCCCAAACATCTACGATATCCATGACTCTTTCCTTTTTGCTAATTGACTGCAAAGCACACACCTAGGAGGAATCGATCCTCCTAGGTGTACCTATTGTTTATAGATTAGCCGCAGCTACCCGTGTAGCCGCAGGTATCACACTTCTCACAGCCATCTCGCTTGACCAGAGTCATGCTGTGGCATTCAGGGCACTTTTTGCCATTGACCAAAGCCTTCGGTACATCTTTCTTTTCAGTGACGGACTCAGTCACCTTTTGGACTGTTTGAGGCACACGCACTGCAGGGATATCGGCGTACTGTAGAGGCTCATAGGGGCGACGACTGGCCTGATTGACCATCAGCTCATCCACGCTGAGCATAGCGCCATCCTCGCCCAGATAACCATTGCGAATCAGCAGATCTTGGATGATCCAGGCGATGGCTGCAGTGTCACTGCTGTGGAAGATGGGCTTAGATTTACCATCTGCAGTGATGGTCTTACCACACTGGACTTGACCTCCAGCCCAGGTGATGTTGCGCATATCACTGAGCGCTTTGGCAAATTGAGCACCACCACGGGCCATCAAAGATAACATGCGCATGGAAGCAGTCACCCACTGAGGAGCACCATCGAGCTGAGACTGAGGAATGAAGAACTCCACAGGTCGATAGATGCTCACAGGCTGCCCTCGATGGATACCCGATACGCGTGCAAAGGATACGATCAGGTGCAGATTGTGGGAAACATAGTTCACCAGCATCTCTGTCTTGATCTTGATGGCTGGGAGATCCTGGTAAGGGAGCTTATTGAGCTCTAGAGTGCGTGGGTCGACATCATCAAGCGAAGATAGAATCTCAACCACCACATCCTGCTTTGGAGGAGTTACTTCTTCTTTCTTCTCCACTGGGGCAGTGAGGATACCGGGTCGCACTGGGTTGGGGCGATAAGTGGAGACACCTTTGAGACCACCCTTCCAGGCCTTCATGTAAATATCCTGAAAGTCTTCGAAAGGATAATCCTCAGGGCAATTGACGGTGTTATGGGAGACCACGCCATCGATAAGATAGTCGTGACTTTCCTCCACCTCAATGTCGTACACGTGAGCTTGACAACGCTCAATTGAGGTAATCTTGCGGTAAATAAACGGCTCTTGAGGGGAGTCTTCTCCCGTGAGATACTTTCTCACGGATTGCTCTCTGCTCACAGGTTGATTGCGAACTTCAATATTGCACATATATTTATAACCCTGACTATATGCAGAGAACATACCCCGGTTAACACCGAAGGGTAGTTTAATTAACTCATTCGGCTGCACGTGCTGGGTATTCTTGTGGTCTTGCAAACAACCCTCAAACCCATAGCACATGACCCCATATACGAGGTAGTCATAACCATTTACACGCTTGGTCATCCCTCGTGGGGCATACCCCAAAGCGTTGAGCAACGAGAAGCAATTGCCGGCAAGCTCTTTGGACCGCCCCATGTAAATTACAGTGGCTGAACTACCACCGGACAGGAAGTTTGCCCGGTATCCATCCAAGCTAACACCTGCCAAGAAAGCGCGCATTTCGTCTGGAGATCCCGACATCACCGCCTCAGGGGCATGCTTGTCAGCAGAGCGGTATCCGATCAGATTTTTGATCCAACGAACCACTGCCCTGGATGTAAATTGCCAATAATGCACACCGTTCCTGGGATCTATACGGTGCTTAATTTCGGCATTAAACAGCGTCTTGCAAAGGTCTGCAAAGAGAGCTCCTACTGATTGGTCATTCTTCGTTAAGGACACTAGACCTGCCTTCTCTTGCAGATGCCCATCTGCACAGATCATACCGAGAAACATCGCTAGTTCCGCAGACATCTTCTCCGGGATGGTGAAGTCCTTTGCATGACTTGCAAAGTCGATACCAGGTAGCTCTTTTCCACCTGGATAGTCCATACTCACATCGCGACGAATGCAAACATAGTCATGGTAATTGAGCTCACTCATCGGAGTCCACCCATATGGGGTCATGAGTTTATGAACTTCACTACCTTCAATTTCCTGCCCATTATCCAAGCGGATTTTAATGGTGGGTCGCACTCCACCGTAATAGTGCTTAGTGACCTTTCGCCACTGACCATCGGGACAGATGACCTTCAGATCAGCGATGGGTTCTGCAAATGTATCGGGATCTTCAGCCTCCCCAAGCTCTTCTACTTTCAGAAGACCTTGATTAGTCATGATGCGAGTACCTTCGGCCACACACTTGCTCAAGGCCGAGGACACATGCGGCTGAGTGGCAAACAAGATAGCCAGGTGAGCATCTACATCAATCTCTAAGGCTGTTACAAATGCATCTGGGAGAATCTCTTTGATCTTCTTACCAAGATATTCACTCTTACCTTCAGAAACGGCTTGAATAAAGCCAATGCAATACTCTTCAGATTCTTGCTTGGATAATACTTCCTTGATGTAAGTCTTGAAAGCATAGTCCATGACCTGATAGGTCTGGAATTGTCCATCGGGACCTATCTTGCGACGAGAATACACCCAGCTAAATGCAGGCTCGATTCCGTTACTGGCGTTATCAGCGAATGCCAGAGACACTGTTCCAGTAGGTGCAATTGACAATAAATGCGAATGGCGAATGCCTTTCTCGCGAATTGCGTCTTGGAGATGTTTAGGAAGACGCTGAATGAACGGCCCCGCCATAAACTTATCTACGTCGAACAGAGGGAAAGACCCCCGCTCGACAGCCAAATCAATCGAAGCTTCAAATGCGGCTTCATTCATCTGTTTAGCAATACTCCCAGCCAACAAAACAGCTCCGGCAGAGTCATATCGGATACCTAGCATAATCATTGCATCGCCAATGCCAGTATAGCCTACACCGATGCGACGCTTATTTGCAGCTTCGATACGCTGTTCATCCAAAGCCCACAGCGTGATATCAAGTACATTGTCCAGAATGCGAACCTGTGTCTTGACAGCCTGCACAAACCGATCCATATCGAAAGTAGCGTTTTCAGTGAAAGGATCTTTCACGAAACGGGGGAGAATCAGTGGACCGAGGTCGCAACAGCCGTATGGGGGGAGGGGCAACTCGCCGCATTGACCCGTAACCACTCCGTTAAAGATCACGCTATTGTGATCAGCTTGGGTGGTGTCATAAACGGCCTCATACCCAATAAATTCAATAGATTCAATCTCAGTCGTGTAGTCGAACTTCTGAGGATCGTTTACCTCTTCGTAGCGTCGACGAGCATACGCCTCATTTTCCGGATTATTCATCCCGACTCGATCCAGGTAGAGCCCTACTTGAGAACCCCGCATTTCAAGCTCATACCCACTACTTGTTTTCTCAATGCTGCTGAAGATTCCAAAGTTTGCCAGCAGCATTTGAATGGATTGCAGATGCTCTTTTTCAGTGCATTTGAAAACCAGAACAACTCCCGTATTCAGGAAATCAAATCTGAAGTCCCCATTAATGGAAAAAACGTGCTGAATGTACGTCTTGGTATCTTCCTGGCACAGGGAGAATGCTTCGTCGGGCACGCCGGCTGACAGATCACCGTACTGATTCATCAGCTCGGTTACCAGGGATTCATTTTGCAATGAATTAAATTGACCCATCTCAGATTGGACCAGGAAGCTATCGGAGATGGTCAGGTCTTTGAGCTTAATCTTACCGCGCTGAGTATAGAAGTCATGCCAATTGGTACCCTTCACGAAGTACCCGTCTTTGGAAGTGACTTTATAGACTGCGGCTCTCGATGACGTCATGAACGCTGGAACGGCGGGACGAGTAGTCACCCCAAACTCCTCAGAGTCCAGAGTGCGGTTATCTACAGTGACTATCAGATCACATTTAATATCGTAAAGATTCTTGATCTGCACCATCCCGTATTGCGTGTGTAGGCGAGTATCTCCCGTCACGCATGGATTGGTGGTCTTGATTTCTTCACAGTAGTAGACTGTATTTTCTCGATTGATTTTATCCAAGAAAAGAATGCCGGGTTCGGCATAGTCATATGTGGATTTGGTGATAGTATCAAACAGATCCCTTGCTTTTACGACCTGATAGACCCATAGCCCATCTTCGCGTTGATAGCATTCTTTTTGATATTTCGGGTGAGGTTGAGCCTTATGCTTAAGCTCCCAAATACCATCGTCTTGCACAGCTTGCATGAAGGCATCGGAACAAGCCACCGACACATTGAACCCAGACCAACGACCCGGCTCGCGCTTGGCTTGGACAAACTCATAGATGTCAGGGTGGTCAATATCCAGAGCACCTAATTGCGCACCCCGACGGTTTCCGGCACTTTCTACTGTCTTTCCAGCGATATCGAAGATATCGATAAAGCTACAAACGCCGGATGTGGTGGAAAGGGTTCCCTTGACCAACGATTTGCGTGGGCGAATGTTAGTGAAGTTATATCCGACCCCACCACCCTTGGACATAGTCTTGACTGCTTGAGCGACTGCTTGAATTATACCGGGGTGACCATCTTCATCGACGGGGTCAAACGTATCACCCACACCCTGACAAAAACAGTTCAGTAGGGCAGCCTGTACGTCAGTGCCGCATGCGGACATGATCCGACCAGCACCGACTCCGTAGTTCTGCAAGTGATGGTAGAAGATTTTCTCCCACTTGTCGCGATCTTGCGGCTTCTCAGCTTGAGCCAGTCCTTTGGCGACTCGAGCATAGACTTCATCGGCAGTGGTCTCACCATCCTTGCAGTACTTCTCGATGAGGACATCTTGAGAGATCTGTGCGGTTTGATCGAGCAGTTGTTGCAGTGTGATGGTTTGTTCGGTACTCATTGTAATGTTTCCTGCGTTTGTTGGTGACTATGTGACGACTTCACTTACTGACGATTGGGATTGCCACGTGTGATAGCTTTATCTCTATTTACCAGTTTGCTGGCAGTTTACAGTTACTGGGGGCGCCCTTGAACATCGGTGAGATATGGGAGTCGCCATAGCCGGCGCGACCGCATCCCACTGCAGTGACGTTGAACGTCAGGTGGGGGTTTTCTCGAGCGTACTTCAGGAAAGCCTGGACGTACTCGTTGATGCGCTCCAGAGTGAGCGTTTGGAGTTTCTCGTCTTTGGTGGGGATGGCGTAGGCATTACCAGTGCGCCCTACTCCCACGCCTGTCTTGGCCTTGTAGTGCTCTTTGGCGTATAGAGCAGCACCTGCCCCATGTCGACCTGCGAGATTGGAGCCAAAGACGAAGATTTCGTTAGACATAATGTTCCATGTTGGTTGAGTGTGTCTGTTGAATGAGGGTTCGTGAAGATAGGGCATAATACCCCTATAGGCCCCTATGGCGTCTAGAGCGCTTAGAGGGCCTATAGAGGGCTGTATGGACCTATGTGTGTAGGTAGATCAGTCCTATAAAACACGCTGCACTGATGAGCATGACTAGGACTACACCTGACTTAGAGTCGAGCTTGGTGCACACGATTAACCTACTGGTAGAATTTGAATTTCTGAGGTCATAGAGCCACTAATAGGCGATTAGAACACACGACTAGACTCAGGAAACATATATGCAATCTCATCATCCAAAACCTTTTGAATGTCTTTTTCGTCACGACACTTTAGGATGTTACACTTGAAAATTCTGAGATTATCATATGTCTCTTGCAGATTTCTATATGCCCTCACTTTACCGTTTATTTTGTACCAGTAAGGGAAGTGCTTTTTGATTTCAGCTATAAAATAGGAATATAGATCCTCATCCTCATACCTACCTTTTTCAAAGGGGCGAAGATCAATCTCTATCAAGTGAAAATCGGACTCGGTCGCCAATTTTCTCTTCTCTGAATCTAGGCGAATTCTTTTTCTAAACCCCTCTTCCCCGTTAAACAAACTGACCGGTCTGTAATGTTGAGGGCCATGTAGTTCAATAAGTATATTGCATCCAGATATTAAAATATCATACCTGTATGGGTGCAAAGGGATTTCAAACTCTGGCTCATAACTTACCTCAAAACTATCCAATAGGCTATAGATTTTCCGCTCTATTTTAGAAGCAGAGCATTTCGGACAACCCTGCCCGGTTAGGTGTTTACCTACCTCCTGAGTGAAAGTTCCATGATCCGGGCAGATTATCGCTACCTTATTATGTCGCCTAACTGTAAATTCATCGATATATTTATATTTTCCCTTATGCAGCTCCATGGCCCTTTTCTCAAAGTCATGGAAAGTATGGCGCTTCAGACCAACACAGGCCGGACACCCATGGCCACGTACATGGTTAGTTGCATATTGAGTAAAATCCCCATGTTCGGGGCAAGTTACTGTAACCAGTTTATTGTCTCCGTAATACACAGTTTTATCATAGTTGTACTTATTTTCACCATGGCATTTTTTAGCATTGTTAACAAACATTTCGGTAGTAAGCCTCGTTCGTTTTAAATGGCACTCTTTACAAATCTGCCCTTTTAGGTGAGCATCCGCCCTCTGATAAAACACCCCATGTTCTTTACAGACAATAGGGACCTTATACTTCCAGGAAGAAAACTCTTCTGGAATCAAACTGTAATCGTACTGGGTTTCCCTTTGAGGAAATTTATCAAATAAATTCTTTAAGAAGTCGACTTTCTTCATGGCTGTTGATCAAAGTTCATTACTTTGATACGTTACCTTTGATAAAAGCATTATGTTGATAATCCGAAAGCTCGAAGTTATCTGGTTCAACCAAGAAAAAATTCTCAGGGGTTGGGTCGATATTTTTAAACTGAGATAACGGTGCAGTGAAAGATGACTTTGTCATCTGCTCAGCTATCTGTGGAAGATGATCTTTGTAGATGTGTGCATCCGCTATGGAAATAATCAATTCACCGGGAACGAATCCATAACACGCAGATATCCACATCAGTAAAAAGGAATACCCTACGCAATTGAAGGGGTGCCCAAGGAATAGGTCATTACTTCTAATGGAGAGGTGTAAGTCCAGTACTTTGAAATGACCATGTTCATCAGTGGCTCTTTTCAAATAAGGGCTATTATTCTTTCCTATGTCATTTTTCTGACCGGGCTTTGCGATCAGCTGAAAAGCATGATGACAGGGCGCCAAAGAGAATAATCCATTTTTTGGATTATCTGTTGGATCGGTGTCTTCCGGAGGGAGGAATTGAGGATTCCATGCGCTGATGAGCAACCTCCTGGAGAAGGGGTTGTTTCTCAGTTCTGTTAATCGGTCATTGAGCTGATTTATTGATCCACCTTCCCCCCCACTACAGATCCAATTGACCCACTGACGACCATATAGATCCCCAATTGACCCAGTGTCCGGATCAGCAAATTTATCCCAAACTTTGGTTCCCATAAGGTTAAATTGTTTTACGTTGGTGTACCCCCGCATAAAACAAATCATTTCAGCGATAGCCGATCTGTAGAGAACCTGCTTTGTTGTAAGGATCGGGAACCCCTCCTTACAACTATACCTAACCGTATAACCGTGATAGGATATTGTCCCAGTACCTGTACGATCTGCTTTTATTCTCCCTTCTGAGAGAACCTCGTTTATCAGACCGGCATATGCAGAATCCGCTTGATTTTGTAGAAAAACGGTGGTCATTATTTATCCCCTTATTAATGAACCATCAAAATCTCAGTACTCGAACCCGTCTCGTCTGCAAACTTATCCCAGACATGGACATTACGGGCATGGTAGTCCGACAGATGAGTCTGCGCATTCAAGAAACACAGCATCTCATTGATGGCTGTCTTGGCATGGACTTTCTTGCTGGTGAACAAGGGGATGGAGTCACGCAAATCATACGTGATGGATTGACCATGCAAGGAGCGAGTACCTGTTCCTGTGCGATCATCCTTATTCACACCTTCGCTCAAGATGCGTCGCAAGAGATTACGGTATCCAATTTCATTGGTCTTTTGACTGGACTGAGGGATGTAGGTCTCAGCAAAAGTGAGGATATCACGGCGGATTCGGTCAGTGAACATGCTTTTCTCGGATGTAGTTTTGGATGCGGTTGATGTATTCCAACTTCATCTTCCGGACCGCTTCATTACTCTCGGCGGTGGTGTCGAATAATGGCAATTCCTCTTGCGTGTCCGTATAACGCAGCCTCAGGGCATGGCTGAGCTCCATGAAATCATGTCGAGCTTGAAACTGCTCTCGGCTCCCACATAAACAGATGATCGAATTGCGATCGTTCGTATCGACGACCACACGCAGCCCGATATCGTGAGCCAGATCCGACAACACGCAAAGGTCAATATCCAAAATACTGTTTTCGACCTTGCACACTGCTACTCGATCGTATCCGAGAGCATTGGTGATGTGAGCGCAAGTCGCGCCTTTGAAATACGTCAAGATGTTTGAGAAATTCATTTCACCAGACTCCTTTACCACGTGGGTAGATGGCTTTCAGGACATTCAGACGGATGCTGTAGTAACAGCCGATGTTGTCTTGACGCGACAGTAATCGCAGCAGCAGCTCATCGGCAGTCAAGTCTTGAAATTCACTGCGCTGCTTTTCTTTGATCTGAGCGAGTACTTCTTTGAGCTGATGACTCTCTCGATCGGTGTACATATCCGCATCGAGTAACTCGTCGATGTGATTACACACTCCTTGAGTGTGAAATTTGGGATGGTCATACATCTCGATGATGCGATCGACGAGATAGCCATCGAGCTGAATCACCTGGTTTTGTTCGTTTGACATGACTGAGTTCCTCTTCTATAAGAGTGGAGATTTCGGTAACTTTTCATCTTGAGGCAGCATAAGCCACCTGACGCACCAAAGGGATCAACCCTCGGTGCGTCAGGTACTTCTTTGGCTTATACCCATGTATCAGCAAAATAGGTGCTAAGTGCATGGGAAGTCGTGTATCACTCACAGCTCAAGTGAAGAAGGGTAAGGGTATGGGGGCGAGCGCGTCACGAGGGACGTCTGTCGCCTAGGAGTTCCCTATCCTTGAGCGGGAATGCACGACACGAGATGGGGTGTGCGGGTCTGGACCTCGTGAGTCAGAGTCAAATAACGACTCGACGCTCACACCACTTACACTCTCGCATACTATTAGTGAAAAAGTGATAAAAACTCATCTTCACTCAGTACAGGTATCCCTAGAGCTGTGGCTTTATTGAGCTTATCCCCAGCATGCTCTCCTGCTACGAGATAATCAACCTTATTAGATACTGTACCACTGACCTTACCACCATGGAGCTTGACGGTCTTGATGAAGACGTCTCTGGTCATCGTAGGTAATGTGCCTGTGGTGACGAATGTCTTACCGGTGAGTGCACCTTCGGTTAAGGAAGTATTGAGCCAAGATACTCCTGCATCTAGACACCGAATGATATTTTTGATGTGTTCATCCTGAGTGAAGTAGTCGCACACCAGCTTAGCGGTGATAGGGCCTATACCGGGGATATTCAACAAGTCACTCTCCTTACAGGAGATCAGTGCATCGAGCTGAGGATAGGCATTAGCCAGGACTTGAGCGGTCTCCTCACCTACTGAGGGGATGCCTAGAGCGTACAAAAAGTTCTCATACGTGGTGGACTTGGCTTTGTCGATAGATGCTAGGATGGTAGAGGCCACCAGAGGGGAGATACCCGCACTCATGAGGGATTCTTGAGTGAGGTAGAATACATCGCTGGATCGTTTAACCAGATCTTTACTCACTAGGAGTTCTGCGATCTTATCGCCGATACCTTGGATATCCATCATGCGTCTGGAGCAAAAATGAATGAGTGACTCCACACGTTGAGCCCGACAGGCCATGCCCGCAGTGCATCTCCAATCGGCCCCTACTTTGACGATAGGGGATTGGCAGGAGGGGCATACTCCGTTGAGCTTGTCGTAGATGGAGTATTGACTGGGCTGCGATTCATCTTCTTTGACACTGGCGATGATCTCGGGGATGACGTCACCTGCTCGTCTGACCACCACTGTGTCACCTATGGCTAGGTTGGTGCGTCTGATCTCATCTTCGTTGTGTAGATTCACACTGGAGACGATGACCCCACCCACAGCCACGGGTTCGATCTTACCTACTGGGGTGATACGCCCGGTGCGGCCCACTTGCAGATCGATCTCTTTGAGACGCGTGAGCTTCTCAGCGGGAGCGAACTTGTGAGCGATCGCCCACTTGGGCTCTCGTGAGTTGTAGCCGAGTGTGTCTTGCAGTGATCGGTCGTTGACCTTGTATACTACGCCATCGATTTCGAAATCCAAATCGTCTCGTTTTTGGTTGACCAACTCATGCCACTTACAGAGCATGAGGGGGTCACTGACGACTTGACGATTGGTGGGGCGAAAGCCCCAAGCAACGAGCGTGTCGAGTAACTCAGACTGCTTAGCAGGTGGTATGTAGCCCACACACTCACCTAGCGCGTAAGCAAAGATCTGTAGATTGGCTGAGCTCAGCAGTGCATCGTCACTACGACGGATGAGTCCAGCTACTGCGTTGCGGGCATTGGCATAGAGTTTGATGCCTTTGACACCTTTGTCGATGCGCTGCTGCTGACGCTCGTTGAGTGCATCGAAATCTTGCTTGAGGAAGATACACTCTGCACGGATCTCTACGAGCTCAGCAGGACTCTCCCACAGCAGAGTCTTTGGGAAACTCGTCAGTGAGGCGATGTTGGCTGTGACATCTTCCCCGATGTAGCCATCACCTCGTAGGTTAGCTGAGGTGAAGTGTCCATGACGATAGCGTAAGTTTACACTCATGCCATCGTACTTGAGCTCACAGCAGTACTCTACAGGCTCAGTCACTTGCAGCAGATCTTTGATGTAGGCGTCGAATGCCGCAGCGCTGGAGCTCTCACAGTCGGTGTGAGTCTTGATGCTGAGCATCGGTGTGGACATCTGGATGCTCTTGGATCCCTCCTGCATCGAGGAGCCTACTTTCTTAGTGGGGGAGTCTGTCTGAGCCCACTGGGGGTAGCGCTCTTCGAGCTCCTGGAGCTTGAGGTATTTAGCATCGTAGACATCATCGGGCACGAGCGATACTCCGAGGATGTGATACATGTGACACAGTCGCTTGAGCTCGGCTGTGAGCTCCTTGAGGATCTTCTCAGTAGGATGCATGGGGCAGTACCTGGATGTATGCGCAGATGACCCTACGCAGCCCATAGAGCTGCGTAGGGGGCACTGTGGCGCTTCACCTTAGGGTTTATACCACAGAGGAGAGATCATCCCTTTGAGGCGCTCACTCAGGGCCATAGCCACAGGTCGGATACCGTGCTCAAACCCCACACCGGTATACCAAGACGCGCTCAGTAAGACGATAGCAGCCATCACCACTGGGATGGCCATAGACAGTATCCAATACAGGGCATTGATGAATCCTACTTTGAGGATAGTGGTCATGGACATGGTACTTTCTTCCTTTCGTGTGTGTGTGAGTACTTAAGGGTTTTGCTTTGCAAGTGAAGGGTCTTCTGAGGGGACTTCTTCCTCCTCTTTATATGGAGCGATATCAGCTTTGATCTGAGTGATGTAGTTAGCGATCTCATTGGGGTAGATCTCTCGCTTACCATACTCAGATGTCTTGGCTAATTCTTCGATGACTTGGCCGATCAGGATGGATAGGTTATCACCCCGTTGACGGGATTTCCTCTTATCGTACCCGATCAAGCACTCTCCCATGAAATGCTCAAGGTTGGCTTGATTAGGCGCTGTGCGAGTGTTGAGTCGCTCAAAACCCCATCCCAGCTCCATCAAAGCACCTCGCATAAACTTACACCCGTATTGAAGCTCCGATGTGGTATAGGAGACATCAGTGAGGGCTAAAAGGATCGCTTGACAATCGGCATAAGCGCTCAATGTCACACAGCAAGCATGTATAACTTCATAGTCTCTGGGGATAGTACTATTTAAAAACTTCTCTTTATGGAGTCTGAGCACATTCTTGCAGACTCTGTACAGATGGTAGAGTAAATATAAAAAGAAGATGACATAGATAGCCAGGGCGATGTATGCGGGTTGCATGGGTGACTCCATCAATATAAGTGTGTGTGTGTTTCACCTAAAAAGTAAATGACATCGCTGCTGTAGTGAGGGATATCTCCTCACTACAGCAGCGTACATTCACTTAGATGCTTATGTCTGCGACATTTTTACCAGGTAGTGCTTCATGATGGGATTGGTGATGATCTTGGGTGTGGGTAGGGTGTGGTAGGTGACATCGACTTGGATGACCATCATCAGACCCGGCATGCGCGCTTTCACGATCAGTGGGTAGGTGGCCACATCACCTTCACAGATGGACATCCGTGACGAGGAGATTAAGACATCCATCGCATCGTACATGCGCAATTCATAAGCTCTCCAGCGATCTCCTTCGGTAGACATCTCTAGCTTTACAGCAGGTATCTGGATGGCATAGTGAGGCCCAAGATTTAACTTGTAAGCCAGCCACTGGGGCAATCCAGAAAGACTCGCGTACTGACTAGAGAGATCGGGC